ATAAGGAATTCCGTATTCCGTATAGTAAAGGTGGGCGTATTATCGATGATGTAGTTTCTGCATCCCAGGGTGAAAGAGCCATTATCTCAATAGCATTATCATTTGCTCTGATGATGAAGAGCTCTTCTAAATATAACATCCCGTTACTTGACGAAGTCGATGGTCCAATTCATAATGTAAGCCGTCGCTCATTATTACTCATCTTCTCTCAGTACTTTAAGAAGATTAATGCCGAGCAAGCATTCTTCATTACCCATAACGACATCTTTGAAGGCTACCCGGTAGATATCATTACAACATCTGCCGACGAACACCTCATTAATAGGCACGGAAAGATAATCGTTCTTTCATGACACTAAATCTACATTAATGAGGTGAATTCCAATGCTTAACGTAATGGCTGTAGATGATAACACATATTGGAATATCGTATTCGACTATGTGCTGTCCTCATCAACAACTATCCGCTCTCTTGCTGAGGATTACGGTATCGGTGCAACTACCGTACGCGTTTACCTTCACAAGACTGCAGAGATAGACCCATCTATCCATAAGATGGTATGTATCAAAGCAACTCTCAATCAGAGATTTGAAACTCAGGGCACATACGCTGCCGATGATGCGGTTATTAAACATCTGAGGGCAGTACAGAAGAAACTCAATGCTCGAAAGACAACACCTCCCAATATGTCGGATTACCTTTGGAAGGGATATAAGGGTACACTGTTCGATGTACTCGGAGGTCTCTTTAAAGGTAAACGCAAGAAGTCAACATGATAAATTACCCCTAACCATCACTCGGGTTAGGGGTAATTTTAGTCTTTTAAAAGGCATTGGAAAGTATATATCATTACGTTGCAAGCGGGGATACATAAGCCCCAGAATAAACCAAATTAAATTTAGGAGGAAATGCTTTATGGCAAAGAAGACAAACAAGAAAAAGGAATGTGCAATCATCAGAGGATCAATCAACGGTGAACTCATCGCCAACTACCGTACGGACTATGGCAATGGTGTAATGACACCAGTGTACACCATAATCACTGAGGCGAAATACCTCAAGGCTTCAGACGGACTCCGCGGTCACATGACTGCCGCTGTTACTACGGATACAATCAACATCTGTCATGATGGTGATGTAGTAACTGTACCTAGCGGTGCAGTGATCATCATCATGGGTAAGAAATCACAGAACTGTTTCCGTTACAGTAAGAAGGCCCGTGTCATTATCAATCGCTACGAGGCTGCGAAGGCATACTTCTATGCTAATGAACACAACTTCATGACCGCAAACCTCGACGCGGAGGAATTCGCTATCCGCTACCTGGCTGAATCTACAGCGGAGAAGAAGATGCTTGCAATCACAGTCTTCAATGTGCTTGCAAAGCATGACAAGATTTCTAGAAATCTTGAGATGAAATATTTCAAGGGTGTCAGAAAGGCACTCAGAAACATCGACATCGAGGACGAAGGAATCGAACTCGAAGATAGTTTCGAAGAAGTATTCGACGAACTCGCGGCTATCACAACCTGATAGTTCATCACATGGCGGCGGGGTGTTGACCCCACCTCACCGCCAATTTTTTGAGGAGGTTGAAAGCTATGAACAAGACCGAATTGTTCTATAAACTTCAGTCGTATGCCTTGGAGCAAAGGGAGATGAGACTCCCACATAAAGCCGCGAAGATTGCGGTAGTTGGTACTTACGATATGAACTCACGAAAGTTTGAGGAATTTGATATTGTAGTAACCGATACATTTCAGATGGAGAACTATCGTCTGAAAGAATATGAGAGAACTCATCCATATCAAAAGAAGATAATTCTCTTCGAGCTTATACCTAATATAGTAGGTAGAAGAATCCTCAGAGAGAACTATCCACTATACGATTATCCGAACATGTCCTGGAAGCTGAAGTGTATTGCTCCAGATAGATGGGCATGGATGATTGCTTTAGCATCAGCAAAGACCAAGTTTGCAAGATGTCTTAAAAAGCATGGCATTAATGGTATCACTCCTTCTACTGAAGGGGAGATGTATGTATTAGAATCCATCCTCGATTACACATCGGGGGTTGATATAATAAGATCATAATGGAGGAATGAACAAATGAAGATCGAATCTTTCATCACATTGACAGACAAGGAAAGACGCAAGATTGACCTGAGAGTTGGAGATAACCTGGTTATAAACAAGGAAGGTCATCTCCTTTATAACATGGAACGCACCGTTCCAGTCATTGTTAAGGAGGTCGGTTGTATCGGGTTCGCAAGAATCAATAGTGTTACTCTGCTTGCATCAGGTAACACTAAAATCGATCTGACACTCGAAGGAGTATCAAAGCGTTCTGCTGAGGCAGCTTACATCTGCTATCAGAATGCTATTGGCGGTGCAGACGGCGACGATGAGGAAATGATTCCTGGGGTATATCGCTCTAGAACCCAGGATAATGAAAGACCGAAGGCACCAACTAAGAAGGACCTTCCAGACTTTCTGAAGTAACTACAGATATGGGCAGGTGGGAAGAATCCCACCTGCTCTCATTTGTTTTTTTTTTGTCCTTTTGAGTCACAATCGTGACAACTTCATAAGTTTAACAGAAGGAGGAAGATAATATGATTAAACTCAATGACAAGGAGGCAGGTTTCTAATGGCTACATTTACTAAGATTAAAGATGGTAACGTGGTTGTAGAAGCCGATAGACTGGAACTTTATATTCCAAAGATTCTCTTCTCACCAGATAGAATCGATAAAGATATCGAGCATTCTGCAGTAGCTACATCCGTCGGTGAATCTTTCAAGATTATCGCACTCGTTAATGCTAGAGTAGCGATGACACCTGAAGATAAGATTGAAGATTCCAAACTGTATACATTAAACTACCCCCAGCTCATTATTACCAATCCTTCGGGTTCTGAATCTAGGAAGATTGCATTATATCCTGGCGAAGAACCGGAGGAATTTATCGTCCTTAAATATACCACAGGAGATATTCTTATGCCACTCCAGTGCCCACAGAATATCGATAACTGCACTAAGTTTCTTAACATTCTGGTACGCGGCCAGATTCCTCGTACTATTAAGTATGAAGATATTTTCAAGGCGTGGAAGATGAATCTGGAAATCAATGGATGTAGTCCAGGAGTTCCGGATGCTTATCTCCAGTGTATTATCAGCGAACTTTATCGTGATAGACAGAATCCTCGTCAGCCGTTCCGTTTGAAATATGGCAAGGATATGTCTAAGAATAACTATGAGCCGTATAATATCCGAAGCGTAGTATCTGTTTCGTCTGTATTCTCTTCCCAGATATTCGAGCATATGTCTCGTATGATGACCACCTCTGTCAATATTAGTAGACGTGGTCTTGAGCAAAACCGTTCACCAATCGAGGCGGTTCTCTGGATGTAATGGTAATCACCCTCTACAGGTGAAGACGAACAGTTATTTAAAATATCCAATCTACGTACTCTGGTACGCTATTATTAGGGTATGAAAATTTATTACTATAAAAGGAGGAATTAATATGGCAAATATAGCTACAATTACTTCAGTTACACTGCCAGGTCATCTCTATCCACATATAGAGACCCGTATCAATGACAATTCTGTCAGAAGATATACGACCGATACATCAGGTAACTATAAGTTTTTGGCTGTAGGCCTCTCCCCAAAGGGTGAAGACGGTAAGATTATTACCATTGAACATGGTATTGATGAATACGACGATCGCTTTGGTCACGGTCCTTGCTCCAAGTATGGTCAGGCTCACCTTAACACAAGAGCCGCTGCGTCCACAGGTCTTGTAACCCTCCAGGTTCTTCGACTCACAGCTAAAGATGCTATGTATGCAAACGCACACATTTACATCTGCTATAAGCAGGTTGGTAAGAAATTGTACATTCGTTTCATCACTAAGCATTCTACCGATCTTCGTGATCTTAACCAGCTCAAGAATCTCGCTCCGAAAGTTGAAGATGTTCTTGAAGAGTGTAAGGCTATCGGCGATGATACAATTTACGCCATCCAAACTCTGGAATTGCCCGATGAACCTGTAGTAAATGAAGAGTGGCAGGTTATGCACTTTATGTCATTCGCATATAAGGGTAGAGGCGAATGTGGTAACAACTTCTCTGTTCGTATTTCCAACCACAGTCGTGCCGACAAGACATCCAAGTATAAGAATTACTACATTGATATCTATGAGGGTACAAAACAGGTTGAGCAGTACAGATGTACGCTTCATCCTGATGCTATTGTAGGTTCAACTTCTCTCTTCATGGAGAACGTGATTAATACATACGGTGGATCTGAAGGTTCTAACCTCATTGACATGTATGTAAACACATCCGTACTTGATACCATTTTCACTAAGTATCAGCAGTACATCGATAAGGAAACAGCCTTGACAACATATACGTTTGACCCAATCCTCGGTATCTCTAAGGAAGCTGCTAAGCCATTCACCGTTACAAGTGCAGAGGGTGATGTTGGTATTACTGGATATGAGATTCATTCTTCGAGTCCATTCCACTTCGATGACCCTTACGGTATTAAACTCGCCGGAGGTACTGACGGTGCATTCGATATGACTAACCCTGACAGACAGGCAGCTATTGATGCACAGTTTATCGAGGCATTCAAGGGTAATATCGATAGAAATATCCTTTCTAAGTATCGTTGTCCTCTGGATTATGCATGTGATGCAGACTTCAGCACTAAAGTTAAGGAGGCTCTTGCCGGTCTCGTTACTGGTGATCCTGGCGCTGGTAGAACTCAGGACTTCAGAATTTACTTCGACCTCGGTACTGACCTCCAGTCACGTGAAAACGTATATAATGATACCATACCATATGATAATATCATTAACACGTGGACAATGTCTATCGACGGATATATGGGTAAGATTAAGGACCCATATAACAAGAAGGTTATTACAGTATCTTCTACATATCACCTTGCTCAGGCTCTTCCTAAACACTGGAACGGCTATGGCGGTTATCATATTCCATATGCTAACTCCAAGTATGGTGTAATTGACTCATTCCTTCCTAATACTGTCTTCCCAGTGTTCGACGACAGTATCGATCAGGATATCCTCGACAAGCTCGTTGACGCTCACGTAAACTATGCAGCAATCGACCCTAAGGGTAATGTAATGCGTGCTACACAGACAACCAGATACTCTGGTCTTGTTGGTGATAATCAGTTTGCTGAATCCGACGACTATGTTGTATCCAACCTCTCCGAAGAAAATAATGCTCTCATCGCTCTTGCTATCAAGAAGGACGTTGAAAAGCTTATTTGTACATATCTGTACAACTTCAATGAGACATCCGATATCAATACATTCAACAGAGATACTGCGAACCTCACATCTAAGTATGCTGCGGCTCAGGTACGTTCTATCACAGCTCGTTTCGACAGAACCGAAGCTGAAGCAGAGCTTGGTGTACTCCACCTCTACATTGCTATCCAGAACAAGCCTCTTATCAAGTATCTCCAGGTGGATATCGACGTTAACCGTCTTGATATTTAAGGGAAGGAGGAAATTGAATTATGGCAGATAATACAACTACAGGCTCCCTCAGCAACTATGGTACAAGACTTCAGTCCGCTTCCATAACTGAGGCTGATAAGGCCATCAAGAAGAATGATAAAAACTATAACAAGTTCTCTTACTTCATTCAGGGTATTGACGTTACACAGAAGAACCTCGACTCCATGACTCCTTACGTTCCTGGTATTTCGAGACTCTTCATGCACACAGTACCAAAGTTCATGGACCTTCAGTTTAAGAGCCTTACATCTAACTTTAAGTCCTACATTGAAACAGGTTACAAGTCTGTAACAGGTATCGGCGACGTGTCTGCTGACGTAATCACTCTCGAAGGTGGTTGGGCAGCTCAGTCATTCTCCAATATCTCCGCAGTAAAGGATGATACTGATGAAATCACTATCACACTTTACGAACAGTCTGGTTCTCCTGTACGTGAGTTCATCGAAACCTGGATGACAGGTATGCGTGACCCACAGTCCGGTGTTGCACACTATCATGGTGCTCTTGACAACACTGAGAATTCCCTCACAGTTGATTACGGTGAAAAGTATCACACATGTGAGTTCATCTACATGGACCTCGACCCTACAGCAAGATATATCGAATATGCTTGTCTCTTCGCACACTGCTTCCCAACAAGAATCTCTAAGTCCCACCTCAACTACGAGTCTGGTTCTAGAGGTGAAGTTGCACTTGATATTCCTTTCAAGGTTACCAAGTATGAAGGTAGATATGTAAACGACCTCGCTTACTACTATCTCTCCAAGCAGAAGCTCAGATACAACTACCTCGACTTCAAGGTTCTCGATGCTGAAGGCACTGCAAATCCTGCAGATGCTATCAACTACCAGCTCGACCTTCAGGGTGTTGACGGTACAGGTAACTGATAAATTATCCCCAGTAACTCCGTAGAGTTACTGGGGATTTTTAGTGTCTTTTCAAATACTATTGCAAAGCATATATCATTATAAGGCTGGTAGTAGTAGGAATTACCAGTAGGACTTTAAAAATCAAAGGAGGACTGCCATATGGCAAACAAGATTGACAGTAGCAATCGCGAACTGATTAAAGAAATGATTGCTAGAGGGTCATCTAACGCTGACATCTCTAAAATGACCGGCGTACTTAAAACTGACATTGAAGCATTTAGACAACATCCTGAGAAATTCTCAAGGAAGAAGTCTCTGGAAGAATCAATTAGGACTATGTATCCAACAATGCCTGGTTACAAAGTCATTGAAAGCAATGCCAAGAAGGACGAACAAGACGAACCGAAAGTCATACCAGAAATTAGTGAGGGTGAAACTGTACATGAATCGGTTAGTGATACGACTGATAACGAAGTAGTCGATTTATTAGATTCGGAACCAGTAATAGATACCAAGTCACCAAATGATGAATCAAAATCTGAGGTAATAAATACCGATACACCCAAGCGGATCATTAGCAAACGCCCAACTAAATTATCAGCGGATAATGTCGAAGTAATCGTGCAGAGACTTCTCGCTAATAATAGTATCACTAGCATCGCTACTGATTTCGGCGTAGATCCTATGACTATATCGAATATCAGGTATGGTAAAACATGGAAACATGTGGTAGGAGATAGATTAGCTCATCTACCTCCGGCTAGTAAACGCGGTGGAAAAGTTGTTAAACTTCCATTGGATAAGTATATTGATATGATTGCTAATGATATACTTAAAGGATATCCAGTAGATGAAATTGCAAAGAAGTACAGAGTTACTGGTTGTGCAGTCAGAGCATGGATATCTGGAGCCAGCAGAGCAGACGACTTTAAAGCTTATGATTTCAGTAGCTATACCCCAAATTATGATCTGGTCGTTTCGGATGATGAAATTATCCCTGATTACCCTCCTGCAAATAATAAGGGTATTAAAAAGCCGAAAAACTACCCATATAAAACTGAGATACCGGTAGCAAACCCTTATGACAAAAAGGCTGGTGCTGTGCATGATGTATCCGAACCAGATAATACTCAACCGGCTAGTGATGAGTCGATACCAGTATCCAGTCCACTTATAACAGTTGAGCGAACTGATGATCATATCAATGTTGCTCTAAACGTTAAGCTCAACTGTACTATTACGTTCAATGATAATGCAATTGATATAGAATGGAGGTAATTATTATGACAAGAAAAGACAGACTCGAGATACAGGAAATATTGCGTGCAGTATACGAACGAGCATCTGCAGCTGAACCAGAAACCGCGGATTATACATATCCACGATTTATTGAGAACGTAATGCCGACCCCAGAGAATTATCTCGTTACGGACACCATTGTATATTTATTCAGAAGGTTGTCAGAATGCACGGACATAAATGTATTATTGTATGATGAGTTGACAGAATTACCACGTCTCGCATATTATGAGGGTAAAGGTATCCAGACCGTTAAGGATTTACCCGCATTATATTTCCCAGTACATATAAACGATGATAATGATATTATGTGTATCGGTCTTCGTACAGGATCAAAGGGAATACTGGGGGTATATATGTATGAAATAAACGCGATGCGTATATCTACCGAGGAAAAGATGCTCGAAGTATTCGGCTCTCATCCATATGTCTTTGGTATGATGCCGCCAAAGATGATGTTCGATGTATGTGATATCTTCAAAACAATCGGCAGTTTTATATAATGTAAAGGAGAAATATTATGGATAGACACGAAGTTATAAAAATGATCAATAAGATATGTGACATCCGTAGTGACGTTGCATTGATTGGTAAAGATGTTGAATATTCTGATGGCGTTCGCGACCTCGGAATGTTTGATATTCATGATACTATATCGTCAAATGGTATCAGCTATAAGATTAAAGAAATAATGGACTATCTTTCTGAAATATCAAGATTTAAAGTATCATTGGTGAGTGATGCTGAATTCGACAAAGGTCCTCTGATAGCTTATTCACTTAACAACTTTAAGTCGAAGAATCAATTTACCCCCGCGTTATACTTTCCAATAGGATTGACCGAGTGTCCTGTTGGTGTTGATACTATCGTTCTTAAAACTGAGGGTAGATGTATATTACGTATATACGAACATATAATCCCGGCATCACATTTAGGAAGCAGTGAACTGATAATGAAGTATACCGCACAGCGACCTCATATATTCGGCATAATGGACTCATTCGTGTCATGTGATGTATGTGAGATATTCAGAACGATTGGAGGTTTTATATAAATGGCTAAGATGGGAAAGCGTGCCCAACAAGTCAAATATCAGCTTAATGAAGAACGTAAGCAGAAAGCCCGCGAAGAATATATCAAATCCCTCTCTCCCGAAGAGAGGGAAGAATTCTTCCGAGAGGAAGAAGAGAAAAGTAAGAAGGCCTGGAATTCATTAATGGGTCTTATGACGTTATCAACCGCTATGACAAACGGTGGATATAATAAAGGAGGAAATAATAATGGGTAAAATCGCACTTATCTTTCACCATACTGATAATGATGGTTATGGTGCAGCAAAAGTATGTCTCAACAAATGCAGAGCTTTAGGTTATGATGACAAAGATATCAACTGTATCTACGTCACACTGAATGGTGGTCAGATTGATCTAATCGAGCACATGATCCGTTCATATAATACCGACGAAAATGAAATCGGTCATATCTTTATCGTTGACCTCAGTATCCCGACAGCCGAAGATATTATTCGTCTTGGTGAGGTTATCCGCGAAGTTAACTTCGACATCGACACGACTTGGATTGATCATCATAAGACATCAGTTGATGCATATATGAAGTTATTTGATGGTATTGACTACAACGGTATCCATTATAACAAGGCATTATTTCAGCATGTAATACTGGATACAAATGTATCTGCTGCTAAACTTGCTTGGCAGGCACTGATCAGTACAGACGTACCACAGGTACTTGAGCTCATATCAGACCACGATATTTTCGCTCATGAACTTGAAGGTTCCCTCGAATTCTTCAATGGTTCGGGACTCTTCCCACTGCATGATATCAAGGACCCTCTGTGGGATGATCTGATTGCAGATGGAACCATCTGGGGTGAACATATCGACCAGATTGTATCTGCCGGTGATATTATCGGTCAGTACATCAATGGCTCAATATGTCCTATGATCGGTCGCAATATGCAGATAATCAAAGTAGCGCTGGAATCTGAAGCCGAAAGATTTTACTTCCACAATTGTGCAGTTATCAACTCCAGTTGGGGTAATAGTGCACTGTTCGGTAAGAATGGCGAGGGATATAAAGACTTTGATCTGTGCATCAAGTACTTCCAGAATAAGAATGGTGATTATACATATACCATATATTCTGATAAGTATGACATTACACCGATATGTAAATTCTTCGGTGGTGGTGGACATCCAGGCGCCGGTGGATTTACATTAAATCGTAACATCATGGATGACGTATATACAAATAAAGAACTCAACGGTACGGCTTATATGACAATAACCGGCCTCGAGTCAGATGTAATATATATGTATCTGAAAAGGCAGACAGAAATTGATACGGAGTGGCAGGAAAATGCACATGAAGCAATAGCTATGAATTGATTAGATTATCCCGAGATATCGTGTTGATATCTCGGGATTTAAAGTATGTATGGATAAGATAAAATGGAGGAAAATAATAATGACTAGATATGACTTTATAAGAAAATACCCAGTGAATACACTTAATAGTGATACAACAGCAATCATCGCATTTCATGATGATAATGACGGAGCAGCTGCTGCACGTATTGCGCTTAAGCATCTCATTGAATGCGGTTATAGTGACCGTTATATATGGCCAATGGCAATTAGCAGCCTTAAGAATGCTGCTAAGAATATCGCCGGTGCAGTTTCAGCATGCGAGAACCTTAAGAAGGTTATCATTGTTGATGTAGCAATCTCAACGGTAGACGATTTCGCAATTATTGACGATATTGCATCACTTCCACATGTCGGAGTCGATTATATTGACCATCACCTGTCAAGCGAAAGGTGCTTATCGAAGTATAAGATTAATGGCACATGTGCATTTCATAAACATGTAAACGTTGATCACTCTGCAACATTCTTGGCATGGGATATGTACTTCACGATGAGAGGTATGCCTACGGTTTATAAGCTCGTGGATGACCACGACTTATATAAGAATGAATATCAGGGTTCACTTGAATTCTTTAAGGGTTCTCTGAGATTGAATCTTAGTAAGATTAAAAGTCCATGTGCATGGGATAGCCTTGAAGGTGATACAGACTTTGTGGATAAGATAATCAGCGAGGGTAAATCAATCGTATGGTATGAAAATAATATTCTTTATCCACACATTATGAGAAATGCCAGACGATTCGTACTCACGGTAAAGAGTGCTAAGACAGGTAAAGGATGTTGTTTTGGTAATTGTGTAATCGTAAATACTAACGTAGGCAACTATGAGTTATTCGGAAAGGAAACAGAATACGATTTCGCCATCAAGGAATACATTAACAACAAAGGCGAATGGGCATATACATTATACTCTAATAAATACGACACCACCATTATTGGAGAGTGCTGTAATGGTGGAGGTCATGCCGGAATATCTGGGTTTACCGCAGATTGGCAGGTATTCAATATACACGAAGGACAAGCTACCATTACTATTGATAGCGATAGATTCGGTGAGCTCTTCTTGGAATCACCAATAAAGTTCTAAAAGATACCCCAGAAGCATAATGCTTCTGGGGGTTATTGATATTTTTTTTTGTTAGAATTCATCCATTCCGCTGTCCGAACTCATACTAGTATCCTTAACATCATCCTTGATGCTAATGAATTCCATCTCAATCTTCTTAGCGAGTTCGTCGTATCTTTCCCAAGGAATAGTTGCACAGTTCTCACGAACAATTGCGAACTTAACTTCACGGATAACATCCTTCATATTTTCATCAGGACTTTCACCATATTTGAGCTGAATATACTGCTCAGCCATCTGAACACCCTGCTGAATAGATTCAACACCTGTCTGTGTTGCAGCAAACTTCGGTCTTGGTAACTTAAACGCGAATACTGGGAGCACTCGTGTCTTAAGCTCTTCCGAGATGTCCAGATTCTGTATAATTATCTTATATAGCTGAGTTGTTGGTTCTTCGAGGTCACCATCCCACTTAGCAATAGTACCGGCAAAACCAACATGTGCCGTAGTAAATGCACGGGCAAAGTCTGCCTGAAGATGAGTATCGAGAAGCAGTGGTGGGACACCCATCGCTGTAAGTATCTCATTCTCTTGCTCCTTCTCCCACTCAACGTTCATATCAATCTGCTGACCATCCATCTTCTCAAGTTCAACCAGTTTCTGACCAGTTCTTGATGTTGGCATCATGATGTTGCCATCTGCAGCATACTTATGGAAGATATTATTACAATCGCCAAGCAGGTCAGATACGACGATATTCTGCTCCTGCATATTACGGATAATACGCATGGCCTGATTCTTACGGCTGAAGTCAGCATTACCACCTCTTACTGTCATTACGGTCTTATCACCAGACTTATTAAGGTAGTTGAGTACCTTTCTCATATTAACTGCTGCAAGAGTCTTAGCTGGCTGGATGGCATCCTTAAGGATAGACTGACCACGAGAATTCTCATCATCATCCACCTTAAAGTGTATGATATTCTCAGCAGGGATAAACTGTACTTTATACTCCGTATTAGTTACGCCTGCAGCCATGATGCAGTCAGCAATCAGATGCTTAAACTGAGTATTGGATGCAACGAACTTATCAGAGAACTTCTGAGCAATCTTCTCAGTCATAGATTTCGCGATATCCTCAATAGGAGAACGCTTCTTCATAGACGAGATATGAATATTACCAATCGATACAGTCTTCTTAGCCTTATCAATTGTGGTATGGCTGATATAGAAGTAGCCTACAACGTTACCAAGTACTTCTACTGGTGCGATATTTCTCGCGGAGATAAACTTTATGTATGTACCCGCGATATCATATGAACCACCGAGTCCGTAAGTACCATCGGCAACTCCATCAACAGATGTCTTGGTCTTCTGAGCGGCACCACTTCTCTCAACTGCTTCGAGAGCAGTAGCAAGTTTCTTCTCATAGAGATTAGGGTCATCCGATTCTACATCTTCATCAAAAATGAATGGAATTTCGGAATCATAACATGTAACAACAGCACCTCTACCATAGTCCTCTCTAAAGGAGCTGGATTTTGGGCTACGCAATGGATCATTATCCGAGGCACTGCTCGAGTATGCCGATTCAAGAGCTTTATACTCATCATCACTTATCATATAAGACTCCATAGCATAACCCATGGACTTCTTAGTTTTCTTATCTTTAACCTTACCAGACGCTTCACGCTTCTTAGCAAGAAGCTTGGCATAGTTGGTAAAGAGGTCCTTATATGAAATTGCGTACACATAATATTCGCCCATGATGAGTGTATTCTTATATGCGAGATTCTCAAGCTTGTAGAGGAGCTTGTTTTCCTTCTCAAACTTCTCGAGTGCCAACTTAAGTGTCTGTGTATCATCGACATCGAGTGAGCCGAATTCAAGCTGACGCTTGAATGTATTAGTGAGGTCATCAGACGATACGATATGGGTCAGTATCATTCTGAGCGCCTGACCAATCTTTGGAACGAACTTCGAGATGAAGTTGTAATCATTATACTGGATATAACGGTTTCGTTCATTCTCAGCAAAGTCCTGGAACATGCTAGAGGTATTCTTATTGATATACTCAATAACATCTCCTGTGAGTTCTGGACTTCCCCACTTATCACCGGCATTCTTCTTGGTTACTATATCAGAATTCAGGCTACGACTGAAGTCAACGATACTACCATCGGAGATACCTTTAGTGAGCTCAAGCTCATTATTGATAATTTTCTTAAACGTGTCACCACGGTCGGTTATATTTAAATCCGATATCTTATCGGGGTCAATGGACTGAATCAATTTCTGAACCAGAGTATTGATTGGTCCTTTCGTATTTCGTTTAGCCATTTATTAACACCTCTTCTTTGTGAGTGTAAATTGTTATGTCGTTGTTTTGGAGGAGGCTATTATAAGAACAAAAAATATCCAGTAACCGTAGTGGTTACTGGATATTAAACTGATTACTTTCTTATCATCGTCGTTCCGTTAACTTCGACAACGTAGAGGTATTTAGACACATCGACATTCTGTAGTGCTGGTTTATCACTACATGCATATCCGAGTAAGTCGTTTACCTCTTTGCAAGTCTTATTCGGTACAGATATAAAGTCTCCATTAAACTTGGAGAAGAGATTCTCGCAAATCTCGCATATAGACTTCTTATTCTTTCGATAGTCAGTCTTTTCTCGTGTACTCATTATACTTCACCCTTTCGATATTCTGCAAATACGATTTGCTCTTAGTAATTCGCCGCTCATTATACTTACAATCAAACGAAGGTTGATATTCAATCTCGATTTCAACTCTCGGTTTAACTGAGTAGAACTTACGGCATGTACCACTGATAATCAGGTTATCGTTTGTTATCAGCACATTTTGTATACAGTCGCAATATGTTTTCGCATAGTTATCCCAGTCTGAACCTGTTGGTCTTACCAGACCTATCTGGGCAAGGTATGCTTCTTTCTTCGTCATAGCCGACGGAATTTCGACGTAGATATCGATATCTATATGACATAATGTGAATACTATGCCTTTATAGTCGATATAGCTTTGTACGAGTTTTCGGTGTTTTTCGATATCGGGCACATAGAAGTGTCCGTCTGAAGATGAACGTGGACGTCTAGATGCCAATGGAGTAACTGGTAGCGATAGCATAATCTTATCAGTCTTCATGGTGATAAATCGTTCTACATCGGTACGGAATTTATCAATGTCATTCTGACTGATATTCCACTCACTACACAGATACTCTAATTGACCACTGGGATCATCCGGTATATGACCAAATACTCTGTCATATTCATCCTTCAGTCTATCTATTGCTTTTGACAATCTGTAAGTTCCTCCTCTCGTAATTAGTCTTAGCGAGAATATATACTCATTAAATATATTTCGGAGGTCGTTTACATATTTAAAGTGGTATTAGAAGTTGAATAAGTTACGAAGCGGTTGAGCCAGATTATAGATTTTACCCATGATACCGTCTGACATACGCATGGGATTGGCAGCTTCAGCTCCCATAGCTACGGCCATTTCCATCTTCATATCAAGCTGAGATAATCTCAAGTCAACACCACAGTTCGTCATGACATATTCAATCATACCAGTATTTCTCAGGAACCATGTCGATGCATCGTCGAATGAAGACATAACAAGCTTAGAATATAATGGAGTAACTGAGAACGTAGCTTCAATTTCGGTTGGCTGTGAATCCTGCGTCCATGCACCATCATCCTGCCCACCATACGTCACCTGGAATCCTGTTATAACACCCATCTCACAGTTCCAACGTCCCTTACAAAGGCCGCGTACAAGAAATGGTGTAGTATACATATCAATCTTACCTTTAACCTGTCTTGGCAATACCAATGCGAGAAGATGATTAAACTCACATCTCATCAGATATCTTGCTTCAATATCTGATGAACCTGCAACAAATCTAACTGTAAACTGTGCATCTCTACCAAATGTACAGTCATCGACAATCTGTGGGAATATTAATCGGGCACCTTTAAATACCTCGGTCGCCATAGATACAAGGTTACCGAGAGAGCCAAGTGATTTAGATGTGGTATCGGCCCATTCTTCCAATTGCTGTGTAGTATCGGCATCGATAATACCACCCATGAAATACGCTACATCCTTAACTGCAGAGCCTACCGATGAGTTTATGAGATCCTCAATCATAGAGCTTCTGACACTAGTCTCGAAATTTTCACGTGTTGAATTATTACCAGAGCAGTAAAAATGAACGTATTTGTATGTATATAAGGATTCGAGAAATCCCGCTGCTGCATTACCCATTGCTGAGAGGGTGTCTAAAATAGCGTTCTCTCCCCCGGTATCGCCGAATATGCGAGTAACGTCATTGTCCGAATTATTCCAATCATACCACACTTGCTCAGTATTGTAATATGTTTGCGATGAACCAGGGAATTCTCGCTTCTTTAGTTCAATTTCACCGGTCTTATATTCTGTACGGTTCATCGATATTAACGCAGCTTTATTTAACGTAATTACATATTTGAGGTAACCGTGGTTACCACCTTCTACGTCGGAGTACCAACACGGCTGGAACTCGATAATTTTACCCGAACTGTCTGCCTGAAACATTTCAGGGGTCATATTATCGAAATTCTCACCTAAGAGTTCACCAAGAGCTGAGTTATATTTGATTACACCTGGGCATAACGACAATATAGTTGGAGCTGATATTACGGTCTCCAAGTACTTTCTTCCCAATAGAAACACGTGGTTTGATGATAATCTCAGTTCACCTACTCGAGGATCAACATATGGTGTCCATTGCGGTGGTGCACCATATGCTTTAGTCGCCAAGGTTATATAATGTGCATATACCGATCCATATTCGATCTGACTGCTTGTACTGTGCATTACAACCTTCTCGCGCATATTGTATGTCTGTCCATCTTGATTGGTAGTGTACACTATACATTCATTACTACCCGCAAGCTCACCTACTGTACGTTCATCATAACTATCCGTGGCCCACTGTTCAAAGTTCATAGTACCAAGTATATCAAGTTCACTTTTCAGTGCTTTATCACGGTCTTCCTCGGAATAATATTGTGAATTAAAATATGGAGTACCATCCTCATCAATATATCCTCCGCCGTTGAGCTTGATCCATACATCTTTTCCGTTTACACTTATACATACCCATGACGTATCATAGTTACTTCTACCGGTAACAGTATATGTGCCCTCGGGAATAGAGGTATGCGTCCTGTTCGTCAATCTTTCGTTCGGGGCACTATATCCTGATAGACCCGAACCTCCGTGTGATGCGGCATCATTTGTGATTTGTATTTTAAATTGTTCGTCCTCCGAGAGAGGACGAACATTGATATCTGATTCGTCTGCCATAAAAATACACCTCTTTCATTAGCATATTAAAGCGTTGTTACCGGAACGATAAAATGAGGATAAGCCAATTGGCTTATCCTCATTATTTTTATACAGGTCTAGGACTTCTGGCTATTCTATCATGAATCGCTTTCATTCTATCACTGTTCTTAATGTCTGTATATACCGGTGTTGCCGGCATATTGTTGGAACCAGAACTGGACATGCTACGCTTTTCAACAATAGCTCCGTGTCCGATATCCAAATTAGTTGCCGCCGTTTCTGCTCGGTTTTGTCTAGCAGTATTGGCAATCTGTCTGAGATAGTTGATAATTACGTCGAGTCTTGTAGTAACTGGTGCAGAGTCAACTTCAACTCTAGGTGTTCTACCGATAGCGACAGGTGTGTCTACGATATCATAAGAACCGGAATTGAGCGAGTCTGCGATACCACCGCCGAAACCAAGAGCTTCCGTTCCTCCGAGATTCTTATACGCTTCCTTCAGCTCATTCTTCATATAAGAATACTTAGTCCAAGCTGAAGTATTACGTGTATAATAATCGTTCATTGTGTATGCGAGGTTTGTAAGTGGATCACTACTAAACTTAAGTGTCTTGAGGTTATTAGGAGCAGTAGTTTCTGCCCAACTTCCAGCACCTGGTAAACCAAGAATTGCTGGAATATGTGCTGGTCCGTAAGGTGAGAGCTGATTAAGCATAATCATCTCTTCAACGCTACGAAGTGTTCCGTTATCATATGCACTAAACACGTGACGTGCTGAGTTCTGCATGAGCTGGTATGCATAACCGTCCTGTGCATACTTATTGACATTCGAATATTTACGAATCAGTGTATCGAGTTTATTTTTGTTGAATGGGTTGTTTCCTGTATACGTTCTGCCCACTTCATCAATGAGCTCCAGTGCGATAGCCCTGTCTTCTTCAGACAGTTCTCCGGATGCAACCATTCTTCCAAGAACTTCCTGCGCCCCTCCATAATGACCGTTGAATCCACTGATACCAAATGCGGGATATCCATCAGAGTCCGCATAAGCACTATTGAAATTAGCTATTCCGAAATATCCACCCTCACGGTCAGATGAGATTCGGAGCATCGCATTCATGATAGCATTTATATCGTTTGCTGTGAACTTAGTCGACTGAATTGGAGCAGTAGATATAGTTCCGAGTTTATTGTAGTTGTAATGATCGCTGAGGGCGGTTGCCCAACCTGGTAATGATGTATATGGTGTAACATCCGCACCATTAGGGTATAATGATGCGATAGAGCTTGTTATAGCTTCAATCGACTTAGATACACGCTTATGGGGATTATTTCTCTTATCTGTCAGATAATAGAAATCATTCATAGTAAGACCGTCTTCGGTACCCTTCATAATTCGCTGCTGTAACATAGCAATGTCATAGTCCGAGTATTTAGAGAGGTCCATCGTGAGAGCACGACTGCTGACCTTCTCACCCTTATAGTAGATTGAACCGTCGTTGCTAACGTAACCGGATCCACCACTACCACCGCTTCCGCTTCCACCGTTGTTATAAACTGACTGGTTGGCATAATCGGTCATGGTTGGAAGGTCTCCCTTACCACCAAATATTTTACCCAGTAGTCCCATCGCAATATCACCAAGACCACTGAGAGCATTCATAATTTTTGTCAGAAGACTGTCGTCTGAGGACTCATCGGTTGATGTATCTGTGCCAGTCCATGAATTTTCATACTGATACTTCCTACGAGTATGCTCGGACGATGTCCTATAAAGTTCCGCAAGATCGTCAGCATTATACATACTTTGCCACCAATTGAGGTCTTCCACGGCAGGTTCTTTACCGAGAACTCCGCCAAATGGAGTACTAGCCAAACCGGAAAATCCGAATACTGACTGTACACCACCATGTGGTGAGAATAATGCACTGTAAGATAATGCACGTCCCTGATTTTCAAGCTGGCCACTTCCTGGGTCATACAGATAATATTCCTGCTGAGCTACGGATGAAGCTCCACCAAATGTTTTAGGTACTACCAAGTATGCGTGGTTAGTATACATCTTTCCATCAGATGGGCGATAGAACGGATGCATATGAGTATAACCAGAGATTGATGATGCATATGTGCCTGGTTCAGTTCCATAAGTAGAAACTTTATCCATATCCTTATTATAAATCGAACCACCGTAGATAACGAATGGTCCAGACGAGATAGTATCGAGGAACCTGAGCTCATCATTATTCCTATGATACGTCATCGTTCCAGTAGACCAATCCATACTACCCATAAAAGGTCCTTCATGTGGCTCATACCAGTTCGGATAAATTGCCTCACTGTTAGTTGCCTGGCCATGCGTATGCCCATTAATGAGAAATCTTTGAGGCGTTGCATTGGAAATACTTGGGGATCTACTATTTCCCAGAATAGTAATCAGGCTATTGCCAGTACGAGTCTTTCCGGCAATGGCATTTGTCATAAAGTCAGGTCTATAGTTGAGTCCTGTTAAGTTGGCCAATAATGAGCCGAATGCAGTAACTACACATCCTGCATTACCGATAGTTGATGTGTCATTAGTGTATACGAGGAATTTATCCTTCCATTTCTCGTTAGTCTGGTTGTACATAAGCACGTTATTATATAACATACTATCGTCACCACGCAGTGAGATATGATAGTCCATAGAGCTCATGTCTGCAAGACCATTCTTTCTATTGATCTCTCGTTGTGATGTAAGGAAGTAAAATTCTGCTATATTAATATCGGCTTCGCCATTCTGGCATTTAGCCATGAGCATACCGAGGTCCTGGTCGGAGTAGTTAGTAAGATCTTTCTTCTTAGCTGCAGCACTAAGCTGGTCAAAACTGGTTATCTTCTCATAAACATTACCCTTGTTATCAGTATATGTCTCACCGCCACGTCCAATAGACCATGCATGAGTCATACCTCTACCAAGAGTCGATAGTGGGACGCTTACCGAATTGCGTCTCATTGGGTCATCAACGATAACATTTCCGTGTCTATCGATACCACGAGCAGACATAATATGTCCAGCTCTAGTATAGAGGCCATTACCCTTTCCAGCAAATACGACACTGTTACCATTACTAAGTGCTCGCTTAATTGAGCCTGCTCCAATTGCTGTAGACTGAAGACCAAGTCTTCGAGCACCGTTAGTGAATAGACCAGCAGATGTACCCCCACCTACTGCATATCCGCCGTTTCTGGAGAGACGCGCTACTGCCATAGGATTAGTGGATACACCCTGGCTCATTGCCGCATTAGCAAGTGCAGTAGGTCCACATCCACCATTACCCATAGTGGAGAAATTACCACGACCAGCATTTGCATATCTAGCATTTGCCCATCTTGGGTCAGTCTGCATGAAGTGGCCTGAGCCGACACTACCTGATGCTTCTGCGGCTGCATTAGCAGCAGCCTGTTCCATAGTAATACCAGCGGCGTTATTCATGTTGATTTGAACGTTTCTATGACCACCATACTTACCTTCCAGATACTGTACAGCTTGCTGAAGAGCAGCTTTTCTATCGGAAGCCGATGTATCATCATACTTCTTCGGTTTAATTCCACGTTGTGTTGCAATTTCTTTATAGAACTTCTTAACGGCTTTTAAGATTTTAGGATCTTCGATAAATGCTGACAACTGCTCGACTGTCGGTGCTATAAATGGGTTATTGTATAACATGTACTCATTACCGATAACTACATATGCTGCAATAAGTCCATCCTTAGCTGTATACTTAGAACCCGCCTTTTTACCAACGATTTCTGCAAGACCACCATCACCAATGTCACTAGTCCATATTCCATGGTCTCCAGTCGCATAATTAAGCATTTCTTCTGTAGTTGATAAACCATACTTCGCAGCTGTATCAGATTCAGCCTTCAACTGTTCTGCGGATTTATCCATTCCTGTAAACCAGTTTGAAGAAAGTGCAGCACCCTCTTCTTCCGGGTTGGCAATGAAGTTGAAAATTTTCTCTACTACAGTTCCGATTCCTTCAAAGATCTTCTTGGCAGCCGGAACTATCTTATCAGTAATAAATGGCCATGCAGTTTCCATGAACCAATCCTTGATATTACCAATAATAGTCTTGATACTCTCCATAATTCCTGGGAATTTATTAAAGAGGAACATGACGCCTGCACCTATCGCTATACCAGCGAGGGATTTGAGACCTCCTGTTGTTCCAAATAATGCACCGAATATAGAGGATGCGCCCGCAGCGGCTTTACCAGCTATCGTGGACGCACCTGCCTTTAGAGCGCCCGCAGCGCCTTTAACTCGTTCAGCAAACGATTTAATCTTTCCTGCATGGTCTTTAAGATATGTGAATGCTCCCACAACGTCTTTGTTTTTACGATATACCTCAATTTCTGCCCTTTCGGTAGATGTCATCTTACGGTATACCTTAAGACATGTCTTCTGTACATCTGGCTCTAATTTAGATTTCTTAGCGTTGACCTTGAGCCATTCAAATGTAGCTTTTTCTTCATCAGTCATTGCTACATTACGACCGAGCTTCTTACGATTGGCATCTGTCTTTTTCTTAAGCTCCTTGCCATGTTGCTGCAATGCTGCTATTGCAGAGCGACCATCATCAGTAGCCCACAATCTCATTATGTTATTACGCTCAGATATAGACAGTTGCTTGAATATCTTTATCTCATATGGTGTGAGATATTTATGCATGAATTCTTTCTGTTTACTGGTCATCTTATTGTCGAGCTTAAACTTCGCAGCTTCTGATGCTTGTTTAAACAGTTCCTTACCCTTATCTTGAAGAGGAGCGATCTTGCCTTTAATTACGCCGATTCCACTCTGGACTTTCTTAGCGGCATTACGTAATGGCTGTGTCTTATTATATAGGGTGGTTTTTATCGAATTGACTTTATTCTTAACCTTAGTTCCTATCATGTTCTTGATAAGTTTACCGGCCTGGAACTTATCACCGACGTACCCTACCTTATCATATAATATAGTCCTCTCATCATCCTTCAAGTCATCTTCTCGACCCTCAAGGAGGTTCTTCAGTTTGTCGGGGTCGATTCCTGTATCAGCTGATAATTTTCTATAATCGACCTTCTTATCCTGCTTAATGCCATAGAAATAACCAGCATCTATTACGCAATCGAGGAGACTCTTACTACTCGTAACATTATACTGCTGATGTAAACTCTTACGGTATCCAGCATTCAATGCATATTTAAACACGTTGGATTTACTTTCAAGTTTTTGATTTACCGATTTACGATATTGACCGTCGGTTATATATTTAGCAAGTGCATGCTGAGTTGTAAATGCTTTCTTTACTTTACCACCGAACGTTGATGTGTCGATATAACCCATCTGTTTAAACATCGATCGTCTGGCTTTACCACTAATCGCGTCACGATTTCCAGCAAGGAAATTTTTGAGGTCGTTTACATCTATACCAGTAGCACTGGCAATTGCACTAATACTGCCGAAGCCTCTACTTTTTGCTTGCTTCATGAAGTCGTACATGCTACTGTCGACAGCGCCCTTATTTCTGGACTGTTTTCTCTTGGAACCACCTTTAGGAGCCAACGCATTACCAATCTTAGCAACTGGTCCTGATAAAGGGGCGCCTTTTGGTTTGCCACCAGAGACGAACTGGAGTATTTCGTATGCGATATGCTTGATATCCTGAAGGAATGTATTTGCCTTTTTAGCTGTATTAGCCTGAGCATCCTTTTCGCTTTTCTTCTTACCAAATGGGTCGTACATGAACTGAATCATCTCTTCACTGGTAAGAGAACCGCTCTTATTACCGAATCTATCAAGGACTTTATCGTAGTCCTTACCCATTATCTTTCTGAGACGGCTATTACGTGCATTGAGTTCCTTCTTATTGAGGATAACCTTATCGTTCCAGTTGTCCTTCTTTGCCCACTCTGCTGTCCAATCGGCAATCCTGCTCTCCATTTTATCTTTACGTCTATTAGCCTTCTTAATCTGTCGATGCTTCTGACCAGCTGCACCGAAGAAGCCTCCTAAGAATGCAGCATTATTATATCCCGTATCCTTGGAGTACTGATATTTAGCATCAGCATATGCAGTGAATGGGTTGAGCATATGACCACCCGCAGCAAGAGCGTCAAAGAAGCCCCCATCGCTATCGAGGAACGCATCCCTTGCATCAGCAAGCCTCTGAAGAGGGTTCCAGAATCCTCGATGCTTTTTACCACTCGCATCGGTATATCCAAAACGGAATTTCTTATTATTAGCAGCAACTGTTGGATCGTATTTCTTGGAGAATCTACGACCAAAGTGTCCTAATACTTTAAGAGGTGCAGATATTACACCACCGGCAATAGATGCACCTGTCTTAAGACCGCCCATTACTGTCTTACCAGCAAATTTAAGAAGCCCACCGACGATTTTCTTAATCGGGTTAGTGATTTTCTTAGCGAGGTCCATGAGTTTATCGGTAACGGCATGCATGCCGTCAGCAATACCCTGGACGCCACCCTTGATAGCAAGGGTAAATGGTTCAAATGCAGACTTGAGCTGATGTGCAACATCATATCGAATCCACTCTGTGAAGTTACGTGAAATGGAACGTGCGAATACTCGAGCAGGTGTCATGACACTAGTAATGAACTTACGAGAAATCTTACCGATAAGGCCATCACCATCACGTCCGTCTGGAACGAGATTTCCATTCTTATCTCTCTTAAACTTTCTGGAACCAAAGAGGAAGTCTTTAAACTTATCAGATGTGGCTTTAAGGCCGAATGATGCACCGAGGATAGACATGCCCACAATGCTACCGACTAAACCGAATCCACCAAGTCCTAATGCACCAGCACCCTTGAGACCTAGGAGAGCACCACCGATACCTCCAAGTCCCATAGCACCCGCATGCTGCTTATTCTTATTCCAGAAATCCTTTGCAGCGTTCTTAACACTACCAACTAATCCGGTATTACCACCTTTACCCTCTTCACCGTAGAGCAAATCCTGCACTGGCTGGCTCTTCATGATGAGAGATGCACCTATACCAAGTGCAGCGCCTGCGATAGGTCCAGTACCAAGCATAAATGAACCAACCGGTCCAAGTATACCTCTAGTAAGTTTAGGGAAGATAAATGAACCAGCTGCACCAAGTACTGCCGGACCAAGGAGCTTACTACCGAGGTCTTTCCATCTTTCCTGCATCTCCTTGGAGATTACGCCACCGACACGTTCACCATCCTTCATCTCACCGAACATCTTATCCATGAAGGATTCGTTTCTAGTGAGAATAGAAAGACCCGCACCGATAATTGCACCACCAATAGGTCCACCTGCTCCGAGAAGCATTGGCACTACACCACCGCCACCCATAAGACCAATACCACCTACGGTAATTGCACCTAACAGGCCACCCTTAACGTGACCAATGAGTTTCTTATTAAGTTCAAGTCCCTTATCAGCTGTCTGCTGAAGTGCTTCTTCGACAGCCTTTTCTTCATCCGGAGTCAGCTGAACTCCGTCTGATGCTTTACCAGTAATACCTGCCTTGAGTTCACTATAGCCTTTTGATACTGCCTTGAACTGTTTGGTATTTTTATAATCTTCTCCAAAGATATATGAAAGAGCTGTATCACCAGCTTTCTTCATACCCTTAGATAAAGTAGAGAGAACTGTATCATCCGATTTAGCGACCTTAACGCCTTCTGACGTAATATACTCTTCGCCATACATGGCATGTCTGATGGCATTCTTAAAGTCAAGACCTATGTTAGCATATTGACTAAACATAGTGCCTTTATAGAGGCCATTCTTATCCTTCTCACCGAGAATTCTCTTAGAAAGGTCACTACGACCGTCCTTATCATCGAATCCTGCATCTCTTTCGGCATTATGTGCGAGAATAGCTGTCTGGTTAGCCATGTTTTCGAGCATGGATACCCAGATACCTCTGAGGTCGCCATCCTTGATAGCTTCAGCATCGATAGCTACCTTATAATAGTCATCGGCGTATTCGACCATAGCACCCATAGCTTTACGAGTCTTAGACTTGGTCTTAGAGTTACCGACGAACATGCTCTGAATGGACGATAGTACGGATGTGCTATTCTCAACAGAACCTGCTGTGATATTAAGCCATTCCTTAACCTGCGCATTGTCAAAATTACCGGCACGAATCTGGTCGGCGACATCCTTAGGGATAATCATTTCACCCTTGTGAATATTAGCTACCTGGTCATTAGGGATATTCTGACTTCCGACATCATAGGACTTGAGGCCACCGTATATAAGATTCAGTAAGACTCCCTGAAGCTTATCAGATACGAAGTCCACTCCTCTATTAATAGGACCACCATGGCTAAACATTTCCTTTATTGCTTTAGCATCATCAGTTAATCCCAATTTGGCTACTGTTTTTTCGAAGAAGCCCTTCCTCCGTTCTTCGTTTCGTTTCTGACGGTCGGCCTCTTTCTTATCATTTTCAGATAGCGAATTATATCGATCCTGCTTAATCTCCTTCAGTCCCTTATATACCAGGTCTGGGGTCATGGTATTGAGCTCATCGCCAAGATAAAATGCACTGGATTCTCTTCGTGCAGCTGCCGTACGAATTCGGTTCCTTTCGTCTAGGGACTGCTCTCGAGCCCATACCAATGCATCATATGCCTTCATTATCTGGTCGTCAGTAATACCATCTTTACGATGTTTTCCAACGATAGCCTTAAATTCGTTCATCCATTCTTTACGTGAAATCTTACTATCGTTCTCTGAGCTATTAATCTTTCGCAGATAATTGGTGAGCTCCTGGTTCAGCTCGTCCGAGCCATTGGTGATTTTTTCTGTCATCTCAACGAAATTATCATATGAACTCTGAAGAGATGATGTTAATTCTTTCTTAGTTCTTTCGCGTATATCACTCAAAGTTGCAAATTGCCCAAGATCATAATCGAAGTGACGGAGCGACGATGTGTTAAGTGCATACCTATCTTTACCTTTATATGTATTCTCAGCTATCTGTTTGAGATAGCCTTCCATACTAGATAAGTATCCTGGGATAACCTCCATCAAAGCGCGCTGAGCCATACCGTTCCACTGCATATTACCTTTTTCGTAATATCTCGAGTCGTAAATAACACGGTTACGCTCTCTCATGCCGAATCCCTCTACACCTAAGCCATTGAGGAATCCTCCGTATTCTCCTTCTGCAAGTCTGGCCATGAACATCTTAATCGACCGCTCGAAAGTTTTATCCAAATCAGCAATTCTTCCAATTGCAGGGATAAGCTTCTCAATACCCATCTTGAGAGGATTCAAATCTCCGATGGAGAAAGCATTCATCTCATCAATAAATGAGGGCAGTTCCATCTTAAGAGCTTTCATAGTGGTACCGATTACCTGAGATGCAATGATACCAGAGGATGTATTATTGAATATATGGTGGATATATTTTTTGATGTCGAAGTGTCCAGACATAAATCCGTCATTATAACTACCACCATATCCGTCATTCTTACCCTGAGAATGACTGGCCTCCAATAATGCTTTAATATCGTTCAATGTCTGCTCGGTATGCTCCATATATCTCTGTGACTGGTTGATAAATGAAGAGAAACTGTTCGACTGCTCAACCAGTAGCGAGAGATTTTTATTCACAACTTTTATGTCTTCGGAGATCGTACCTAATTGAGTCGAAGTCCTGGCGGCTATAGTCATGTTACTGGATATTAGTCGTGTTACTGCAGTATCAGTCATAACCATTTGGGTTTTAGTGATTCTTTCTGTCGAATGTTCTACAGCACCAATCATCGCCTCTGTGGTAACCGCCTGAGTTCGTGACAACGTGTCGCCCACTGCCATCATTGCAGATGCGGTGGTAATATCAGAGGTCTGGTCGTCCTGTCCCGAATTCGAAAATAATGAGTCCCCGAGGTCGGAACCGAAATCGATGTCCAGATTATCAAAGCCGTCCAACAATGAATCTTCGCCTACGAAATCTCTAACAGCCTTATTTAGATTCCTAAATGTCAAGTCCCCAGACTTAAGATCCAATTTTGCCGATTTAACAGCATTTGCGGTTGCAGTGGCGATCTGTCTAATCAATGGGTCTTTGTTACCATTCACTGCTCTAAACGGGTTATTTCTGATTGTCCAGTCGCGAAGGTCCTTCGCGACTGATATAGCACTCTGTGCAGTACCAGTCATATACGGTACTTTACTCGTAATAGCCGGTACTGCTGAGTACTTAAATGCCTTCTCGGCATTCTGTAATACTTTGCTTTTACTTCTATTAGAAGCCATACTTATAGTCCACCTCTTTCTTATTGAAATTGGTTATATAGGTTATATGGCTGTTTTTCGCTATTCTAAGCTAAGTCGGGGACAAATACCAGGTATACCATTAATGGTATACCTGGTATTATAACTCTAACCCATCCGTAGAAGCTCAACTCTACTCACTAATGAGAGGATAAAATGATAGCGATATTTTATACTCCATATCTGTGTATAATCGCACTACTAGCCAAAGCAGCTTAACTATCAATGCTCATCTATAACCGCATAACTTTCGATACGCTACTAGAATTAAATCCAGTCTCGTCAATCTACTCATTACGAAGCTCATTGGAGTCTTATATGATAGCTATCACCGAATAGTGTTCGTATGATATAATCACTGCATGCGAGCATATACTAACCGGCATCAACGTATCGAGTCTCAATGGCATCTGAATATGCCGGAGTAGAGGATGAACTTAGTTAGTCAGGGACAGAGATGACAAATTGTGTTCTTTAAGAAAATAAGAATGATAGGCTTTATAGTTTGGCAGCCAAACACTACTAACATATGACGATGAGATATCGATATTGTAATGGTAGTAACGAACCTCGTACTACCAATCATATGTTAAAACGTAAGTATACATCTGATATCTCTGAATAAGATGTATACACTACCACTATACCCGTTGGAAGTTTTGATATAATGGTATCGTTCGGATTATAACCATGTACATGTACCACACATACTAATATAGGTTACGGTATCCATAGTGATATCATTATACTCTTTGTATCGATTTATAGCAAAAAAATCACCCACCAATTGGCGGGTGAGGAGATTGGTGAGATTATACTGTTTCACCAATCTTTCTAAATGTATATTTGGAATTCGCCGTCACGATAACGAGATCAGTACCAGGTACGTCTCGTTCCTCATGCTGGATGGCCGTCGTCACCCAAAGGATCTCACCGCTCGCTGCGCTGATAACAGCGAGCTTACCATCAACTTTACTCCTTTTGAGTAAAAGAGATACGCCAGCGACGCTCTTAGAGAATTCTTCACTCACAGGCTGGCGGTCTGTACATATATAAATATTTGCCATAACTTTTACCTCCTGTTATGGGTCATGCTTGAATAGTTCATCCCATTACCATAATGGTAATGGGATATTAATTAAATGCCTCGTAGATACTTGACGAATGTATACATCGTTAGAATGGGGTGTTTTGTCTCAAATATACCCAATCGGAACTCATCATCTAGATTGACGGACGTCCACGAAATACCATCAACCCTTTGATACTTTGGAAACATCTGACGTGTTACTATAAGATGACCACCATCATCGTCTTCCAGAGATAATATATCGTTAGCTATAAACTGAGACATGTAGTATGGTCGTGGAATATCTTCGAATTCCAGATGCTGATTCAGATATTCGCCATACGGCTTAATCCTGTTGGTAATATCTCGCATATGAATAGCATTTGCATCCATAGAGTTCTCTTCATGATGAATTAACGATACTACCAATTTGCCCTTGGTCATATCTGGTATATCTTTTATCTTATCCTCGAATTCATACACACGGAATACATCATTGTCATTGTACACGTATGTCATTGTCTTCTTAAGGTCACCCACTTGCTTACGCATGTAATTAGGATGAAGAAGAACTGAGCCCAGAGATAACTTTGATAAAAGATCGGGAGATATGGTAGCTATATTAAACGCATACTCGTTCAAACTTGTACCCATAATCAATCCTGATTTATCATCAATGAAATACTCTGAGTAGTACTCTGTGAGCATCGAATTCATCTTCTTAAATTCATCAAGTGGGAATGTCAACTTATATGCCATGATTATTTATCTCCCTTCGTAAGTTTATCTCCGGCCATGTTTATAACCATCTTCTCTAAGTCAGCCAACTTAGGTAATCCTAATGCTATCTCGCCTACCATCATATAGTCGCCCTGGATAGCTGTCTCGAGCATAAGTGCAGCCTTGTTGCACTTATATTCGCTAGCGTCTTTATTATCCAAGAAGCTATATTGCTCATAGAACGGGAGTTTGATTTCATCGGCATCGTCGACATAAATCTTTCCAACGAATGTATCATTTGACTGGTTACTGATAGTGATTGCTGTAGGATACTCGGATGTGATATCCTGGTCTATGGCATGTCGATGTACGAAGTTGCACTCCATACCATTAATCTTAGTACCTGTATATCTGGTACGACGGGTATCGAGTACTATAGCACCTGCGAATTTCTTCTTCTTACCCGTCTTCTCATCGATAAGGTTCTGCTGGTCTGCAATAGCCCCGAGCACCTCCTGGAGACATTCATCGGATTCATCCTCATCGTCTCCATCATCTTCATCAACAGCATCACTGTCGAAGCCATACTCGATAATTTCTTGGGTCTTTGCCAGGAATTTATTCTTATTATTAGCCAAGAATCTACCACGTTTTGATTCGAGGTCATTCTTGATATACTGTGCCCAGATAGTAGTGGATACGAATACCTCATCATTCGACACGCCTGAGTTAAGCATACGTGAATAAATGTCTCCAGTATCATTGACCTTATTATTGATAGCTCTCATCAAATGAACGTCGTTAACGTTGTAGATAATATAATCCCAGAAGTTAGTGAGCATGAACTGGTTGATGTCACCCTCATATGTCTTCTTTCCACCTATCTTCTCACGTTTAGCAACTTTATCGAGTGCTGTACTAGGAAGCTTACCTCTAGCTGATCTGACACCGGAATATATACGCATGTGGTCGTCCAGGATAGTAGGTAATGTATAGGTTATCTTATGTCTCTTCTTATGTGCAACGAATGTCGCTCTGTCTTCATTGAATATCACGACCTTACGAGCAAATCGTGGGTCATGAATAATTGATACTGGGTCATATCCCAGTTCGGCTGGTCGATATGTCAGGTTACCGATATCGAATGGTGCGTTCCACGCGAGGGTGAAGTCGTCTTCAACAGCCTTTACCAATGCCCAAAACGCGTTTATCATTTCGATTTCTTTATCGAATATAACGATGTTATACTCCATGGTACCGAACTTCTCATCAAACTCTTCGTGCATCTCTCGACGCAAACCTTCGGTATTATTTATAATCTCATCCATTCTTCCGAACTCCGGACAATTGAGGACGAATACATATACCTGGTTTCGAACGTCTGATATATAAGTGATTGCAGTAATTGGGAATTTACCATAATTATCACCGAATTCATTAGTACCATAACCTCTGGTATCGGCTTCGATATCGTAGTATCCTACGCTAATAGGCTTTGGCAAATCATTACTGTATTCATGTAAGAATTCTACAAAGTACCAATGACGTATATCCATATCGGTTCCGCCGACATATGGTGAAGCATCAACATCTTCCGGTGATATACCGAGTATTTTCGCAGCCGCATACTTTCGCTTACGATACTTAACCCTAACCACATCGCACTGGTCTTTCATATAGAAGTCGGGACGATATGAACCGTCCATATTAAGCGGATTTTCAGCTGGGCTCTGGTTTCTATATTGCTCCTTGACAATATAGATGTCAATTTCAGGATTCTCGATATTCTTGACGAACTTCTCACCGGTATCGATGTCCTTATAAAGAATCATCAACATATCTGATGCCTCTCGTGGGTTATCATAAATGATTGATAAGGGCATCACGTGACGCCCTTCAGCTTCATTTCCTAAAAATCTCATGGATGTTTCTTCCTCCATTTTACATATTCTGAATCATTGACTGCATTCATGATATTATCGACAAGATTTATGATGTCCTTCTCATATTGGGTGGGAGCCGTAATGATACCCAACCTCTTAAGTTCAGACTTAAGGAATCCCTGATATATGGATACGAATTCCGTAAGGTCGTCGATTGTCGGCTCATAATTAATATCGAATTCTTTATCATTATCAGCAAGTCGCAGTTTAACATGCAGTTCTTTCAATGCTAATACCATATTATATGCCACTACCACTGCTGCCTCGTTTATCATACCTTTACCCATTAATGTGCGAATATTGTCTATTTCGCGTACGACATATGCTTCACAGCAAGTACCGATACTGACATCAATCAATGCGTCGAAATCAGGTATACCATCCTCATCCTCCTGTGATAAAAATACGTTGAGCAGTACTACACCAATGGGTATGTCTGTTTGCTTATCTCGTACCACTAAATATAAGTGATCCTGACCCCTGGTCTTAGCCCTCTTCAACAACACCAATTCAGTATATATCTCGGTTATATCGTTTATATCGATTCCGTAATTCGTGAATTCTATCTCAGATATAAAACGTATCTGATATTCATTATCTCCAATCTGAATTTCTTCACTGGACATAAACTCTGATGATGACCATGGATCCATGGCATAATCACAATAATACCGTTTAGCATTCTCGCTGCGTATACCGGGAATATTCGTCTCTAATTCAGACGCATTCTTAATAACTCTAATCATAAGTACTCCTTTCGCCAAGCCACTTTTACCGGTTCAGTGGCAACCGTATTATACTGCACTATGATATATACTCTCATAACTTCTGACGAAATAGCATCCGAAAACAACCGTCTAATGATTTTATTTCATAAGGAGGAATCAATCATGAGTAGTACATTGGATGGACTTCGACAACTCGTTGCATCATCATCCCTCTCAGGAGATGCTCCTGAAGTCGAAGTAGTTACACCTAAGAAAGATAAAAAATCAAAGAAACTTCCAAAGTTTCTCGATTCAGAATCACATACCAGCATTGACGACCCTAAGTTACTTCTGGATGACCTTGATAAGAAACTTGCTAAGTATGGAGGTCTTCAGGAAGAGGACTTCGATGCATTGATTGATACTATCGACGTAGATGATGAGGATCTTGAACTCAAGTCTGCACTCATCGGTATGGGTCGTAAATATGCACGAACTAACGCCGTATCTGAAAGTGAAAACGAGATTGACAGAGCGTTTGCTGCTAATGAGCAGGAGCTTCGTAACATCCTCGCAGAAATGCATAAGGATAGTGCTAAGCTCGAGAAAGACCTCGAGAATCTCCGCGGTACAGGATTTAACCGTTCTGCTATTAAGACGGCCGAACTTGCCGGGCAGAAGACATCACTTCATACTGCAAGAGTGAGTGTACTCAAAGAACTCAATAATATCGCAAAGACTAAGATTGAGCTTAAAGCTAAGCTCGATAAGAATGTTGGTGGTACAGATGAATCTCTTATTACTAACAATATCATGCAGCAGCTCTTCGGTATGGGTCACCAGCACCTCATCGGAGATGTTGGAGGACGTGAAGAATTCTCCGGTGCAGATTATGATGAAGATGATAATGATTCAATGGATGATATCGGCGAGCAGTACTCTGAAGATTATGACAGTAAGAGAGCCGGTAATGATGGCGATAAGTATCTTAAGTATGAAGGCCAGCATGTCGATTTAGTCGCCGAGTTTAATACTAATACTGAGGACTGGAATGTATATGCGGTAGACCAGGATGGTGAACCTATCCCGGATTACCCAGTTCCTGAAAATCCGAATGATATCCAATTCGAGATTAACTATCGTGCAAATACCGCAGTTGACCACCTTCAGAGACATTATATCTACAAGGAAGTATAAAAAAAAAACAGCACCGCCAAGGTAATTCCAAAACCGCCAAGTATGATTACTTGGCGGTGCTGTTTAATTATTTAGCAAGCCCAGATAAGCTTACAACCATTTTTCTCGATTGCCTCGAGAATTTCCGGGTCGTAGTCGAATCCGGAAAGCACAACATTAACCGGGCTCTTTCCTGCAGATGTATGATCTGCGAGGTTTGCTCGAATCGCACGCGCCGTATCAGCTACGTTATCTTCGTTATCAAGTAACTGCACAAACGCGTTTCCTGTCTTTTTCAACACATCTTTGATAGATGTGTCGAATGTCAATCTTTCTGGATTGACAAATATTACGGTTCTTGTAACAACGGATTCTTTCATACTATTACCTCCAGTATGAAGGGCTATTTTATACGTCGCTAAGTGCCCTATAACTTAGCGATACTTCCTTTATTGCTACTAATATAATATATATGCACTTATCTCTAAAATCACGGCATAAATTATCCCATTACCCTTGAAGGGTAATGGGATAATATTTTTACTTTGTCTTTCTTGCCTGTGCTACTGAATACTTAACCAATGTCTGGTCATTCATCGCACCAAAGTACTTCATAAGAAGTGGTACGAATGTATCATATACCTTTGCACGAGCAATTGAGAGCTCTGTAGGCTCAGCATTCTCATTAGTTGCATCACCAATGAATCTGTTCTCAGTGAATGTCTTGGTAGTGGATGGATACGTATCCACTACGTCAATGACATGCATGAATGCGAGACGATACTTAAGAGTCTCATATGTAGCTCTCTTACGAGAGTTAGTAATAATCTTACAGAGATGATATAAGAAGAAGAGACAGATGTTTGGAATAAGACGTGTATCTGGGAAACCAATAGGTCCCGTTGCATATGTCTCACGGAAGTTTGCCTCGGTAATAAAGAAGTTAATAAACTTCACGATATGCTCCTGAGTAATACCGATAGTCTCGAGGTCACGGTAAACTGGACGCTTGACATTGATAAGTTCCTTCGCAAGAATACGAAGTCTCTTCTGATTATCAGTCTTTGTATGGAATGGTACGAGGAGTGCCTCGAGGTCATTCTTCTGCATACAAGCAATAACATCATCGATGCATGCAATGAGCTTTGGTGCATTAATATTATTACCGGACTCAAGAGTTGCCTTATCCTTCAGAAGCTTCTCAAGAAGGTCATCATATACGGTGGTATTTGGATGGTCTTCCATATACTTCTGATAAACGACATCGTATGCAATATTAGCGATTGCAATATCGTTCTCAAGAGTCTTATACATACCATCAATCTCGTTAGCAAGTTCGTCCTCAGGTTCAGATTCCGGCTCTTCAATACTCTCGGCAGCGTCGGATTCGTTCTCGTTTTCATCGAAATTGAAATTCGGTTCAATGAAATCCGTAAGTGCCTTGGATGTTGCTGACATCGACTTACTTGATTCCGCAAGTCCTGCTGCAAGTTCCTTGAGACCATTATAATTTTCGATTTCTCTCTTAGCCATAACGAGCTCAATCTTAGTCTTCTTGCTGAATTCGTTAACGACGTCTTCGACATCCTTAACTACTTCAACTGGAATACCGTTCTCATAAGCTTTTCTGAGAACCGCTTCAACCAGCGGATTATCATGAGTGATTACCAGCTTATCATTTGTGGTAGTCAACTCAACCGTTGGAATATCTTTCGGGTCATCGAGACACATAGCAGCGGTAGCTGTCTCGGTCTCCTCCATTTGTGTATTAACGGGCTCTGTCAGCCCGCGTGCTTCATTAGTTTCCTGCATGTTGGTAGTCCTCCTATGAAATTAAGTTTAGTTATCACTTAGCATTCTTGATAAGTTTAATAACCTTCTCAGCATACTGAATCAGTTCAGGGAATGTATTGATAGTTCCTACTGAAGAAACTTTGGATACGAGCCCGAGTTTGTTAGGATTACCAGCATACTTCACTGTAGTAGAATTTGGGTTACTGATGGTCCTCTTACGAATCTGTGCAACCATATCACAGTAGTCATCAGCCATCTGACGTGTAGTGTTATCGAGATTATCTGATTCGACTCTGAGCTTATGGATTACTTCACGCTGAGTGAAGATGTTCTGAATAGTAGCTCTAGCCATATTCATTCAGTCCTTTCATTAATGATTAAGATTCTTAGCATGAGCTCTCTTAATATAAGCAACGATTTCGAATCCCATATGGCTCTTAAGACCGTTTGAAACATCAGCCATCATCTGCTCGAGAACATCGATGAAGTTACCGGAGATTTTACCCTCTTCGAAGAATCTTTTAATATGTGGTTGGATTTCGTTATCTGCATTGATATGATTGATATATTCAATCTCGTTGAGATTATTAAGGGTCAGGAAGCACACATCATAAACGTTTGCTCCGATAACCGCATAGTCCTCATCAACGACTTTGAGGAATGCAGAAAGAGATGCATCGCGAGCAATTCTAGGATTATGCTCGAACTGGTCCGCAAGCATCTTACTGTTAGCATCAATGTAACGCGTGATTACCTCGAGGAGATATTCACGTAAATGAAGTATGAAGAAATCATAGAGTACAATGGTGACACCCTGTAACTGAGCTTCATCCATATTATCAATCCAGAATTCATCGATATGAAGATTGAACTTCTTCAGTATTGCTTCAATAAACATCAATGCAATTACTTTTGCCTTATGGCGGCAAGTAGATACCATACTTTCGGTGATACCATTATCGATATCAACTTCAAGTGTTTTAAACTTGGTATAGTATGGCCTATAATAGTCGATCGGTGCATCAAGACCGAACTCATCGGTCATTATCTGCTGCTCGATAGTTTTGGCAGTTCGTTCGGTATCGAAGAAATCAAGAAGGTCTTCAATACCGTCCATTGAGTAATCATCATACATTATTTATCCACCGACTTTCTTCACATTATAGAATGATTAATTTATAGGCATGTTAATAGAGATATTGAAATTAAAAGTAGTCTGATAAGTCGAGGTTAGCATCTGGATTATATACCGCCTGGTTATAGAATTCATCCATTGATACCTCTTCATACAACTCATCATTATCAATCATCGTCTCATCGACAGCATCTTCATCAAACTGTGATTTCCTAGCAACTTCCTGCATATGAATCATAGCAGCTTCACGTTCGATACTACTTCTGATCGATGAATTATCAGTATTGACATCCTTCTTAACACCCCTGACAAATATCTGTTTAAGATCATCTGGCAGATATTCCATGAGTGCAGCAAGGGCATTCTTTTTATATTGTGGGTCGCTAGGGTCAAGATTCGGGGCTTCTTTCATGCCCGGATAAATACCCCAGTTACTTAAATTGGTGGCAGTACGATAAACTGTATGACCCATGGAAAATGCTAAAGCGACGTCGTCGTGCTTGCCAGGTGCAGCCTTAATAGAACCATTGACTCTTTCAAGTGAGCAGATATCGTCCACTACGAATTTACTATTAGCCTTCTCAGGGCTTTCGACTACAATAGTCTCAAGAGTTGCCATCATCATCGGACGAGTTTTCGGACTAGTATTCCAACCAATCGCTCGTTCTGCTTCAGGGTCAAGATCTTTTGTATTGATAGTTTCTTTCTTATCAAGCTTATCTGTATCATACCATAAGTGGTCGGCGTACTTCGTAAGAAGTAATTGGTTGATAAGTTCTCGTCCTCGGTTGTTTTCGATAATAATCAATCCTCTTGGACAGAAGTTGTCCATGAACTTGACCAATATTTTAGCCATCTTAGTCTGATTGATATATGGGGTCTTGAATTCGAATGCTACCTTCTCAGTAAACGGGCTTATGCCCACCACAGCAAGGTTGTCTCCGCTGAGACCTTCAGCGGGGTCGATTGCAATAAGGTATGGGGTTCGCTTATTAAGCTTCTCATAGAAGAAGAATGGGCAGAGGTTATCAGTATAGTCCACCTCATCAATAGGACTCTCGACATTGTTAAGAAGTCCCATGAGTTGAGTTCTCTTAAACGGTGACTTGGAAGAACCCCTAAGTCTCTTAAGCAGAATTTCACGAGCAATCTGCTCAGGGTTATAGTTAACACCTCGACATGCTTCCTCATACCATTTATTATCGCACTTAAGCTGTTGCCACGTATGTTCGACGTAGACGATACCGTTATACGATTTAGAGTTTACTATACTCTTAAGCTTCTCGATAGGAAGGTCGAAGTAATTATCCTTCCACTTGAGCATTGGACGACCATGGTTATCATTATCAGTATCACCATTGATGAATATATCAGCATTCTGACCTTCCTTGGTTTCCATATTACCAGGGGTAGATGTGAATATACGTCCATAGAGTGACATATTCTTCTTAGCATTATCAGACGCTGTCTTATATGAGAATGATGACGCGTAGTAGATATCCATGTTATATGGCATCCAGTCAAACTCATCATACATTACGATAGCAGATGTAACACCTCGTCCTACAGACTGTGCTTTAGCACTTGTAGATGCAGATGGAAGCAACTGAATCTTATTAAAGTTAATAGGATTACCCATAGAGAGTACGTTATTCTGTTCCTTCTCAACCTTACCAGTGGTCTGGTCGATAGATAATTTCATCTGAAGATATAAAGGCAACATGTCTCTTTGGGTCTTTAGTCGGCTAAGATTCATCTTATTAAGAGTGAAGTCTTTATTAGCCAATGTAATGGTCGCAGATGTACATCCGAAGTGGAAGCTATAATTGAGTTTAGCAAGGGCGTCCTGTGTCTTACCTCTCTGACGAGGCTTTGATGAGTAATGGTCAATACCATTCAAAAAAAGATACCATGTAGCGATATTATTTCTATCGGCAATGAATGATGTACCACCACCAGGACAGATAGGTTTACCATCTACTGGGATACGGCATATTTCTCGTAAGAAATACCATGGGTTACGGATACATTCGATAATGATACGAGCCTGTATTTCCGGTGGTACTACCAGTGCATAGGGGTCAATATCCATCAGAGTTTCATCATATAATCTGAGGAAGAATTTATTATTTTTCACCCCAAGTACCTTAAGGTCATTATGTAATTCAATGAAGCTTTTATTCCTAGTGGTCCATTGATACAGTTTCTTCTTCTTGTTATTCTTTCTATCGAATTCAGTCATAGCTTCTTTATGCTCATGAAGAGTAGTAGCTACAACCTGTTCCATATCCTTGGACATAGTTCCTATATCGGATTCCAAATTCATCGGAGGGACATGCTTATGATTATCATCATCTAAGTCCGGATGATAATCTCTAAATACCCTGACCTTGGAATCATTTATAATAGTAGCCAAGTTATATCCTCCTTTCATTCAAGGTTATGAAATTGTCTAGGGACATATTTGAGCAAAAAATCGAGGCCACCGAAGCGACCCCGATTCGACAGTTATCTCATTGCGAGATAACTGTCAATAATTTCCATCATGCTGGAAGCTGCCTGATGAGAATATCGAGATGCGGTAGCTTCCCCGAAACCACTGCTCACGATAAAGCTCTGCTTATAAGCAGAGCTAAAGTTTTCGACATACTTCGGCACGAAACCTTCGATGTCATCGGCACTCATTGCACCAATCCTCTCAAGATCCATAAGGATCTGTGGAGCGTTAAGTGTAAAGCTAGCGCGGTTAACACTAGCAATATACTTATCCTCTTCGGAAGAGGATACAAACGTGTTGAACACATTGTCGATAATTGCGATCACCTTATTATAAGAATTATACATTTCGGACATCATAATGATGCCTCCTTTCTGCCACCGTCATCAGTGGCCCTAAACTATGTACATCCATAGCCGTTTGCTACTTCTTGTACAATGTTATGATATATATGCAGTATATACGGAAATTACGGTGTAAATTATCCCATTACCTATATAGGTAATGGGATAATAATTACTTATACGTTATATTCATCTTCGAGCGTAAGTCCGCTGTCGAAAAGTGAATATGCTGTAACGTTTTCGAGATCAAGGTCGTCGTTGAACGCACAGTTTACTGGGTCAATGACGTCGAGAGCTTCCATTGCAGCATCAATGTCGATATCATCATCGTCATCTTCGTCTACAAGAACGTCGTTCACGGCATCGTCATAGTCATCGTCTTCATATTCTTCTGGGTCTGGGTCGTCATCAACACCAGCAACAACGTCTTCGCCTTCGAGGTCACCAGTATCATCTGGATCATCATCGATAAGTTCAGAATCATCAATATCTGGGTTCACTGCACCTTCAACACCAAGACCGAGTTCAATAACGCCATATGCATCATCTCTCAGTCCAGATTCGAAGATAGAGTCGTCTGTATCAAAGATATCTAACTTAATCATGTATATCATTCCTTTCGTAGTGATAGTTTCGATTTATATGGTTGTTAACTCAAGCTACCTGCTTGAAGTAACCATTATAATGGTTTTTCATGATATAAAGTATCAATGGGAAGTATTCAAACATATGAATCGATGGAGTTGCCAGAGAGGACATGAGATAATCAATATCAAACTCAACATTGAGCCCTTTGATATAATTATAGATAATATCATTCATATATTTGATAATCTTCTCTTCATCTGTCAGTTCTTCTTCAGCATTGGTTGGAGGATTAACAGAGTATTCCTTTAAGCTAATGCCTTCCTTATTAAAGTCCTTATTCGGATTACTGATAACTGATGCGATGTTGACATATGCCCTATCAGCTTCAGGGTCGCACTTACATGTCTCTTTATCAGATCTACCGTACTTCAGGTCATTGAGAAGCTCTGTTGAGAAGTACTCGTTATCGTAGCAACATACATTGCTATTACGCACAATACTCAATGACTTAGGAGACGGGAATCTCGCAAGTAACAATGCTGAGTATGCCTTACGAATAGGTGTCAGTATATAATAAAGAGATGGGTCAAGAAGTGTTGTATCCTTGGTCATGACCGCATGCCAGATGGACCTCTTAAAGTTATAGTCAAACATCAGAGGCTCGAGGTCTTCATATACAATTGCCGATGTGGAATCGAAATTGTCTGAATTATAGAAGAGCCCTGATTCCATGATGAATTTGGTCATATACATATCGTATATTGAATCCGTCATGATATTACAATGCGGGCGTATAAAACACTTGAATCTCTTTCTCGGCTTGGGATTGCTATATTTAGCAACCTCTGCAGAAGCAAGCATTGCGGGCATCATTCCAGGCAGATTTGCTGGATGAACTCTCTCAACCCCGGGCAATACGTACGGGCCGTGGTGGAAGTTAAGAGACGGATCGACGAGATTCGGAATATTGTAGAATGACTCATTATACACATATGAGTTTACCTCATCATTAAAGTATAATGCATTGTACAGCTCAGTCATCTGGGTAATACCCTCTGCCAAAGTATTAGCATTATCATAATCTTCACTTCTAATGAAGCATGCATTCTGGGTACCAATATTCTCAAATACGCATATATAGTTCTCGACTACCAACTTATCAATACCCTTGGTGATATCCTCACCAAAGTTGACAGCATGACCAGATGCTGAGAAGAAGTCATTCGACTGAATAGAGAGATTTCTATAGCCATTAACTCTGACCAAGAACGGAACCATGTTTGGAAGTTCGATATAGATATGGTCATATGGCCTTGGAGTCAGCGTATTAGGAAGAATGATAATCTCGTTAAGGTCAATATCGTTGGAGATGATACCATCTTCAAATGTAGTGTCCGGCTCGAATCCTCCCTTGATATATATCGGGAATCTGGTAATCTTATTGAATCTTATAGGGGATGATGAGCCGGTGATATCCTGGATAGCATCAGTACCCGGGTCCGCCCTACTGTGAACCATGTTGATTGCGTAATATGTGACATATATCGGGTCGGTATCCAGATATTTAGAATACTGCCCGATACGATTTTCAGTATAGTTACGAATCACGTTCTGAACGAACTCTGAACGCGAGTTACTAATTACCGTAGCCATCTAATCACTCCTTTTATGGATGAATGTAATTAAAGGAATGTTTTGAGGTATACAACGGTGTAAACCCGTAGAACGAATTAACGTTCTACGGGTTTACTATATATGAATGGAGGCCTTAAAATGAAAGACAGCTCGGATTAACCGCCAGTTGTTTCATCTGTAGTTGTGCCGCCTGTTGCTGTACCACCAGCTGTTGTGTTGTTTACAACAAATGCGCCGTTGTACTCGTTAGGAGCGTGACCGGACATAAAGCCGTTAGCATTCACGTAATTTGTATTACCAGCTCTGCCTGTAATCTCGAATGTACCCTGAACTGGAGTTACTTCGAAAGTAAGAGTTCTCTGAGTAGCCATTACGTTTGGTACGAGTGGCTCGAGTGGGTTCTGGTAACCTCTGTCAATAATAGCGGAGTGCATGATATGCTTGAATGTGATACATTCAGTTGTTGTTGGGATAACGATGAGTCTTACTGGGTCTTCAGGGCTCATGTATGTAGATGTGATGATGTGAACTCTGTCGCCGTTAGCGTTTGTAACACCAACCTTGTATGCGAGCTTAACACCAGATACATCTGTCTGGTCAGAGAAGATCCAACGAACGTCGGCCTTGAGGTATCTTACGAGAGATGGGTGACATACAGCACAGATGATGATGTCAGGTGTCTTGAGCTTATACTTAAGCTCTTCAACGACTCTCTCAAAGTATTCCTTAGCCTGGTTCATCCAAGCGTCGATACCGATGGAGAAGTTCTGAATTGGAACTGCATTGAAGGAACCGGAAGCTGTGAAGTTGTCTTCATAGCCGAATGGACCCTGGATTGCCTTGCTGTGAACTTCATAGGAGTTCTCAACGAATGACTTGATGCCGATATCCTGGAGGTTAGCGAGAACGTCGCCCATCATATCAGTGTTATCAGCGTAGAGGTCTGTGTTATTAAGAACGATAGCGTCCTGAGCTTCTTCGATAGTTACTGCAGCGTTGAGTCTTGGGCCGGATTCTGGCATGTAGAATGTGAGCGGCTTGATTGTTCTCTCAACGGAGAGTGATCTGTGGTTGAAGCGGTTAGCAGCCTTGCCCTTGTGACGGAACTTCTTGATGAGACCGTTTGTAGAGAATACGGATACTGTACCTGTCTGGAAGTCAACATTACCAACAATGGAGTCTGTTTCGGACTTGATTTCACCGTTTTCATCTTCGTATACGCACTTAACATTGTTGCCGTTGATGAGTACGTGAGAAGAGAGGTCAGGCTTGATATCACATGGAACTCTGTATTCCTTGCCGCCGATTTCGAATACTACTTCAAAGATTGTATAATCATGTGTAAGTGTCTCGGAATTAGGGTTAGTGATAGCAGATTCGAAGTAATTCTTATCAGGAGCGATAAGGCATTCGTTCTGGAGTGGAAGTTCGATAAAGTCTTCTTCGCCGTGCTTAAGGTTGATACCTGTAGCATCGTTGAAGAGCTTAGCCATGAGATCCTTGTTGTAGTATACATCAGGGATTCTGTATCTCTGACCTTCAGCATCCTTTACCCATCTTTCTTCCATCTGAAGTTTGATGATATTGGACTTAGCAACGTCTGCTGCAAGAACGTCCTTCCATACGCAGGATACCCACTGTCTCTTAAGCATGAATGGTGCATAAGACTGGATAGGAGCATAACCTGTCATAACAGATTCACGAGCCATTTCCATAAGAGAGTTCTCAAGGAGCTGGTCGAGTCTGTCAGCATATGTAGAATAGAATGGATCCTGAGAAGCATCGCCAGAAGCAAGCTGTGGATCGTTTACAACGGACTCCATTACCATATCAACGAAGTCTCTACGGCATCTGCTGTTTCTTGCGATAACAGGCATGTTGTCAATGGCACTGCCGCCCTGCAGATCATAGGACTGGATAACGTGAGCTACGTCATCTTTGAAAGCCTGTGAAGCAGCAACCGGTGACATTGTTCCAACAAGAGAATTTACTGTGGAATTAATCATGGTTTAAATTCCTCCTCATTTCTATAGAATTTATTATACGTTTCTAATCGTATTTACATGACTGTTTAATTAAAGCATTTGTGAAGATACTCTAAATATACGACTGAGAAAGTGTATTTTACTTACTTTGTTGTATTTGGACGTTTCGATATGCTTTCATAATTAAGGCTACTAGCAATACGTCTAGCACCCTCTTTAGCACGCTCGCTTCTGTCCTTTGTCTGAGCCTTCTTTTGCTGTCTATTATACGCTTCAATGAACTCCTTCATCTCATTTGTAATAGCATCATATGTCATATTACATAATGAATACTTACGAAGAACTTCATCGACTGTCATTGCAGATAACTTCTTAGTACAGATGATGTAGATAAGTTCCTTGAGTTCGTTGAGCTGTTCACGAAGTCTATAATACTTCTTACTCTCAGAGTTAGTATACTCTGGGGTAAAGGTATTCATAGTGGTTACTGAGTCTATAATAATAGTATATAGTTTCAGGAATTTGGTACGATATGCTTCTTTAACAGCCACACTACGAAGCGGGTCAGAAGCAGTATTTGTTAAATCAGTATCTGACGAATCATCGTTAGTGTCAAGGTCTCCACCTTCGTCATCTGGTGTAGCTGAAGTATCAACAGCTTCGCCATCTTCCTCAAGCTGTTCATCAGTAGCAGCTGCAAGGTCTTCGGTCTCTCCACCTTCGTCATCTGGAGCTTCTTCACCAACATCATCTTCCGCAGGTTCTTCAGATTCAGTGGTATCTGCTTCAGTTTCAGCATCAGCACTCGCCTCAGCTTCGGCTTCTGCTGAACCATCGACTTGACCGAGTCTATCTAAGTCATCATCGAGACCTTCCATTGCAGGATACATATCGTCATCGCCGAACAGATCGGGCATTATGCCCGATTCTTCAGCATCATTGAGTTGTACAAAAAAATTACTTGTTGCCACCTGCATTCACCTCCACATTAATCAGTGACTTCTTAGTAGCAAGCAAATCCTTATCAGGAGTTCTACTCATATTAGTCCTGATTGAATCATATGATGAATCCAATGCGTTACGGACACGCATCAGTTCATACTTGGCTTTTCTATCACCAGCAGCCTGGGCATCGGCAATCTTCTCATCGAGAAGCTTCATCTCGTTCTGAAGCTCGACCATTGCCTTACGACGTTCCACACGTCTTGTCTTCTTACCATTATAATGTCTGGTTACCAGTGCTATGATGCCGAGTACCGGGTTTGCGGAAAATACGCCTGCGTATGCAAGTACCTTTCCAAGAACCTTAAGTGGTGATGGTTCCTTACCACCGAGTATCTCCTCACGGTATTTTTCACCATCAGTATTGGTGATTTTCTTGGAGAGATTCTTAAAAATCTTACCAACCTGTGTATCGATGGCTTTTGCATTTGCAGTATAGCGTTTGTAGTCATTATAACCCTTACGGACTCCCGAACGTATATTGGCAGCAGCCTGGTGCAAGCGCTCTTCTCGTGAGGTGTCTTTATCATTTCGCTTGTCGATTGACTTCTGCTGAGTCTTCGTACGAGTTTCTGGTTCGGACTCGAGAGCCTGGCTCTTTTTGGTCGCTTCGGTAGCTGGCACTATTGTCATGATACCAAAAGGATTATATACTGGGATGACCCTTGCCACAGTTTCAACTGGTTCATCCAGCATGAGTTCATCGAGCTCGAGTAATGCACCTTCCATAGTACCTTTAATGTCTTCATACTTCTCGGCTTCCCTACCAGATTTCATATCGGTAATTGCAGAAGCGAAACGTCTAACGTTGAGGGTAAACTTCATATCCTTATGAGTCATATCTGGGAATAATACTACAGCGAATCTTTCGATAAACTTACCTACCGCGAGAATCATAGTCTGCATTAATGGGAATATCGAATACTCTGTATCGTTCCTAAGCATTTCTATAGTAGTGAATGCTCTATCACGAATATATGTATCGTCACATTCTACATTGTACATTGACTGTAACATCTGACGAACGATGTTGAGTTCTTCCCTGCTGAATCTGGAGACATCTGAATTCTTAGCAAATAAGTCCCATTCAGAGATTACATATTCACGGAAGAGAAGTTTAATTACTGCAAGATTATACTCGGAATCTCCAAATATTAAAGGCTCTCCCTGAGTCTGTGATGCTTCAGGTACTCTATCGGAAAGTCCCCACGCATCAAAAGAAATATGTGTTATATCAAGATTACCCATATTACCGGTATGGAACATTTTCTCGACACGGTGAACTGGTGTGATATCATTAAGGAGTACTTCGTGCAGAACTTCGATGTCACTTGTGTAATCCTCATAGTTATCACCATCATTAGCATCGACAGCACTTCTGATAAGTTCAGTAAATGAGCTTGCCAGCAGATCGTTACCAAGGTTAAACTTAGTAACCGCCTGAAGAAATTTAGATGGACTAAGCCATCTAAATATTTTGCACAATGTGTATTGGTAAGCAACCTCTGGCATTCTACCATCTGAATCAGATACCCCACCGATAGCTGGGGTATTAATCAAAGATTCGTAATATCTGATAAGTGGTACCAGGTATCGAGGCTGATTCCATAATATATTGGAGTTATCAATAGCAGACTGCATCATAGTTCTGAGCGTCCAGGCACATATACCGTCATCATCTTTTACGATTTTATCGGTATACTCTTTAAGATACTCGCAATGCATTCCACTTGTAATGAATTCATTAGCCAACTTAGGGTCGGATAACTGCATCAGATAATCAGCTTTACTATGTAATCTATCTTTATAGACAGCATTCATATCGGCCATTATATTATACCTCCTTCTGTTAGGAATTGATTATATAGAGGTTTTGGAATTGGTGCTTCTAAAAGCAAAAAAAATACCAGGAGACACGTCTCCTGGTATTGGTATTCGTCGGCAATTACTCGCCGACGAAAAACCTCCTTTCTCCGATACAGCCGTTGTTGTCGGGTATCGGATCGACTTCCATTACCCGGTAGAACCGGATAATGCCTCCTTCAGGGAGCCTCGAGGCTCCCTCGGGGAGTCGTGGCCCCGTGTACTGGGCCACAAAGAGAACGTCACCGTTCTCTATTGTATGGGCTATTCGGTTTGCTGGGACATTAAATCCCAGCATTGATGACACCACCGCAGCGGTGTCGGTGTGTCCTATAATGGACACACAGTCCCTTGGCACGTCCTCTGGACGTACCTCTTTTACGGATATACCGAAACCAGCATATCCATAATCGTTATCCATTGGAACCATACGGTTGAACATATTGAGCGATAATGCGTTTGCAAGTACGTTTCTCATAGTATTACCTCCTACTATGAAGGGCTATTTTTATACGTCGCTAAGTGCCCTATAACTTAGCGATATCTCTTATATTTCTACTAATATGATATATACCCGGTCTAGGAGGAAATTACGGTCTATAAATAAGCGGCGTAAGTATTACATACGAACATAGAAGTAAAGTCTATACAGAAAGGATGGGATACATGGCGAATACTAAATCTTTTCAGTATTATGCTGTAATCGAAGAGGCTCCCCGTGGTGACGAACAGAAGTTCGAAATCATAGGTGATCCAAAATCCGAAAACAGCGAGTCCAATTATATTGAGTGGCGTCAGTGTTTGCTTTCATTCGGTAGCTATAACCGTAATGGACGTAAGTGGGTTGCTAACCACTTTAGACAGACCCTGATGCATCCATGGTTTAGACAACAGCTCTATGAAAAGGGCGGTGTACCTGGTGAAGCCGGTCACCCGATTGTACAGACCCAGGGTGCAAAACTCAGTATGGAAAGATTACTTACAATTGATCCAGACAACATGTGTCTGGTCCTCAAATCTATCGAATGGGATGGTGAAAATGCATGCTATGGTGTGCTTCAGACTCTTGACGATGGTAATGGACCAGGCGATAAGTTCCGTCGTAGCATCCTCCAGGGATTGATTCCATCTGTAAGTGTACGTTCAATCGTCCCTCAGGCTAAAACTCCTGATGGTCATATAGATGTAGTTGGTCCTGGTCGTGTTATTTGTTGGGACAGGGTTATATACCCATCTGACCCCACTGCTTTTGCCGATTGTAGCAAGAGCTTCGAAATCACCAATAAGAAAGTCAATAAACTTTCCGGTGCTTCCGAATCTTCCGTCTCTATTGGTATATCTCTCGATGAGATTGCAGGAGACATATACAACTTAAGTGATAACTGTAAGTATGTACTTGATGGTCTTGAGCCAGCTATGGAATCTGCAACTATTGACAGTTCCGGCCTGTTCTCCGTAGGTACTGCTAATGGTCACGTATTTATCCCACTCGAGGATTCCCTCAGAAGGGATATAAACCATTTGATGAGAAAATGGTAAACATAAAATGTAATGAATGACGTATTTCGATATGAGAATATGATCAATTCAAATCAAATCTTATAAGAAATGAGGTAATAAATCATGAATGCAATGTTCGATAATTTCTCTCTCGACCTGATTGCACTCGAATCTGCAATCACACTTTTCGAAGTTGAAAACGACATTACTCCAGATTATCTTGCAAGTGATTACTCTCGCGACGAGGCAGCCGGTTTTGCTATCCCAGCGAACGAATCTGCAACAGACAGCGATGATTTCCTTGCCACACTTTTCACAGATACTCAGGGTCCTGTAGCATCTGCGGCCACTGAAGCTGCCGGTGAAACAACAGGCTCTAAGATCGGAAAGGCAATCAGCGGTATTATCGGTGCAATCAAGAATATGTTCACTACACTGGCTGCTAAGTTCAAGGAAAAGAGAGCCAAGGTTAACAGTACCCTTAATGCTGCAAAGGGACAGCAGTTGACTGAAGCTGAAAAAGATATTTGTGCTGAGGCACGTGATGTCAGAGCGTCAGCGGATAAGGTATTCAATATCCTCAACACATCTGTTGAAACAGACTGTAAGGCTATTGAAAATATCTGTAAGAAGGTATCTGCTGCAATTAAGGCTGCGCAGAGCGAAGGTCACAGTTTCTCCAATTCTGATTCCATTCAGACAAATAAGGAGAAGCGTGAAGGTGGCGATAAGGCAATTGCTGCTGCACGTGCATATGAAGAAAAGTTCAGCGGTTCCTTCGACGGTTCTGATATGAATGCTAAGAGAGTGGCTGCTGATAAAGAGCTTCAGCATGTCAGAATTCAGCTTGATAATATGAAGAAGGTTGATGAAGCTCTCGAATCTGCGGTAGCAGAGATTACAGCTCAGTATAATAAACTCATCGAACGTCTCGCTGCTAAGGGTGACGCCATCACATTTACCAAAGAAGATGGCAGTGGTAAAGACACTCTGTCTAAGAAGGAACATGGCAAGTCCAAGGAGGATGAAAAATCTGAGGCCGATAAAAAGGCTGAAGAAGAATGGCAGAAAGAGCGTGACAACGATCGTCTCGTAAGCGGCAATAAGAAGGATTCCGTTAACAATAAGCTCACACTGTCTCAGAAGGTATCAAAAATCCTTGCTAAAGCACATTTCGTAGAAAAAGGCGCTGTTATCGACAGAGCTCTCACTGCAGTAGAAAAGGTTGAGAAGGTATGCCAGGATAATGTCAAGGAATGTGACTTTATCATGAATGCTGTGAAGAACAGAATGACTGATAACACACCTGCCAAGATTGCTTACGAATCCTGTAAGATTTATAAGGAATCCTCTGTAGTATTCCAGAGAATGGCAAGAAATCTCAATGAATGTGTCAGCCTCGGCTTCTTTACTACCGAGACAAAGAGAAAGTTCATCCTTAAGGGTGCTCAGAACACTAATGATATTGACAAGCTTCACGACTAATATTCATCGTGATTATATTCATAACCAGAGAACTTCGGTTCTCTGGTTATTTTCTGTAATAAGGAGGTATAATAATGTCTGCTGAAGTTTTAGCTCAGGATGGTATATTTCCTGCCACCCCAACCAAGACCGGTTTCTTTAAGAAGCTTCAGAATATGATACTCTCAGTAGTAGCTAAGATTAAGGAGTTCGTCCGCAAGATTATACTTATGATTCAGAAGCTCCTGATGCCATCTCAGCGTGCAGATGCTGCATCCGAATTGGTTCTCATGGAGTATCGTAAGATACTTAATAAAACAGCAAAGACTGAACGTGAAACCCTTGATATCTCGGCAATACCTGGGCTTAGTACATATAATGGTACCGTTGATAATAATGTATCTGATGCCGATATTGACAAGGGTGCGACCGTACTCAATAATATCCTAACTGTACTCATGACTAATGTCAAGAAAGCATTTAGTGATATCGCTGCAGAAGCTGAGAAGCTTATAAGCAAAGACAATGAACTTGCTGGATACGAGCGTTCGACCATATCCACACTTAAAGGATTTACACCTCGTAATCCTCCATCAGACTTCGGTCAGACCCGTGTTGATATGGACAGAATGAGAACTCTTGCAGATAGCTGCAATACTCATGTTACTAAGATACAAACCATGTATAAGAATGGTGTGCTCACAGCTCTTGCAAGTGCTACTAAGTCCCAGGGACATGGATTACACTCTACGGTTAAGGAAGTCATCGTGAACCTTCTTAAGCGTCATGCTGGTAATATCATTTGCTACTGTAGAGACGGTATTCCTGCAGTAGGTGCATTCTTACGAAAGATTGAGAAGCGTGCACATGCTATTGAGAAGTCCGCACAATTCTATGAAGCTTTCAGTAACACTATTAAGAACTGGAGCAGTGACCCAGATGTTGCTACTAATCCAGAGATCGCAAACAACTGTCAGTTTGCAAGTCAGTATATTTACAACTTATCTCAGATTTGTATGAGAGTCTCTCATAATTATTCAGTAGTAACTACATATGTGGGTAAGAACTTAGGTAACCCTACATAAAAATATCCCAGTAAGGCATATGCCTTACTGGGATTAAATTAAAAGAATTCGATTGTATCCATATCAAGAACTGCTTCATCTGCAAGTTCCTTCATCATTTCCTTATATCTGGACTTACATTCTCTCAGGTTGTCGATATTGAGTGTAATATTACCAACGCCAGTTTCGATGCCGTCCTTACGGAATATCTTGCTATATATGTATGCACCAACGTCGTTTGTAGCAAGTTCTCGGAATGTCACCATTGCTGTAGTTGGAATGGTTCTGAGGTTGATGTCATGAGCTACACCCATAGTTACCTCATATAATCCTTCACTATAACCGTTATATATAGTGATAGTCTGACGAGCACTATCATAATCTGGTGTAGGTGAATTCGCCAGATTGCCAGCCATCCCAGCCATCCCCTTGATACCTGCGATATCTGTAATTAAACCAGCAGGTTCATATCCAAGTGCATATGGGAGAACGTCCCCATAGAAGTCTTTATGTGTATATGGTTCGACATCTATGAGTGTAACCGGAGTATACTGCATCAAGAAGTATTTGGGTATATAATACTCAAGTCCACGTGAACGGTTATGAAATCGAATCTCTGGATTAACGAGGTCACCAAAGCTGAGTCTGAACTTCTCGAATCTTGGGTATACAATAGAGAACTCCTTAAGAGAACTCTGCTGTATACGCTCTATAATCATTTCATCTGTAATAGTATTAGGTAAATCGTGCAACTCAAGGTCATCTTTAATAAGCTGAATGAGTTGCTGGATTGTCCATAATGGAGCATTAGCCATTTAGATTCCTCCTTTATTATAAACTCATTATATGAAGGTTCGGGAAACAACCGAGTAATTCTAACATATTAGTGGAAGGAGATGAATAAAATGTCTAGTAGTTTAATCATGCGTGGGTATCATGACCCGACATCCCTTAAGGAATATGACGTATACATGAAACTCATGGATACGGTATTTAGAGATGACCCGTTTACTATCCACCTTAACAAGAAACTCGATAAGGAATTCGCTACTCTCAGTAAGAAGACCTTTAAGAAAGATACAACTATAAACCTATCTTGGTATCATGGTGAGTATACAGATACTATGCGTAATATATTATCAATAACTGATGGTAACGATGCTAGGTCTAAATATATCGACCAGCTCGACCAGCTCGAATCTATTACGGACAGAGTGATAGATGATATTAATAAGAACCGTATGATGTATATATCAGAGTTCATCAACGAACAGTGGCACTATGCCCGAGATATGGCAATGCCTATCAATAAGGAATATAAAAATTACTACGCACTGTTAGTATTCTGCAGATTCGTCGTATATGAACATCGACATGATGTATATTACCAAATCAACAAAATAGTCGATTCTCGTAAATCCATACTGTCTCATGGAGATATTAATATCTTTAAGAAAGTTGAGCGATATAATCTCAACTATGCGATTGACAGAATGGCTATGTTTGCCGATAAGTTCGTAGCATCAGTAAGCGACTTCTCTAAAGTCAAGGACAAGATTGAGGAGTGCTTTAGACGTCTCATTTAACAAAAAAAATATAAATATATCAGGATGACCAGTTTGGTCATCCTGATATATTCCGTGGGTTTTTGGTAGGAGGCCACGGCCCTGGGGCGCAGTCGGTATGTACCACGCCAATCTTAAAATCCTAGACTATATGATCGTCATACCACAACCATATAGAATCCGGACGTGATCGGGCGTCCGGTGTCCCAACTGAGAATTGATAATCATAAATATATTTTTCTCACTAATATGATATATACGTACTATATACCGATATTACGTCATACCCCCCTTGGTGCATAGAAAATACCCAGATAACCATATGGTTATCTGGGTATAATTAGTCTGTTAGGAAGGCTTGCCTGTTGTAGGATCCTTACCAGAAGTACTCTTAGAGATAGACTTATTAAGTCTGGACTGGAGGTCCTTTGAACCGGATGTGTTCATGGATGCAACCTTTCTCTTAGAGTTAGCCTGTGCAGCACGAACGTTCTTCATAGCCTGAGTCTTGTTCTTGCGGAAGATTTCATCACGTGCTTCTCTCATCTTACCTCTGTGGAGAGCATACTTCTTCCAAGTAGTTGTATCCTTACGAGCTTCGATACGGATACACTCTCTCTTCCAGAGTCTTTCGAAGTTGACCTGCTTCCAGTTATCAACCTGGAACTTCTTAACAGCTTCGAGGGCTTCTGTAGCATTGTCGATGAGACCGTATGTCTCCCAGTATACAGCATTTTCCATAGCATAATCTGCGAACTCGTTAGGATCATCGAAGCTATCCATAAGAGTTTCGAGGAAAATAGCGGATTCAGCAGCGGGAGTCAGTTCAGCAGCACCTTCATCGAGAAATGCAAAATCATCGCCTACTGTAGATTCCATGGCACCAGCAGCAATATCTTCATCGTTGTTCTCGAAGAGACCTTCGAACATTGAATCAAAAGATGACATATTACAATTCCTCCTTTTAGGATTAATATTGTGCATACATATGTTTGCATACATTACATGAGTTGTTTAATTAATAATCATTTCAAGTCTATATTCTAGCGAAGAATGATGTTATCATCAATAGTATAACGCAAAAATATAGGAGGTAAATTATGGCACTAAGATTTGAAGATAAATGGGTATCCCAGGCTTCAGAAGTTCTTAGAACCGCACATCCTGATTGGGATGAAGAGGTACTGGAAAAGACCCTACGTAAAATATATAATATAGAGGTCAAGGACCCTAAATGTACAATGGTTAATAACTATCGCAATACATCCATACGCTCATCATTGACCGTTGTCATATCACTCATATTGACAAACAATCTTGTCCTTGGTGGGGATGGGTGCATGTTTGTACAACATTCCCAGAAACTGAGTCTGCTTGCTGAATGGATTGCAGACTTGATGAAAGAGCGTAAGGCTCTCAAGAAACAGAGGGATTCGTTCGATAAAGGTACTACAGAATGGCAGATGTATGACTTAGCACAAAATAACAAGAAGATTATGCTTAACTCTCTCTATGGTATCCTCGGTTACATGAAATTTCATCTATTCAATGTCAACCTTGCTCAGGCTACTACTGCTATGGGTCAGGCAATCATCTCGACAGCAACATGTCACTTCGAGAACTTCATATCGGACAATATCAAGTTCGTCAACGTGACAGAGTTTGTATTATATCTGATGAATATCATACATGATTATGAAAAGCTTACGGACGAGGAGCTTAAATTATTCTCAAGAGTACCACCAGTAACATCTAAGCAGGTAGCCGATAGACTTGCAGATAAGGTCGGTTTTAATATCACTGAAGATGAGGCAATGATTATATCGAGAATAATTGCTTCCGCCGATGAGGACTGTCTCAAGCTGATGTATTATAAGAATAATCTCTTCGAATTCCTCAATATACCTTTCTGTCAGTCAATTAATACTGAGCTTCTCAACTCTATCATCATTCTCCGTAATGGTGATATCGATACATTCGACTTTATGGGCGAAGAATGGTGTGATACTGTAGCACGTGACGATTCTAAATCAATACTGCTTGAAATCATTAAGATGCTCAAAGTATTCGTACTTTATAAGCACCAGATATTCGATAGAGTACGTCGAACTAGATACACTAATAAGTCTGCGGTACTTTATATCGACACGGACTCTAACTTCATCTCGGTAGTTAAGTATATTATGTATGCTTACTCACTTAAGAATGCTATCACTGAGAATAAGGATGAGTTCACATTTAAGTCGGTAAATATCTTCACAATGATTCTGACTATGTCTATCTCAGAAGCATTTGAATCATTTACTGAGGCTAGACAGATTGCCCCTGAGTGGGGTAAGAAGCTTGCAATGAAGAACGAGCTTTATTGGCCAATTATCGTATTTGGTACTGCTAAGAAACGATACTTTGGTCAGGTATTACTCCAAGAGGGTAAATTCATCAATGGCATCGACAACCAGCGTGTAGTTGCTGGGTTTGACTTTAAGAAAGCCGGTACTAAGGAATCAGTAAGACAGAAATGTCATGAGCTTATTGATACCCAGATTATCCTTGCACCGGAGATCGATTTGAGAAATATTCTAAGAGCTGTAAGAGAATATGAAGCAGAGATTAAGGTACTGCTTCAGGAAGGTGATAACTCACTCTATAAGCAGCTTACGGTTCATCCCGCTGCAAGATATAAAGCTCCATTGTCTAATCAGGGATATAAAGCGGTGCATCTTTGGAACGCATTTAACCCTGCAGAAGAGATGGCATTCCCTGCTGAAGTCGACCTGGTTCCAGTTACACTGGATACTGGTATGTCAAAGAAGAAGTATCTCATGATGCGTGATGACCCAGAGGCATTCTTTAATAGTAAAGAATCCGATGCAGCAGTTCCTTTTAAGAAGCTATATTATGAGCACAGAGAAATCTTCGAGAATTATTATCGGAACATTCTTATGTCATCTAATGAGTATGAATGGACTATGTCTATCACATGTATAGCTAAACCGCGTGATATGACTAATCTACCAGCATGGATGAAAGATATAATCAACTCATCCAAAATTATCACAGACGTTGTTAACCTTATCAATCCTATCATCGACCCACTTGGTCCAAAGATTCAGAAGACAGGTGCAACAACACAGCATTATACTAACATCGTGAATATCTGAGCCGGTTGATTTATACTTCACCGGCGACAGATTTCATAAATATTTATTAATCATAGGAGGAATACTTATGTCAAAAGGCACAGAATTAATCACAATCCAAAAGCACAATAAGCTCAACCGAGTATTTCGTGAAGACGATATCGGTCCAGGCGGGGCTCATCATGAGTATCGTATCGTTTGTGCAGATAACGAGAACTACTCTTTCCCACTTATCATATTCCAGAAGGGACCTCGTAAGGATGAGAAGAGTATCAGAGGCGTACTTGATACTGACCTGCTCGAAATTGTAAGAGACCGTCTTAAGTTCTTCCAGGGAGGAGATTTTGCTTGCGAAGAGAATGCTGAAGCTCTCAGACACCTCGAAATCGCACTCATGTATATGAATAAGCGTGTCGAGGACAGAGCTGAACGTCAGGTACTCGGTACCAATAACAAATGAAAAATATTGGCTATAGGTCAGCCGACAATAGCTAGTCGGCTGATTGATTATACAAGGAGGTTTAACAATGGCTTTTAACAACAATGGGGGAACCGAAAGATTCCCAATTAACACACAGTCACTTATATTCTTCAGTGATAACGTAATGATGTCACTGAAGTTCAGTGATAATATCTGTATTGTATCATTCAGGGATGCCAAATACGATGAAAACGGTAAACGTTCATTCCCACGACCAACTGGCGGAGATAAGGACCTTTCAGCTATTCTTACCCGCGAAAAGGCGGCAGCTTTTATGAATCGCATTCGTAGTGAATTCATACCAAAGTTCCAGGAATACGTGGATACGAGAAATGATGATACCACCTTCAATAAGGGCTTCAGTATCGGTGTCGCAACCAATAAGGATCTTACCAACGTGCTCTCTATTTCTACAGGTAAACCTGAATCTGGCCCATATATTCCAGAAATCGTATATTCTACAGACATCGACGCGGCTACACGTCTTCCTAAGACAGTTAAGGTATTCAAGATGACCGATACAGTACCAGTTATCATTGGTTACGATCCATCCACAGGTGATTTTGAATCCATCGAAACTGAATATCCACAGATTATCACATTCATCACAGCACTCGATGAGTTTGTAAAGTCTCAGTGTAATGGCACTGTTCATCAGATTGAAAGCCGATATGGTAATACCAACTATAAGACTCGCACAACCATCAATCAGATTGCCATGAAGAATGGTATTCAGATTGAGGCTCCTGCTTACCAGCAGAAGACTGGAAATACACAAGCGTTCACACAGTCAGCTCCACCAGCACTTGAGCTTAAGCAGTTCGATGGTGATATGGCGGCGTTTATGCAGATGACCGGAGCAAGCGACAGTAATCCATTCTAAGGAATTCGTATCAGGCGTTGATATATCACTCAACGCCTGATTTTTTTGAAGGAGAAATCACATGGAATTTGACTTCTTAAGACCTGTAACCAAAACAAGGGATGAGGTATTTCTTGTTAAATTCCGAGGCGGTATGAAGAATGCCGGAGAGCTACTTTATAATGCAGCAACACAGTTACCGGACTTCAAGTCGTACTGGCTCGAAAACTACACAAAGTTTGCCAACTTACTCGACAAGTCTGCCGAGGAGAGATTTAACTTACTCTCACCGTTTACAAGTGCCGAGTTTCTAAAGTTCATGGCTTTATCATTCAAGCACTTTAATAAACTTGGATTTAGCAACGCGTCTCAGGATTACGCAAAGCTAATGGCACTATCTAATCCATACTTTGCATCAGTTACAAATGTTGAGATAATGTTACATGAGTTCCTAACATATGACTTCTGTAAGAAGATTTATATCTACGATACAGCATTCTCTGATATCACTAAGAAGTTCTTAAGAGACTCATTTGGTAGAGCAAATGGCCCACGCATATCCTTACTGGAAGGCTCGTTACTTGATATCATAACAGCTAAACCTGAGATTACCACTATCATATGTGACTCGGCCGATGAGGTGCTCGAGGTTATTGAATCGGAACCTGAGGGGACTGATAAATTCTATAAGAAACTCTTCCTGATATCAGCATTGCCGAATATTCGAGTCGACGCTGATGCTATGGATAAGAGTTTCTATAAGCATCAGAAATTCTTATCCGAAACCAAGCAACGCTTCAAATGCGAAGCTAACTGGTTTCAGTTAAAATATGTCACTGACTACAAGGGTGACAAATCTACAGTATACTTTAAAGGAGAGAAACCGAATGATGAATCAAATGACAAAACATGAGGAGCTTAAGAACGAAATTCGTGCAAGTCTTAATCTCATCGAATCTGCAGAATATAAAGCAATTCTGCGTGCAATCTGCGAAACTGCTGCCGAAGTAGTTACCAGAACACTTGGTCCATATGCCAGTACCACGGTACTTGATGATGGAGTCAATGCATTCTCTACTAAGGACGGTTGGACAGTTCTGGACCACCTGTTACTCGGTGATCCTGTACACTCAGTACTTTATAACTATATCAAGCGTATTAGCTTCACTCTCAACTCAAGAGTTGGAGACGGTACGACAACTGCTCTTGTCGTTGCAAACCACTTCATCCAGCTCTTCGACCAGATGATGGCAGAGATACGCCAAATCAACTCACGTATCAGACAGGCTGAGCTTATTGAAAAGATTGAGTCTATGAAGGACTTAATCATTACCGAGCTCAACAAGGACACCCATAAGCATATCATCGAAGATACCGGCGACGACTGTAAGTTCGAAGATATCTATAATATCGCATATATCTCCTCCAATGGTAACGAGAAGATATCCGAAACTATCAGAGAGATTTATGAGAAGACTCATAACCCTAACATTCACGTTACACTCTCCGATACTGATGAGACTACATACACAATTAACAGAGGTTACAAACTCGACTGTCACCTGCTCTGGGCACCTCTCTATCTCAGAGGCGATAAGGAGTTCGTAAATACTCGTAATCCACGTGTCTTCATCTTCGACCACATGGTGAAGTATAACGAACACTACAGCATTATCAATGATATCGTCAACCTGGCTAACAGCGAACATTCTCAGGCTATCATCTTTGCACCAAGTTATGATGACCAGATTCTTTCTGCTCTCGGTTCTGCTATTAAGGGTGCTGCTGAGAAGGTTGTAAATGCCGGTGAACTTTCAGTAATGCTCTTCCAGCTTTCACTTACAAGTAAGGCACTCAAGGATTATGCTGCTGACTTCGCTATTCTCACTGGCTCTGAAATCGTTAACTATACAAAGGTGCGTATGTTTAACTTCCTTAAGACGAACGCATCTGATGAAACGGTCGAAAACTACGAGCATTATTACGGAGACTCCGATGAATTCCATATGATGTTCCCATCACAGGAATGCCAGAAACCATCCGCGATTATTGAAGGTTCTGCCGGTAGAGCCCCAAGACTTACTATTACTGAAAAGTATCTGCTTCTTGAAGATTACTCAAAGGATACAGTTGCATATCAGGCGGCTCTTGCGGCACTCAAGGAAGACTTCAACTCTGCTAAGGAAAAGGTATTCCATCATGCAGAGACACTTGAGAAGGATTATATGGAGGCACACCTCAGACTCGTTAAGTTCGTCGGTGATACCGGCGTAATCTTCGTTGGTGGAGACTCCGAACTCAAGAAGAGATGCACAAGAGACGCTGTGCTCGACGCGACACTCGCATGTCGTTCGGCATATGAGAACGGTTATATCAGAGGCTTCAATCTCGAAACTATGTCCGTTATATTTGACCTTGTTACAGCAATCGAAGCTAATGAGGATTCTACACCGGATGATTATATCAACCATACTATCCTCAGATACATTGCAGAGGCATTCATGCTTACATCTATCGATGTAATGCTCAATAAGTTTGCAGATGACCCATGTCTCCCAACAGTATATACATGGGACGGTATCGATGATGAATCAAGAAATGAAATTAAGAATCACATGCATCCGTTCTTCAGATGTCTCTGTGACCATGAAAAAAATGCAGCACTCCGTGAGCTCAAATATGACATGTGTGCTATATTTGAGTATGCGGTAACTAAGAATCTTGGTTACAATATCGTCACCGAAGAATTCGAACCTGCTGGTACTGGAGTTATCAACTCCGTTGCTACTGATAGTGAAATCCTCAGAGCAACTACAAGTATCATCACAATGCTCCTTTCTTCCAATCAGCTTCTCTCTATCAATAAGAGATATGATAAGAAGATTAACAAGGAAATTCAGAAGTCTCTCAGAATTGAGGATGCTGAAGCACAGATGACAGGATTCATGCAGGGACTCGAGAGGTTCACAGGACTCAGTTTACCGACCCTCACAGTCAATAGTAAAATTGAAAATCCTATCAGCGTTCATACTACGAAACTGCTGTAATTTATACCCAGATAACCATATGGTTATCTGGGTATTTTCTATGTGCCAGGGATTAGACCGTAATATCGGAATATTGTGCATATATATAGTATAATTGAATGAGGGGTAGATAAATATATCATAACGGCAGCTTATCGTTCCATTCGGAACTCTCTCAAGCCGGATATATTTATATCTGCTACTAAAGGAAGTTACCTCGGTCTTCCATACCATAAAACCGTTGTAGTCCCGAGAAGGGGCAGAAAGGAGTGTATCATGTAGCATGTGGTACAAACAAGTTGGGGGTACGATACCGTACCCCCTTTATATTTTGTATTTTTTTCTTTGTTTTTAGTAATACCCAGTAAGCTATGAATATTTAGCTTACTGGGTAAAGTTGGAGTCAACCAGAGTTACCAATTTCTCTGGTAGATGTGTCGGATCACCTCCAAGGTCTCGGGCGGATGCTTCATAATTAGAGTATCCATGGGATCCATCACCTCCGTTTTAATACGATGTTTTCGATATAGTGACCAAAGTATATATCATCTATATGTCAGAATACATACTGGCATATATTTTAAATACGGAGGAATGTAAAATGAAAGAAATCACATTATACGAAAATGGTCAGTGTATGCTCGGTAGCGATTACTATCTTGTATCGGTGGTAAGAAACTTCAGACTTACCCCAAGTCAGGGAATCATTCACCTGTATAAGAATGGTGAAGTGTATGCTTCCGTCACAGAAGCAGAACTTGAAAAATCTGGTGTGGTAATCAGTAATATCAGAGATTTCAGAGAGATTCTCGAAATTACCCTGAATGATAACTGGGGCATGTCTCAGTATCACTTTAACCTCACAGATGGTATGGTACACAATATGTATAACGAATGGCTTGGAGGTGAGCAGGCATGATTGATATCAAATATCTTGACAGAGTATTCATCAACGCTAAGCCACTGTCTGATGAACGAAATAAGCAGGCATTTGTTGAAGATATGAATGGGTATATCGCGTATGAAAGTACCGAGAAACCCTGTATGCTCGTACTTGAGCACAGCTCGACAATCACGACAGTTCGGGCTTATGCAATATGTATCAGAAGCAATATCGCAGGCATCGAGGTATGGACAGATAAGGACCTTAGTAATAGGCCTATGACAATTTGTATACAGAACCAATTCGTGAATGTAACGTTCCCTGGCCCTGATAGTGAAGGACTGGATATGGTTCATATCACGATGGACACAATCCCTAACTGGTTTGACGGTTCAGGGATTGATGAAAAGGATGCCGAAAGATACCCAATGATTTGGGTTAACAAAGAGGAACGTTTCATCATGTCTCCTAATGAGACAGATTACGGACCATCTAGGATCACTGTGTATATGAAGATTGCTAAGGATAAAGCCCCCGTAATCTATTATACATTGGCACAAGCTGAGGATAATAAATCGGTATCGGCTTCGAGAGAATATATCGAGGCAAATATGGATTCTTCCCATCATAGTAAGGAGGGTATAGTCCCTGGTGCTGTTATAATGATGGCAAAGAATCACTGTATTGGCTGGGAACATATCGAGCGAGACTTCGCTGTGATAACAGAGATATCTGACAATTTCCCATCTCCTGACGGAAAGATTAAACTGCAGTTGTTTGACGAACAGTCAGGACCGTATACTCTAACAATGAACCCTACCGAGTTCTGGGTTAGATATCGCGGGGTATATTCTTCGGGTGTATTAATTATCGATACGATAAAGGAGCGTATGACATATTTCATGAATGGGATGGTTATGGCATATAGCCTTGACACATTATCAATACCTAGGTATACTTATGATGAGATGTTGCAGTTGATGAACGAGCGTTTCGAACCAAAACTTGCTACAGTACCGGCTGTTAAATCGATGGTGGAAGCACTTCGAAAGAAGTTCCCACTTAAATCGATTCTGTTTGAAATACCATCCGGAGACTATTACATCACAGAGGGAGACATTAACGCAATTATGAACGCTACGATAGGTAGCATGAACGTAGCGAATTTCTTTGAGGAATTATTCGGTAAAAAGGATGAGGAAGAAGAGGAGGATGAAGAATAATGGATATGAAATTCCAAAACTATATTGAAGGGATGATGCTTGCACATCATCCCAATTACAACCCAACACATATTGACACTGAAAGGGGCTACAAAAGATGCCTCGAATACAGCCACGAGTTCGAAGAACCCGTGAGTGTATACATCACATGTGGTAAGTTCTTCTCACACGTATCCAATGTCGACTGCATGCAGTGGCATTATGACAGTGACAGACCATCGCTGCAATTCATCACATTTTATAATGAAAACGATGAGCAGATTCAGGAGCTTGACGTATCACGTACGATAAACTACTTATTCTACGACGAAGAGCATGATAGGTATTCACTTCTCATGTTTCCTTTATTTAAGGACTATGAAGACAATGCAGACTTCCCGAAACTGCAGATTGAATATGAGGGTCAGGCTCTCGTAGGTGAAAATAAATCGGTCGATGCAGTAACTGTTATTATGTATCCGGCGCTTAATGAAGCGCCATTACCACTGATAACGATACCTACAACTGATGATATCGCTATCAGAATGAGCGAAATTTACGCATCGAGATTCGTAGGCTCAACAAGACTTGCCGACAGGGGCATTGTACCCGGTACTATCGTGGTTATGGATAATAGTAATGACATCTACATGTCACATCCTGCACCGTATATGGTTACAAAAACAGGAGACCTCAATGACCCCACAATTACCCTGACAGCTATGTGGAAGAATTATGACAAATTCAATGGTAAGATTCCATATCAAGTATTCGTTCAGCACTACTTAGGAGTACTGCCAGGCGATACTATATTCATCGGCAGTGAATATGTATCATGTATGATTGGTGAAAGTCGTACAATGATGCAAATCATGTCCAACGATATCAAAGATGCCGTAAAGCTTTCTGCAAGGATTCTTTATAATCCAGAGTTCCAGACTCAGGATGGCCTTTCTATAGTATCAGCAACAGTCAAGGAAATTGTCAAGGTATTTAACTGTAACCCTAAAGGCTACATGGTATTTATGGAATCTAACGTGATTGCTGTAGATACGAAGTACTACCTTGAAGATGAGTGGAAGGAGAAATAAAATATGGCCAAGGTATGTAAATACTGTAAGAGCAGCTACAGAGATAGTTACGTGGGTAATCGTTGCCCACGTACCGACTGTACGACGGCGGAACTCATTGAGATTGATGATTTCATGGTTCCATTAATCATAACCCTTTGGGAGAAAGGTTATGATACTAAGGCGTGCTGTTCCGGGCACGTTACACGCACAACAGAAATCCTCAAGGATGGCGATGATGTATATATCGCGTTTGATGTTAAGTCAATGGCCGAACCATTCACTGTGATTGATAGGTTCGTATCGGCGACCGAACATGCAAAAGATAACGGTATCGAACCATGTATTCTCGCATGGACCGGTGAATGGATGGGACTCGCATTCTATTTAAGATGGAATACGTTTGAAGAGCAACTTCGTGCCCTCAAATATATGACAGACTTCGTGGACTCCCTACCCAATATTACCACCAAACCGCCCTTTTATTATGGTGGAAAGGATGGATACTGGGCCCTTAAAGTTAAAGAGGCTACTAGCTTAGACCTTTTAACACTCCTCGATAAAGTAGAGTTTATATGGGAAGGCAAATTCAACGACTTCGATACTACTGAGGACGAATGCCGAAAAGTGGTATTTAGCTACAATATCGTCGACGGTGTTAGATATATAATACTGACAGTAATTGAAAACTACGGTGATTATGACGAATCCTGTTGGATTCGCAGCAGTTATAATACTAGATGCCTGGGCTTCGAAGACAAGCTGGTCAAGGTATTCAGGATGATGGATACTGAAGATTATCTAATGACAGACCTAGAAATGCATGCAGCTGAATGGGAAATAATGGAGGAGGATTAATTTATGGAATATTATGGGAAGAACCATCCTGAATATAATAATCTGAGAGTTCTTTTATCGTTAGTGTGTGCTCATAAACATGTATCATTCAGTATAGGGTATAATTGTTACGGAGGTAGTATGGCCCATGAAAACCTCATTAGAAGAATCAGTAATCTGAACATTAGGAATTCGGTGGCACCGGCCCAAAAGTATTACGACGATTTCGTATTTGCCATTATGATGCATGGAATCAATCTCATGAATATAGAAGAGGCAGGTGCTACTATCATATTATGGAATTGTGAGATTCCGACTAGCTTCTTATCTATCGGAAAACTGATCCCGTTACTGGATAAATGTAGTAACCAGAATGATTATGACATTATATTTCGATTTATCAATACAGTGTTGATGCATTACTGCGATATAGGATATAATACATTTGCCGTATCTGAGAATACTGAGATATATAATAATGTAATACATGCAGTATATGCAACATACTGTAGTTTGCAGAGGGTATATGCATACATCAGTCATATTACCAATATGGATCGCATAATTCCAAAAGAAGGCCCTAGACATGATATGTTAATATCGAATATGTGCGGTACTACTGCATTTAATATGCTGATAGGCTCCAAGTATTTATCAGATATCTGGTCGGATGCTGCAAGACACCTTCCTAATTTACTAACAGTGAATGAGAAGCAACTATTGAGATTTGTTATCGGTGTTGATATTAATAGGTATCCGTGGGTAATGAATTTCCCATTATTCCACAATATTCGTGGAATATATGACGTGTACGGACTAATATATCACACGTCGGAATATGCCGAGAATGCACGTTTGCGTATCGATAGATATATTCCCGAACTGGTTGATGACACATGTATTCTCGATAATATATCTAGATTATCTAAAGAGTATATACCAATATCATATAAATATCGGGGGAACTCCAATATCATATAAATATCAGGGAAGCATTAGCTTCCCTGATATTTTTTTTGCTTTTTATTATCCCACGGACATAATACTTAAACCTATATCAAATGAAAGGGGTTGACATCATTGGACAAACTGTCACTGAATGGGTATATGAAAGAAGTCAAAGCAGATGCTAAGACGAAAGAAGAATACCGTAAAAGGTACGAAGAAGTCCGAGATAAGATCGCCACTAGATGGTTTACTGTTAAGGCAACGAACCGTATCGTTGTACACTTAAGAATACCATCCGAAAAGGTTAAGATGAACTATGACGTACTGGTTGAATTCCAGTTTGGTCGTGCGAATGGTTCATTTAAGGATTTCCGTACAGATGATATCCGAGTATATTCAAACTGCCCATCATTTGTATTCATGAATGCGAGGGTGTTTGACCGCAAGGGATTCCTGATTCCTTGGGCTAAACAGCTTTACGATAAAGCAACATTAGAACCTCCTGCTGATAAAGCAAAGAAGGAGGAAGAGCTTAAGAAAGACGTAAAATATGAGAAGAGTCTTTACTTCACAGCACTCTACCTGACAGAACTTAATCCTATCCAGGTACTCTCGGAGATTAAAGAATCTACCAACGTACCTAGAGTTGAAGCTATTGTACAGTATATGCGTAGTCCTGAGAAGGCAATGCAGGTACGTACAAAACGTAGCGAAAAGGATAAGAAAAAGCGTCAGGGTCACAGTGATAAGAAAGAGACAGTTGTGACTACTAAAGACGGCTCATTATCGACCGATAAGAATAAGGTTGCCCGTGTTCAGCGAGTATCCAAAGTTGGCTCGGTTAATAAAGTAAAGCATATATAATCGCATTGACTTTAATGAAGGGAGTTTGCACTTATGGCTAATGAAAACATCGAGCAGCAGGAAGTAGTAGATACATACGAACCTACTGCAGAAGAGAGGTTTACACCTCACGGCTGGCCAAAGCTTCACTATTGGCAGCCCGACAAGGAAGATTTATTCTTCTTCCATGAAGAGAATGTTATAATCGCAAGATTTGACAAGCTCTTCGATGACCATGATATTGACCCAGAGTACCTTGAAAGTCTCTGTACATATCATATCATCCTCAAGCACTTCGTAAAGAGAATGCCTGATATTCTCGCACATATGAATTACTTCATCAAGTATTACGATACTGACAAGGAATTCGTTATGGCATATCTTTCACTGAAGTATATTATTGACACCAAGACATCGGTCCTCACCACTGAATCACTCAAGGCATTTATTCTCGAAAGAATTATGACCGAGCAGTTCATGGATAATATCCAGAAGATGGTTGATGACCTCTACATTCCAATTATTGATACTGATAAGAATGGTAGCTATCGTTCTACTCCGAAGATTACAAACGAGCATGCGAGTGTTATCTTAGCAATATCATTTGCTATTAGACTCATTATGCCCGCTTGTATTCACTTCACTAACGTAAGCCCTACCATTACTACGAAGACCGGTTATATTCCTTGCTTCATCAGTATCTTTATGGACATCATTAAGAAGTTCGAGCAGCGTAGTATTCCCATCTACGGTGCACTCTGTAACTTCGTAGAATACCGTATTCTTAAGAGATGTGGTAGCGACAGGTCAATGCTTGCTAAGAAGCAGCAGATTCACGGTGATAACATCGAGACATATCTCGATGACCTTATCAACAAAGTAATCGTTGTCAAGAGCTTATATAAGATTGACTATGAGCAGTCCATCGTATCATATTTCGATGGTATCATCCTTAAGAACTATATGCAATTCAAAAATGAGAAGTTCCCATCTAAACCAGTTGAGCTTGCTGCTGAAGACCTGGTAAGGGATGATGATGACTTCCTCTCACGTTCAGAGGCTATTGAAATGAGCATCTATCGTAGGAATGAATCCAATCCTATCGTCACTAAGGCAAGTTCCGAGAAGGTTATGAAGAATATCAGAAGGAACTTCAACATACACATACCACAGGAAGAGTTTGATTTCTATATGGAGAATATCGTGTTGAATTCTCTCATCCAGAGATTGCTTCACATGTTCTACTCTAACTTCTTCCATGATACAACTGCTATCAACCTTCTCACCAAGAAGGATATAGTTTACCTTACAATCGTTCTCAAGAAATTCCTTCAGCATAAGGGAATGGTTCTGCTTCCACAGATATGTACTGCTACAGTACGTGGACGCTTCAAGGAGAACGTTATTAAGAACAGACGCTTCACTGAGAAGTATGAGCAGTCAGCTCACTTCCAGCATGTACTGAAGAATAAGTTCAAATATGTCGAACAGCTGAATCCTAAGGATTCGCCTATTAGGAAGATACTTTCCACTATCATCAATTCGTCATTCACTTGGGTCGATATGGACCCAGCTATTCATGAGCATAGTAATGATGACATCGACATCGATATTATCATCGATGAATTCGAGACATTCCTGCTCATTATATAAATAATCGAATTGTAACAAGTATGTAAATACGAGCTGACATAATCGTATTAACTGCTTGATTTTCACTTTACCGAAAGCGAAAATGCCATAAAGTGGCAAGAGCATCTCCTTTGATCAAACCCCGGAATCCGTCCACAGGATTCCGGGGTATATACTTTATTTTATGGAGGTTTAACTATGATTAAAACAAACGCAGAGCCTATTGTAATTAACGAAACTCCTATTTATTACGATGAAGAATTCGAGATTAAAATCTACCTGAGTCAGCTTATCATACATAACATACATGAGTTCTTCGGGTCTGATGAGGATACTGGTACAATTGTATGGATGGGTACTAATAAACCGCACGAGACAATAACACGCAGAATAACATTATCCGGCGCGCTTGACGAAGGTGCAATATTCATAATCAAAGACAGCTACTGTGATGGTAGAACTTCTGAGCCCATACCATTAATGATACGCTTCGGGTGTGACCCCGAACCAATAAATACTCCAATATCAAATGATCATATCGATGACGACGATGAATATGACGGTGTATATGTAGACGAGCCACGAATAGACCTCAACCTACAGAATGTTGAGAAATTATTCGATGAAACTATACGCAATTCGGTGCCACCATTATCGAACGATGTGTTACTATTCATGAGAATGTCGTTGAATAGTTCCGTCGCTGTTGCATTTGGATATAAATTAAAACCTTGGTGGATGGGTGGTACCCTCATGTATGATGATGAAACTGATAGGTGCTGTACCATGGCTGGTAGGATATTTAACAGAGTCATGACTCAACCGGATATAGTATCTAGGTTTCAATATACGGGATTAAAATTGCCCGGTGATGATGATACATATGATTCAATATTAAGATCGGCGATACTTGCCGTACAATGCGTTGCCGATACGTGTGGTTATACTAGGGAAACGACTCCAGTGGCTACTATATATAATGATATGAAACGTGCATTGACTGACGAGTTCCGTAAGAGAGGATTGTTGGTAGACTTCATGGTAGATGCAATCGAGAGCAAGCTAAAGGAACGTATAGAAAGCATTGTGGAATCCATTCACACGAACCTCTAATTCGCGTATATATTCTATATGGGACATTAGCGGTTGGATTAAATATCTCCTACTTGTATGCGATTATTGACATTAGGGGTCGCTACAACACAAATTATCATTTTGCCTTCCAACCGTGATATGTCCTCCTACATTTTCTCCGTTTTGACAGAGGGTCGTTGCTCAACCCTCTGTCATTTTTTTTTGTTAACTTGAGCCCTTCCCGAAACAGCTTAGTAATCGCTATAATACCTTATAGAAAGGAATGATAACTATGGATTCTGCTTCTATGGCAGGCGTAATTGAAAGAATCAAGAATGCTATATCTAACCTGGATGAATGTGCGGTTAACTCCGATCTCGGATTTCATATCGCTCAGTATATGGACCTGATGTCTTCAACTAAGGATGATAGCAAAAAATATAATGTGACTATCAAAATCATCGACCCGAAGAACGGCTTCTCTGGTATCAGTGTATATCCAGAATTATCCGAGATGACTCCAATTCTCCGTAAGTTCGCTGATAGAAACTTCGGCAAGATATTCCCTGAGTGGGGAAAGATTTGTCGTATCATCATCGAGATCGATAAGAATATGCTTGATAATACTGTTATCAACTTTACCCCAGATGAAATATGGGAGCTTATCAAAGCACAGATCAATTACACTATGGATGGCATACCACTACATGTAGTATTTGATGAGTTTATGACAACTAACTCGTATCTGACAATGATTCATACTGCCAATGTTGCTAGACTTGTCAGCATCTTCTATACTATTCCACTCATCACTGCTATGACTGGTATTCAGGCATACGTTGCACTCAATTCAGAGCTTGCTAATCCGACTGCACCAACAGTAGCAACCAATTGTAATTACACTTCCGAAAATGGCTGTGGTGAGGAGATTCCTACACCACAGATTAACAGGGAGATATATTACAATGCAATCAATAAGATCATTGCCAGATACGGCACTACGGTGCTTAGAAATAGTGACGTTCGTCGTCATGAAGTACACGTGGACGTCAACTGGTGCAATATCAATATCAAGGATATTATGAGAAGAAGAGGACAGCTCCAGGCTGAACTTATTAACAGAGCAGCACGTGCTACAAGCTACTCTATGAGATTCGCTATCCTCAACATCTGTGCTCAGTGTGGTTATGGTCTTAAGGACCGCTATACTAATAAGCTCATTGCTATGGAAAGTGTAATCGATAATATCGATAAGGGTGAGTATACCCTCCAGGCAGCAATGGAGTCTTACACATTCACAGGTTCTAATCCAAGAACAGCTGCTATCGAGATTGCTTCTGCTGAAGCATATGGTACAAGTGATGAAGTTGCACTTGAAGCTTTCTTGAAGAAGAAAAAGAGAGCTGTGCTTCCATCCGATTACGCAATCGACGATATATGGATTGAGATTGACAAAATCGAAAACCATTATGATAGAGCATATGTGCTCGACCTTATCTATCATAAGATAGACCAGCTTAACTACTTCGAAGACTCTTGTAGACAGAATGGTGACTATCACAAGTACGATGCTAAGATTAAGTCTACCAAGGAATCTCTGCAGAAACTGCGTAGAGCGGTTCTCGATAAGAAGATTGCCCCTAAGACATATGGCGTATATGTGAAATGTCCTCCGGGCTACGAGGGTTAATAAAAGAAAGGAATGATTATCATGGCTAATACAAAGACAAGACTCATTACCGTACACAATATCGATTGGATTGCCCCTCTCAAGATGTATGGTCCAATCGTAAGTGCGAGATATTTTAGCGAAGACCTCGTTAAGAAGCTCGTATACGGCGGATATAATGTAAAGGAATACCCTACACCAGTTGATAAGGCGTCCGTTAAGTCTATCAAGCTTACAACTGCTAACTTCAATGACCGCGACCGCTTCAATCCTGATAAGAAGGACCTTACAAGCGAAGCACTTAATAACGCCATCACAGGTACACCTGTTACTGGTACTGCTAAGGCCGTATCCCAGCTTACACCTGATATGCCGGTTGATACATCCAAGGCTGTTGAGACACCTACAGAGGCATCTCCTGTTAATATTATCCCCAACGGTCTCTCCAAGAACGAAAGAAAGAGACTTGCAAGACAGCAGAGAGAAGCAGAAGCTGCAGCAAGAGCTGCTAAGGCTGCTGAAGAAGCTACAAACGCAGAAGCTCAGGAAAAGGGTGAAGAAACTATCCCAGAAGAAACTGAGACTACCACAACCGAACCAGCTGAAGCTACAGAATAACAAAAAAATATCCCACAAGCCATGTGGCTTGTGGGATTATCTGTTTAGAATACCTTCCTATAGGTATTCTTTATTTTGTCCGCCGGTACTCCGAAATCCTTCTCACCTGTACCATTACGATGAATATAGAGGTGCTCTACCCAGTCTAATAGCTTGGACTTATTTAGTTGGTAAAGTATCTCACCATCAGTCTTATCACCGTCTGCATATATGTGTAAATTGAGACCCGTATTAAGTCCCATACGGATTATGTTAGTAAGTATCGCACTATATCCAAATCCACATACTGCGTAAAAGTAATCATCACTATCAGTGATTCTACAGTTTTGCATTATCGACAGTATATCCATCGGACCTTCAGCAATATGAATATTGATTGGGTGCGTATATAAGATGTCAATAGTAGCTGGTGGTGAATAGAATGAGTTGGTATCCATATTTTTTGGATTGACTTTACATTTGACCCACCTCTTCGGCTGCTCATCGAACTTATCTGCATTGATACCATTGTATCTGAATGCTATAGTATTGCGATTCTTGCTTATGAAGCCTACGTAATGATACGTTATGAAGTTAATCAATGCGTCCGATATCGGGTTACCCATATACAATGACTGTATCTTATTATGTCGCATGAACTGATGTAAGTCAAGTATAATGTCCATAGCAGCACATTCGGTTACAGTATAATTAGTACCGAGTCTAGTGTTAATATAATCAAGATTATTCAGTGCTACTTCACTTGGACTGACAACCGGTACCTCTAACTGCTCAGTCTTTATCATAGTTATCTTATGCACTCTTGATGATGCCTGAGATATCTTTGATAGTCCAGACAAGATGGAGCTATCTATAACCAGACCCAGGTCCGTTAATGTCTGAGCTGTAAGAATCCCTGAAGAGGGGCACTTGAAACAGCTATATAACATTGGGTCTAGGGGGTCATTTGGGTCGATTCGAATCGAGAAATGACCATGTGTGGGATTGTTTGAGTCCCCACAATATGGGCATCTAACAGTATGCTGAATACCATTAGATGAGATATTATATACTGGCAACTGACTTAGTTGCTGAATGATTTCTTCTTTGATAGAAGTATCCATAATTATCGCCTCCTTAAGACACCTGTATAATATATAATCTATTAGAAAGAAGAGGTGAAACCCAAATGAACGATTATTCGTCTCTTGACGAGTTATTTGACATATACATTGAACCAGCTACCGAAGGTTTAGAAATGATGGCTGCTACTACAGTGGCAAGAGTCGGTGGAGCCGGCATTGCTCACGTGGTACATACAATTGATGCCGATAAGGCTGGTCAGCTTACCAATGATGAGCTTAGAGAGCTCAAAGAGGCTGCTAAATGGTGCAGGTCTAAGTTTAAATCAATGGCTCCAGATATTGTAAAGGACCGATTAAACAAGGGTATCGTTAAGCTGGGTAAGAACGATAAAATTCTAAAGAGCAATATTGCTAATTTCGATTTCAATGCGTCTATTAGCGACGATAAGATGCGTGATGAACACTGGGCTCCAGTTGTTACCGCAACATCCGATATAACTAATGTAAGTGGCGGACTTACCAATTATGGATACGACTTCTATAAGTTGATAAAGGGTGAACTTGAGAAGAAATATCCAAATTGCGAGATGGATAGTATGGAAGTAGGTAAGTATATTTACGTGCTCAAATATAAGAAATCCAAAGCCGCTAAAGAAAGTGTTGCTATGGAGGGGCTCTTCGATAAAGCCATTGACCGCATATTTTCCACTAAAGAAGAGCGACAGCAGAAGAGGAAGGACGAAAACCTAAGTAAGTTGGAAGATGCTGAGAAAGCACTCTATGAGAAGGATCTGTGTGAAGGTATAAAACCGATATACCCAAAGATAATGTCGATGGTACATCGTGTAGTATCTAAGTATAAGTCGAAGCTTCCAAAAGACTACGAGTTTGATTATGCTGATAATTTATCATTTGATGGTAAATTACCCATTGTAAATAATATTACGTGGTATTCTAAATATCGAGAGGATGTTCTCGGCCACTACACAATTAGTATTGTAGCGTGGTACGCATCCGGTGATCAGAGGGATGACGAATACTTCGATACATTTTATAAGTTAAGTGAACCGATTGAAGATGAAATATTGGAAGAGTTATACAAGATACAAAAATCCAACAGTGGTAAATCGATCAAAATGGATGTGGATACACTCGATAGCTACGAGAGCCGTCGTATTACTGTAGATTTTCATATTAAAGGTGCTAAAGCCATATCAGATGCTAAAGAATCTGCCGCAGGAGGGGATGAAACAATGAACGATTTATTTGAAGGATTATTCGAAATGTCTGACGACAACCATGTTGACCCGGCTTTCGAATCAATCGCTACTAATCTCAGAAGAGACTATCAGGAAGATCCGGAAGAACCAATCTCACTGAAGTCTATGTATTGCGTTCATATGAACGACGATGCGCTTAAGAAATATCAGGATGAATATGACCAGCTTAAGAAGGTTGATAAGAATGCGGAGAAGCTCAGAGGGTGTATGTACTTCTGGCAGAAAGAGCTTGCTGCATTTATCTCAATCGATATCCGTTCTGATAAGGTATGGATTGACACACTTGAGGTAGTTAAGAAGTTCAGAGGTAAGAAGCTCTCATTCCAGCTTCTTGATGTAGCTGTAAGAAAGTTCCATGCTACAGACCTCAAGGTTCATATCGATAATAAGAAAGCCATTGGTATCTTCAAGACATATGGATTCAAGACATATGATAAGAAGAATAACTGGCTCTATATGACACTCCGCGACGATGTCAAAGATATCGACGAAAAGCACACCGAAGACGTTAAACCTGTTGACAAGGGCACTATGACCGACAATATTCAGGAAGCCAAGGAAGCTGCGGCTATGGAGGGTGCTACCGCTAGGAAAGTAGCAAGGGTCATGCACCATGGGCTTCCAGGAGATCAAGCCGTTGCATATATTATAGATGCAGTAGATGCTAAGCAGAATAGAAATGGTATCATAAACACTGCTAAAAGGCTCGGAGAAATTACAGATAGTTCCGATATGGCAATATTTAAGGATGTTGGCAATAAGTGTATTGCTGCGGTAAGCGATGCGGATAAGCGGACTATCGACGGGTTGGTCAAGAACCTTGAAAAGAAACGCAAATTATACACTGCCGCTCAGTTCGAAAGACTGCAGAGTACTTTTCGTAGCAGCCTACAATCAGTAAATTTGGTCGTAAAATCTGTCGATATTTCTTATGCTAAGAAATATCGTGTTATACCTATCATATCCACTAACAATGTTAAATTATCGATGGTTGAAAACACTCCTAGATTTAAACCTCTTCGTGAAGCATTGAGCGAAGCATTATCCAGTCTAGATATACAGAATGAGTACCAGATAGATTTGGTCGATATGGGATTTGATGGATACTTATACGGTATTCAGTTTATAGGTAAGCGCGACCGGAAATCGAGCTCTGCCAAAGAATCCATAGCTAACGAATCGGCAGTATTTAATAAGTCCAAGGATTCTACGGAGGTTGAGAAATTACTTGCTCATACCGAACCAACTCTCAGAAGACAGCTTACTACAGTCGAAGATTGTGATAAGTATCTTGAAGTAATCAAGAATGAGAGCACTAAGTTCAATGAAGCCGCTAACGCTATTATCTCAGCTTATTCTAAGTACGAATCTGGCGATAAGACTAAGGAAGATACTAAGGAATTCAATAAGACCGTAGCAGCTGGTAAGAAGCTTCTTAACGATAACTGCAGAAAGCTCAATGTACGACTCGGTAAGCTTGTGGGCGATAACGATCATATATCCCGTCAGGATGTTAAGAACTTTGCCCAGTATGTATCTGGTCTCCGTAAGATAGTTAACTCCATCAAGCGTGACTTGATTAAGAGTAAATAAACGAAAGGAATGATATAAATGGAATTATTTGAAGATATTTTCGATGACATCGATTACGGTATTGATGATACCGACCTTACTGCTACAGAAATGTCTGCAATGGAAAGTATCTTGGGTATTGAGGGTATTTATGACTTCTCCGCTACCGAAGCGGCAAGGAGTGAAAAAGAAGCTCGTGCTATCAGAACCATCCCAGCCTTCTTACACATGGTAATCTTGCATGGGTATAATACGGGTGTAATGACACAACTGGGCGTTAGTCTTGCAGCATTAAATGGAGCAACTGTATCTAAGTTGGGAGTTGCAACAACAAGATTTATGGCTAGTCTTGGGGTACTCCCGATCACATTAGCGAATGGCGTAATTGTATCTCTCATCTGTCTTGCTATTACAAGCCCTGCAGTTATTGATAATACAGTAAGACGCCTTGAGAAGAAGATTGAAAAGTCTAAGGCTAAAGGTAAGGATAAGAAGGTCGGAAAACTCGAAGATAAGATTAAGATTCTCAAATACCTTTCGGATAACTTCAGGGGCTTCAGTCATGAAAATGACCTTGTATCCCAGTTGAATAAACCTGGTATTTGCGCAGCTGCCGTAAATACAATCAATACATGGCTGCGTTCTGTTGGCGAAGCTGAGATTAAGAAACTTGATCGTAAGATTGCCAAAGCTGAAGAGAAGGGCAAAGATAAGAAGGTTATGAAGCTCGAGGCTAAGAAGAAGTATCAGCAATCACTCGCCCTCGATTCAATAATTCATATGTGTGACGAAGACTTCGACCCTGCTATGGAATCCATCGTCGAATACTATTTTGAAGATGAAGTTTCCGTGGCAATGAAATCAGCACATGAGGAGATATATGAATCCGACGATTTCGATCCGTTAGAAGACCTTTTCTAATACAACAAATATATAGACGTCCTCTGCTGATTGCGAGTGCGTTTGATTCTTCATTTGCAATTTGCTTGAAGACCTGGTGCAATAGTGCCGGGAAGTTCCTGCTTATTGTTGATCCTCCTATGAAATTGGTACATATGAGGCACTAGTTCCAGCTGGTGCCTCCTCTAGTACTTTTTTAATTATCATAGGACATAAGGATACACAATAAGCTGCGAATGATAATTCTAATAAACAAGTTTGGTTATTCAGTGCCTCTTGTTTTGTTTTTATATATACCCCCATATGAGCCCGTCTATGCTCATATGGGGGACTTTTTTATTATTTGAAGAAGTATATATGATAATACTGCGAAAGGAGGTGAAAAAACCGATGAAGATAAAGACTGATTTAGAATCAGAGAAGAAGCGGGTGGCTAAGTTTGACTCCATGTTAACTATGATAGTAACGTGGATGGTCATCATAGTCTCTGTAGCTTTTCTGATAATAGCGGTTATATCGGAGACTCGACGAATTCATAATGAGATGATTGAAGTTCAGGCTGAGATGGAATTATTACAGGCCAATAACGACAATCTCAATGAAGAAGTCGAGTACTTGATATCTGAGAATGACCGCATGAAGGATACCATCGAAGCGATGCGAAAAGAACTTGAGGATATTGACAATCTGACTATTGAAAGACAAGTAGCTGATACTCAAGTTTATGCATCACATCAAACTACTCCACAGGTGGCACAATTATCTATGGACCGGAACGACATTCAGAATGTAACGGGTGCATCTCGAGAGCATCTGTTGGAACTAATTCAGTGGTCTATAGAACGACGATACCGCGAGTATTCGCCAGACCATCCAGTAGCACTAGCTGTAGATGAGCTTATAGCTATAGAGGATGAGTATGGAATATCAGCGACAACAATACTCGCAATATCAACATGGGAGTCTGGATTATGTGACTCTGAAGACTGGCCTATGGAATATCGTAATGCCAATAATGCATGCGGTATAATGGATGGTGATTATCCTAGAGAATTCGACAGTGTTGCTGAGTGCTATAGATACACTGCTGAACTACTCAGGAACTCGTACATAGATAAGGGATATGAAACTCTATATGAGATAGGACCTATCTATTGTGATGAGAGCTGGGGACCTAAAGTGGCTGGGACCCTAGAGATGTATAACGATAAGCTCTCAGACATTATGAATTAATGATGGAGAGAATAACGTCATTAATACATTTAACGGTATTAAAGAACTAACAATAATTTCAAGGAGGAAGCTCAAATGTCAAACGCAAATAACAACGTATGTGACGTTCTCGCATACAACACATGTGGCTGTCCGCTTACAATGGCAGCATTTACTATCAGCAAGGAAGACGTTGAAAAGAATATCACTGCACTTGCTGCAACTTATATTGATGGTGAATTCACTGTCAAGATCGATACCTGGGTTGATGATAAGAACTCAGAGTACGATACAGAATCCAAGCAGAACCGCAGAGCATTCCAGACATCCTTCCAGGTATGGGTACCTAAGTCCAATACTAACATCGTACAGAACGTGGTTGGTAAGGACAACGTATTCGTCGACGGTATCCCACAGTACAATGAGGACTTCAAGAAGTTCGTAAACATGTACGGTATTCAGGGTGATAAGGACAAGCCTCTCAACGAGCTTGGTAAGAAGGGTAAGTATATCATCGTACTGCTCGATCCTAACAAAATCTTCACACTTCTCTTCGATGCAAGAAACGTGAAGTATAACGAGAATAACCCACAGAACAAGTGCAACAAACCTGTAGAGGTTATCATCTCCAACCTGTATGATAACGAGAACCCAATCGATGTTCTCACAGGTAAGGCTGATAGACGCCGTTACCGTAACCTTACAGGCTTCATTGTTAAGAAGTATTATGCTTCTATCAACAATGGTAATCTCGAAAGATACCGTCCGGCATACCAGCCAAGACGTAAGAAGTATCTTGACTAATTCAGCAGTTTCCCGTATTTCAGATATACCACACTGGGTTGACCCATAACCGGTGTGACTCCTTTCTGCTTTGCCCGTAACGTCTTCATGGCGTTACGGGTATATTTTAATTGTTATAACTAGGGAGGTTTATTTTATGAGTACAGAAAATAGCAATAGACTATCTATCAAAGCAATGCAAGAATTAATGTATGAGTTAGTAGAAAACATCACTAACGGTACAATTACTATCGATGATATGGATACGGTCAACAATATTCTGAACTACTTCGGGGTTACTCAAGACGGCAATGCGTTCATATACAACGGAGTGATAATACCACTAATAGTGATATATAGTGGTACAAAATTCGTTATATTCTATCCTGTCGATGAGTACGAAGACAATACTATGACCGTTAAGATAGTTCATGAAGATAGGGCTCGCGAGATGCTCAGATCGAACATATTTTCAGATGAAGCTACTAAACTCACCATAAGAAGATTAATGAAGCATATGCACGATGCTTTATACTTCACCGAGACAATGCTTATAGCCATTGAAGAAATATCGGATGCTAATACTCACATATTCTGGTTAAATGACTGACATATAGCCACGTGCATATGCACGTGGCTATATTTTTTTGTATGGACCGAGGGTAGTATTTGGTCGAAACAGCAGTATAATCACTTAGACTAAAGCGAGGTGAGTTATTATGCAAATGGACCATATCTTCTCTGAGGCTACATCATCCATTGCTCATGTATACGGTAATGTGGCTAAAGCTCTCGAGGTTCACCTCAAAGGTATGCTCCCTAAAGACTTTCTTAAAGATAGCTCTATATCTACCCGTGTAGCATATAGACACTTTCAGAAACATAGAAAGGCAACTCTTGCTACTAATGACATACAGAGAAAGCAGAAGCCCTGTATGATTATTAGACCAACTCTCGAAATAGTTGGACCTAACGACGACCTGTTTCTTTGCGGTACACACTTCACTAATTATGATGGTGCGGTGCTTGGTCCAGGTAACGATATACAGGAATTTATTCAGGATAAGAGGCGTGGTTTTGGTGTAGGATTTCGAATCAATCGTTATAGATTGACATTCGATATAGAACTCCAGCTCAGTACTTCATATGCCGGATATGATATCTACCATTATCTTAAGAATACACTGCCATGGGATGTTCCAAGATATATCCATACACCACTCGAGTCACTGATTCCTCGTAATATACTCCGTACCATTGCTCGGTATGTCGGAATACAAATGGATGACGCTAATGGTGTATCTGCATTCCTGCGTTATATAAGGGCACAGTCGTCATATCCAATAACATATATGATGAATAATGCGTCTAGCGTAGATGAATTCTTCATATATTACTTACAGAATATCCTTACAGTATTCACCGACTTATCAGTAAGTGAGGCTGAGAAGAAGAACATGATCGAGGATACTTCCGTTGTAACATTCAAAGCGACATGCGATTTCAATATGTTGGCCAATTACTATCTGTACGGTTGTGACGCTATTCGTAATAAGATACAATCGTGTATTCACTTTATAGACGAGCCTATGAACAGTCAGGCTTACATTCCAATCTTTACATTCAACTTCATGGGTATAGATAGGAATATGGAACTGGAAGGATTCAGTCAGTATACAAATGCCATTATCCGTACTGATAAGGATAAAGATGGTCAGGATGACTCATTCAATATCAAACCTTTCTTAAGCGATGAGGACTATCAGATATATCTGGATTACTTAGCTCATGAGAATCCGGTAACACTGTTATTTAGGGCCAAGCTTATTAAAGAGACATATGATTTGGACCCATCGCTGGATTGGGATATCAACTGGAATACGATGGATATCACGATACATAAGAGCGACCCATACGCAACATACCGTCTCATCATTTACGTTAACCTCAACTACCTCAACAGCAAGAAGCTGGAGAAGTACTATCCGAAAACTGACCAGCAGACGATTGACCCTGCGACTAAGCACGGCTATGTTACTCCTGCCGACAGTTAATATCTACAATCATATAAGAAATGGTGGTGAAACACATGGAAATCCCTTCTGAAGTAATCACACTTGGTCACTTTCTTATGCTTACACTGATTCATTTCATACCATGCTTACTGGGATCGGCCGTGTCACAATTCATAAAGAACGCACCACCTTCTACTGGTAAGCGAAAGAAAAAGCATAAGATTGGTGTCATAATTGCCACTACTGTGGTAAGTGCAATCTTTCCAACTATCATAATTACTATCGTTCATACGCTATTTGCAGATAAGGGTCCTGAGGAAGTATACCTGTGCATTGCAGTAATACTTGGTGCTCTGGGAGATGATATCACTCGATTCTTCTTGTCATTTAAGAATACGATGATTCTCTTCAAGACCGTTACTAAGGGTATGCATGAAATTAAGGACATTACTAAGCTTCTGGAAGAGTTGGAAGAATCCCGCGAAGAGGATGAAGAAAAGAAAGAAGATAACGACGATAAGAAATAACAACACCCGGTTTACCTTTCGGTAAACCGGATATTTTTTTAGCTATTATTACAGAGATGTAAAATAGACTTCGAAAGAAAGGAGAACGTCCATTATGGCCGCATCAACTACCTCTACAGTAGTTAAGGAACCGACTTTTGAAGTCGGTGATTTCGGTTCACCGAAAGAAACAGTTAATGCCGATATGTGGATAAGACTTATATGTGAACTGATATTCCTTGAGAAAGGTACATATAGTGATGAGCCTAATGCTGGAGTACATATCTCCATGTATAAATTCGAAGAGCTCATGAGCGGTATGTCGGAACTCGAAAGTGAAATCAGAGGACAGTGTGCACAATACTTGGCTGATATACCAATAGGAACACTTAAGTTGACCACATTTTATTGGGAAGAGCGTAATATACATGTAATACGCATTCTCGTTGGCTTCATAGAGGGTTCGGTAATCACATATCGAACCATCGATATAACTGAAGGTGACCAAATTCTTACATACATCATATCTAAATTTGATGAGAAATAATTTCAATAGGAGGAATCTACAATGAATATCCCACAGAGTGCTATTAGTCAGTTCGCACAGGGTGCTACTGACGTAACTATGCCAGAGAATGACCCACTCGCTGTTACAGAAGAAGATATGGAGGAGCTTACACAGGCTCCTGCTGATACAGTTCCTGATGATGAGCCCGACTATGCAACAGGTGCTATCACAATGGACACATCTGACATCGACGATGATGAAGATGATGAAGATGCTATCATCGTCGGTGCTGATCTGAACGCAAAGGATACAACTGAAGAATCCGCTTTCGATAACTATAACAAGGTTATCGAAGATGCCCTTAAGGGTGTTAAGTCTAAGGACCCAGCTCACTATGATGAAGTGTCCTCTAAGCTCGCTGCTGAGATTATGGAATACAGAAAGAATCTCATCGTTAATGAAGGTCTTTCCCCAAACGAAGCAGACAAAGCTGCAAGAAACCGTCTCAACAGACAGGTTGAAGAAGAGAAGCAGAGCTACTATAATGAACACCCAGAGATTGTAAACATCGAGGTTGCTGCTGGCGACGCTTCCAAGATCGAGTTTACTCCTGAGCAGGAAGCTAAGCTCATGCGTACAGAGAAGATTCGTCTTGTGGTTGTTAATAACCAGGAACTCGAAACTCTCAACGTACGTGAAGTTCAGAGAGATGAGAAGTTCAAGGTTATCCACAGAGCATCTTGCAGTCTCTCACATTACGGTCTCCCAATGTACAATACAAGAGACTTTGCTACCTTTAATGGTGCTAACATCTTCCAGCTTACAAATGCTGTAATTGGTGAAGTTGATGAGAATGGTGAATCTACAGAATCTGACATTTCTCTCCTCCAGAAGAAGGCTCAGTTCCTTTACGACAACTTCAACAACTCCACCACAAGAAACAAGTATGATGTCGAAGGTAACCTTATCATGACCTTCGAAGATTTCTGTAACTGGTTCCGTTTCGATGACGTTGATACTGGTCTTTATGCTATCTATGTAGCATCTTCTACAGAAATGATCACATCCGCTTTCAACTGCTTCTCCAGAAAGTGTGTTGATTCACTCCCACCGGCTGAACGTCGTCGTGGCAAGCAGTTCGAAGCTACATATAACTCCAAGTCTATCATCAAGTATGATGATATCGATGATACTCAGAAGGAAATCCTCAACCGCATTCTCGATGCTAAGGATGACCTTGACCGCATGAAGGTAGTTTGTGATGACACTATCATCTCCTTCAAGGCTCGTTCTACATTCACAAAGAACGTATACACATTCGCGGCTCCAACCATCAATGATGCACTTACAACACTCAGTGCAACTAACATGGAAACAGATGACCCTGAATACTACATCAACGTATACGCAATGTGGACACGTGAAATCTATGTATATGATGGAGTAGATGATAATGGTAAGGACTGCTACATCAAGCTCACCGATATCGATGAAATCATCGAGTACTATCGTACAATCGTTGAGACTGAGCGTGCTATTATCAATATCACACTTGATAAGAAGAATTACAATCCAACATTCACTATCATGACTAAGTGTCCAAACTGTGGCAATGTACAGCCTCTTAACCTCAACATTCCACAGCTGGTTTTTCTCCGTCACCGCAGTATCGAGGCGGAGATAACTTACTAAAGCAATCTATGACCACCGTTGAGGAGATGCTAAGCCTTTTCAAAGGAGAGCTTACAATCGATCAAATACTCAAGATGACATATAAAGAAATCGGATACTTGAGAGAGCTCCGTATTAAACGTAAGAAAGCTAACGGCGGGGCTGATGACGCGGCATCAGCTCTCGCAGCAGCTCTTACAGGACAGTCCCCATAATACTTAGTGAAAGAGGTAGAAACCGATGTCCAAGAAGAAAATTGATCGCATCGATGTATTCACCGAGCTCACGAGGTCGGGAGGTTCGTTCGATTTCGAGAAATGCGAAAAGTTGCTTGGTGATAACTACAATAACTTCACTCGCTTCTGTCAGGCAATACAACTAATTCCCGAAGAGATTAAAACTATGACGGTAGTAAGTTTTCCTGATAATGAATCCGAAAATGCGCCTGCGACATTCCTCATAGAGCTCAGTGATGGTCAGAAGATCATGCTTGAGAAATAAATATGAATATTAAATACCCCCATTACCTATAATAGGTAATGGGGGTATTTCTATGCACCGTGATTTCCGTATATATGGCATATATATCATATTAGTAAGATAGAAGGTAATACGGCCTTCTAAATAAATCATTTTGACCGCCACGATAAAGTGGTAGAAAGTTGAGGTAATTATGAATACTTACAATCATAAGTTTAATACAGCATCCTGCTATGCAAAGGAAATCATCCGCAAATTATCCACGGATAAAAGTCGGAAATCAACTGTCACAGTTGATGACTTCAAAAAGATAACCGCTTTCACTAATATCCATGCGAACGGAAGATTCTTCGAGTGTGATGGTACATTCCTTCCATTTTTCGTAATACGAAAAATGGATGTGGCGTTATTTATCACAGTAGATACCGATGATATATCATCGGTATTAGTGGATATGAATTCCACTGATTATCCAACATCCAGCATATCCATACTTGCAGAAAAGTATGGGTACTATATCGGCGAGGGAACTCGCCAGCTCCTCGAAGAAATCGAGGATAAACTGGCTTGCCTTCTCTGGTGAGCCATACTAACATCAACACCGCCAGGTACGTACCTGGCGGTTCTAGTTACTTAGGCGGTGTTGATTTTTTTGCTTTTAGAAGACCCGATTCGAAAACCTCTATATAATTGACTTCACAAAGGAGGTTAAATATAATGGCTAACGAAATGCCAGATGTCCGCACCGTCGGACCGGATGTCCCATTAAAGGTAGACATCCAGACGCAAGAAGTAATTGACCTGTCTATTAAGTATCTCGGAATGAAGCCTGTTACCAATCCAGTATCCTTTGAGAGAGAAGGTATCCCTACAGTGGATGGATTATTCTCCGAAGAGATATTCGGTAAGACAGTCGATGAACGTAAGCGCCAGTATGCTTATATCGATCTCAATACAACTATCATACATCCATTCGTTTATGAAATCCTTACTAAACTTCAGCAGAATATATCGAAGTGTATCGCCGGCGAAGGGTGTTGGGAGGTTACTGAAAATGGTGACCTCATTAAACTTAAAGATGATGACCCGAAGGCTAATCCAGCTAACTGTGGATTGGATTGGTTTATCAAGAACTACTCAAAGATTAAATGGAAGCGTAATAAATCCAGAGAGCGTAACGAACGTATCGATATGATTGAGTCATTTGAACCGAATGAAATATTCATCAATAAGTTCGTAGTACAGCCGGTATTCTACAGAGATGTGGAAAGAACCGGCGATGGACCTGCTAAGATTCCACAGGTCAATAATATGTATATCGATATCATTCGTCTTGCAAAGTCATTGAATGATAAGACATTCTTATTCATGGGTCATGCTGCGAAGTATCGCATTCAGCTTAAGACTCTGGAACTCCATAAATACTTCAGAAGTATCATTGAGAAATCCGATGGTTTCTTCAATAAGTACGTTGTAGGTAAAGCTCCGGACTATGGTCACCGTTCAGTTATCTCATGTATGGTACTTGACCAGTATGATACTCCGGATGAAGTGCCTATTGACGTTAATCATACAGGTATTCCACTTGCTGAGCTTTGTGTTACATTATTCCCATTCATTGCTCGTTGGGTAGCCAATTACCTTTCTGAGCAGTTTGAAGTATCGGGTAACCGACTTAATTTGGCACTTAAAGGCGGTAATGTTGAATCATATGAGCTTGATGACCCAATGCAGGATTATACTGCAGATCTTATCAAGAAGCGAATTGATAAGTTCATTGATAACTATGAGACAAGATTTGAACCCGTGACTGTACGAATCAAGACTCCGAGTGGTCAGAAGATTATTCCACTGAAGTTTGCAGGAAGACCTTTTGATCCGAAGAATCCGAATGCTGATGGTATGGCACCTATCGCTGATCGTGATTTCACTTGGACTGATTTACTATATATCGCAGCGGTCGAGGTCTCGTCAGATAAGACCACGTGGGTTACTAGATATCCACTTATCTCATACTTTGGTATCTTCCCATCAATGATTCATGTATTATCAACCATCAAAACTACACCAATAAAGCTTCGAATTCAGGGTATTGAGAAAGAGTTTCCATATTACCCAGTAGTAGAACCTGATGCACCACCGGAGCAGGTGGCAGTAGCGTTCAACGATACTCTTAATATGGATAACTCGTTCCTCGAAGCTATCGGCGGTGACTATGATGGCGACCAAACATCTCATCGTGCTATGTTCTCTAAGGAAGCTAACGACGAGACAATGAATATTATCATGTCTAAGAAGCACTATATCGACTGTCAGGGTAAACTTATTAAGACCCTGGGTAACGAGGGTGTACTTGGTCTTTACTCTATGATGCAGTTTAACCCTAAGGGTAAGCCTGCACCAGCCCATGCTGTTGCTGAGATATTGAATACCAACTACAAGAATATTGGTATGAAGAAGTTAACTGAATGGTTTGCTACGACTACCGACCTTGAAACCAAGAAGATTAAGAATTCCAAATATATTCATTATGATACAGTAACTCTTGCTGCTAATCAGTATACCAATAAGAAACCGGTTGAAACAACCCTGGGTATTCTTACATTCAATAAGATTATCATTGAGCCATATATCGTTGAGATTATCCCAGATGGATACTGGAATATCCCTATTGATAAGAAGGGGTATGAGAAACTTTTTGCCCTTGTAGCTACAGCTATTAAGTATGATAGAATTACCACGGATAAAGTATGGCCATTCCTTAAGGCTATTCAGTTCTATGCATATAAGACAACTACTATTTTCGCATCGTCTATGACAGAGGCTACAATTATTCCAGACAAGAAGATTATTGCCCGTAAGGAGCAATTCTTCAAAGAAAACCCGAATCCGACATTGGATGAAGTGGCTGCTCTTGAGGATGAGCTTGTAGATATGCTTAAGAAGAAAATTGATGCCGATACATCAAGAACTTTGTTCGCATCTGGTGCTAAGGCTAAAGTCGATGACCAGCTTAAGAATATCAATACTATGATTGGTCCTATTTATAATGCTGGTACAGGTCAGTTTGACGTTATTAAGTCGAGCTATGTAGAAGGCTTTAGAAAGGACGAAATTGCAAAAGCTGGTAACATGGTGGTATCTGCTTCATATCCTAAGTCCGTAGGTACAGCCGATGCTGGTTATGTAACAAAGCAGTTCTATGCTCTGTTCGGCGCTACCGTAGTAGACGAAGAGGGTTCAGATTGTCATACTAAGGGTTACTTAACATTGACATACACCGAGGATAATTGGCGTGACCTTGAAGGTCAGAATGTCATCGTAGGTGAGGGTAAATTAGTTACTGTCACCGACGAGAACTATAAGCAGTTTATCAATAAACCAATCAAAGTACGTTCACCAATGTGCTGTATTGGTGAGAAGATATGCTCAGCATGTATTGGCTCCAGACCATATGAAATGGACCTCATGAATGTAGGTATCAACTTCGCTACAGTTCCTAATACATTCGTTAATGCAGGTATGAAGAAATTCCACTCATCTCGTATTCGTCTCAAGCAGGTTGAGAATGATAAACTCTTCATTTAAAATCTATACACCATATGACATATATGTAGGACGACTTGCCATTCACTATAGGCGGAATGCGTCCTATTATGATACACAATGACAAAGGCCGGGTAGTTTCGAAGATACCCGATATCTTATACCGATAAAATGCCCGGAGATAACACCACTAACGTGGCGAGGACCTGTTAACGTGATAAAAAGTTCAAATGGCGGATTCTTCCGGCCAAAGCGTGTTCAAGTTTCGCAAAGACATCCGTCGATATTTTCTTGCTCATGATTTCATCGACTAATGAATACAGCTTAATCTACTTAATGTTGCGTAAGCCACTTGTAACGGATTGTGCCGAGACCTCGTTGATATATACGGCGGACGATGTTGCGAACAGTTGCCCGTGTATTGAGAGTAGCGTGAACGTTACATACATTTCCGCGCTCAGGTATTCATAAAGCAATTTCATTAAAAATCACTCCATGATTTCATATTGTTAATGTGAGAGCTACCCCTTGCCGGTCATTGTTATTGAGTACATATGCTTGCATTAGACATGCAACCTTTCTATAGTTTTACATAAAATACCCCAGTACCATTTATGGTACTGGGGTATTTACCGTCATTTTATTTTGTCTCCTACAAATGTAGCAAGTACTGTAGGGGTAAACCATTCTCTATCATTCTCATGGAACGCACATGTGAATTTCTTCAGCCTATATGCTCCATTATGTTTAGAAAGATTGGATGATAAGAATACTAACTGGTATAACTTGTTTGGTGCAAGCATTGTAAGGTCTGTACCATCGAGTACAGCAGTGAGAATATTTGATTCTTCAATCATTCGCTGTCGTATAGCATATGCGGTAGACGCATCACCGTCATATGAGGTAATAGTACGTGATTTTCCACCACCACCGGAAATAGTTGTAGTGTTTGCCGACACATCGACGTAATTACCTGTCTTCTTATCAATAACATCCATTCGTGAACCGAACACCTGTTCACGTTCCATCGAATCTGCGGATGATGTAGCACTTGTCATCGTACAATATCCACAATGATCAGATTCATAACTACATCCCTGAATTACGGTGGACACATGTGCCGCGGCAGTCGGTTCAATTACATAGATTGTCTTATATTCATTGGGTACCCATGCAGTGCATTTATTAACCTTCTCGATAAGATAGGTCTTATCAAAGTCGAAAAATAAAGTTGTACCGCATTTATGAATACCATAATCCCCACATACTCTGAGAATCTGCTCGTCGACTCTAATGGGTGGGTATGGAAACTGTTTATATCTTTTCAGGTTATTATTCGGGGGTGTCATCAATACCTTGGTCATACCAACGGTATTCATATAATCTACGAGACTATCGAGAAGGGTAACATTACGATACACCTTAGTCGGTGTCTGCTTGACCAGATTAAGGTCGGCCTTCTTGTAAAGTAATATCTCTATAGTGGTAAGATTATCAAAACCAGTAACGATACCGTCTGGAAGAGTTTCCTTTTCAATCTGCTCTTCAACGTCCATAGTTACATCTGGGCTATGGTCTTCCATAAACACATAGAAATTCTCGGATAGATATATATACTCCTGCGTATGCATATCCGGTAAGCCTATCGTATCCTGGGTCTTGAAGTATGCATATACCATACGAACATACGCAGTTATTTGAGTATGACTCTTACGCATGAGGCGTCGCACCTTATTAGGTACACCTATAGTTACACGAAAGTATGGGTACTGGTAATTATCAAAGTCCTTTTCTATTACGAGGTCACCTATAGCCAGAGTATTAACCTGATATGGTTTAGATAACCCTGGTACCGTTAACTGGATACGGTCCATTTTATACTTACACATTCGGAAGTTAATACTATCTATTGCTTTCAACTTATATCACTCCTAACACAAAAAAGAAAGCCCATATGGGCTTTCTTTTAATAATTTAGCTTGAACGGGCTTATTGGTTTTACATCTCCTACCCGTGTAAGGAACCTTATATTTATTGGGCATGATGCAAACAATTCCGGACTGCGATTAAGCTCCATTAAACTATTATAGTCGGGCGTATCAATGAACTGTAGACGAATGTTCTCCTTAACTACATCACTAGCAAGTGCTGCATTAGTGGATGGCTGAACCAGATTAAGATTTGTCTGGATTTCGGACATCTTGTAGTTCTTAGCTTCCAAAGAGTCGAGGAATTTCATAGCATGAGAATATGGGTCAAGTCCAGTATTATCAACTATAATATCATCCATCATTCTCATCATAGTTCTCCAGCTAAGTCCCTTTATCTTCGGGATGGAGCGTTTCTTGTCACCAACAATAGCGAGTGTTATTGGTAAGAACGCATCTGGGTATTTGTAGAGATATTCACTCTCCACCTTCTCCTTATTGGCAATATGCCTCCATGTTGAAGGAGTATCCAGAAGCATTGAGTCATCACCCTTCGGATAAATCACCGAGAACTTATCATAGTATGCATACTGGAATTCGACGATGTCTTTAGTTATGAGGAAGTTCCAATCTGCAGGACTGTCGGATAGTTCGGTAGCCATGAGATGTGGAAATGCGGAAGGTTCCAATCCTCTAGTATCAACAACGTATACGCCATCGATATACTGTGTAACTGTCTTGAGAATTGGTGCAGCTTCACGGATACAGTTATTTACATAGTAGCAGTCTGCATTAGTTATATCACTTCTGCTAATGTAATTACTTCTATAATCGTGACGTATGCTACGGTTCTCGAATATGGTAGACATTGTGTAGTATGCATATACCTTAACTGTCAAATTCTTTCTAACCGCCCATTCACGATAGTGTGCTATAATATTAAGGACATTGGACACCAACTGCTTTGGTGCCATATTACCACAGCACTGGAATTCGTGATTGGACTGACCGTTGCGGCAATGCCAATATATGTCATCGAGACTGATGTATATATTTACGGTTGATATATGCTGTGAATGAAACAGCGTACGTGTTAAATGGTCAAGCTTATCATACTTGACCTTATACATATTGAATCTTATATCCAAGGCCAACATGCCCTCCCATCTATTATTATTTCAATAGGGATTATTACCGCCATCGCAATAACGATAGCGGTAATAATATGATTTATGAGATTAAACTTACGCTTATCACCATTAGTGACAGCACATCGAATCTCGAATTTATTATATAGATACTTGCGAGATATTATAAATAGCATACATGTCAGAAATACGATGGTTAATTCGATCACATCAATGATGATTGTAATTGATGCAATATTGAGTTCGAGTTTATCTGGCATTTTAGCATAACCCTTTCGTTAGATATTATTGAAGGTATAGAAGCCGATAGCTTCATCCTTCGTAGGCATCAACGCTCGATTGAGTTGATTATTCTTTTTGTCGATAAAGAGCGTATATCTCGGGTTCATCTGTCTCGCAATAGTTGCGTTAAGTGAGTCGCCAAATACTCTGAATATATTCTCCTGGTCACCGTCGAAGTCTGCACCCATAACGATGAGGATACGCTTATTAACGGTGAGAGTTCTATCTCCAATATCAGATTTAACATGAACGATACGAAGTGCAAGGAATGATCCATAGTTAATTGCCGTGCAAGTAAATGGTAGTCGTTAATTACCATCAACCCAGTACTGGGTTCAACATGTTACCATGTTGCGTAGACTATATCACCAACTCATAAACTCTTATGAGATGCTCATCATTTCGGTTTAAAGGAATCACTCTAGACTAATATCATCTAGAAACCTACCACTTGGCCCTACTCTACTCGGTTACTCACCCGATGTAAGTATCGGATTACCCTTTCGATAGTCGTTGAACCTTGTCTCAGTAAACTGAGACCTGGCTACGGATTATGCTAACGCTTGTAAATGTAGCACGGAACCTCAAAAGAGGTGGCTAGCATTTCCCCGTATAAAGTAGAGTTTTCTCACCAGCCTCACGACTGGGAGCCGCTATATGCTAACGGATTTCTGTTAACTATTACATGGATATCATTCGTATTAACCATATAGAGCATGGTGTAATATACCTGCTTATCGAATCGTGACTGTGCTTTCAGGATTGCATCATTGGCCTCTGATATTGTACAGTTATTATATTTAGCATAGTATGCTGTGAGCTCATATCTAAAGAGCTCAATGAATGTGGAATAGCAAACCATGATTTCGTCTGAGTGAAGGTCGGCACCACCAGAGATGATGATGTTTCTTGCGGAGAAGTTGTATCTACCAGATACTACCTTACCAAGAATATATCCTTCTTTTCCTGACAGAATTGTGAACTCTTCTTCGAAGAGGTCCTTGAGGTCCTTCTGAATCTGAGCGCTGAATCTGTCAATTGATGTCATTTCACTGATATCATAAGTGGTTGTAAAGTGTGCATTATCGTCAGCATTCTTTACATAGTGACGAGATACCAAATCATTAATCATGTTTGCGGACCTGATGATTGAACGATAGCAGGTATTAGTTTTGGTTCTAAATACCTTCTCATCCTTTGCACCAGGAGCTTCCATACGGAGAACTGATGTATATACTGGTATTCTCGAGCAGAATACTTTGTCTATATTATCAATGATTTCTTCGAACCATTTAGCCTTACCGGGCTTAGCTCTCCTATAGAAATCGAGAACTTCGAGAATGTGCTGTTCAAACCATGCCATACCTTTACGGATAAATGGATGCTTAACAATCATCTCTCGGTCTCTATCTGTAAGACCAGCTTCATCAAGTTCCTCATTTGTCTTTGCATCTTTATAGTTACAGCGGATGATTGCTCCGATAACTGAGTCCTGGCTATCATACTTACCGAGGAGTGCTTCGAGCTTCGCGTAATATATAGGTGTGATTACTTTAAATCCACCCTCGATGAAAATCCATCCAGTCTTCTCAAGGTCTACCTCACAGTACTGAACTTCTGTATTACACTCTGGGCAGATTTCATGTTCATACATCTGACCCATCTTGAGTCCACATACACATCTATATCTTTCTGCAAATTCAAGGTCGTCGCCGAAGTCACTACCGAATTCTGGGCTCTGAAGACCGTCTGGTATCTTTTGATTCTTCTTATCGAACGACTCGTGATTGGATATCCTAAAACCTTTACCAGTAAGCATATCCTCTCTACAGTCATTATCAAAGTCACGGGTATATACATGTGCTGATATAATATCAGTACCATATCTCCTACCCTTTGGATTCATATCATAAATCTTACGACGAAGAGCCTGAATTTCTTCACTGAGAATCGGGTCTTTACAATCAATTACGCCTTTAAGTTCGTAATCATCATCGGATTCTGTACCAGTGAAGTAACCAAGTTTACCGTATGTCTGAATAGCATACTTGGAGAACTTGCCCTCTGGGTCAACAAGTTCGTCGGTCGAATATGTAGTGAGATTATTGATAGCTGGAATTACCCACGTTGGGTCTCCCATCTTAACCTCAATATTATCCATTGATTTCTTTGCCATAATTTGGACCCTCCTAAGATCTTAAAGTTAAAGTTATTTATATTCAGGTAATTCGGATACGGGATACTTTCTCCAAGTAATACCATCAGCATTCCTTATTACCACATAAGCAATACGTGCATTGATTATCATACGTCTACACAGTTTACATGGTGATGTACCATCCACATACTCTCCGAGTGTGCCGTCATCAGTGACGTGTTTTCCAACTAAATACATAGTCGAACCAATCATATCTGATGCAGTACCATTTATGATAGCATTCATCTCGGCATGGACACTCTTACATAATTCATATCGTTCACCAGATGGTATATTCAATTCATGTCGAATACACTTTCCGGTATCACAACAATGCTCTTCACCTCTAGGTGCTCCAACATATCCAGTGGATATGATTCTGTCATCCTTAACTATAATCGCACCGAAGCATCTTCTAATACATGTACCCCTTCCTGCAACTGCTTCTGCAATATCGAGATAATAATTCTCCTTAGTGGGGATTCTACGATGTCTCATAGAAATCTACCTCCTTTACAATATTAGACATTTTGTCGACCTCATCGGTCTTTTTTACCATGTAAGGATATATAGTTTGACATTTAAACGATACGAAATACCCGGATGCCCATACGGAGGCATCCGGGTATCATCGTTGTATTTAGGTAGGTCCTGCCATGACGACAGTTTAGAGAGGAGGAGGATCGCCCATATGCGTTGATGAGGTGTCTCATACCGGCATTGTCCAAAATAGAAAAGTCAATCCCTGTGCGATAAACGCATATAATGCTTGAGGGCGACATTACATAATCCTCTCATTATTGAAGTTGTTAGTGCGGATATATAAATTTAACCGCTGAAAGATTTCGAGCATATTAACTGAGCTGCAGTTCTCTGATCTATACTCAGGTCCTATAGTGTTAACATAATAATGTCCACTGATGGTGTCTATGATTTTCAATTTCGACGTAAATCCTACGAGTGATTCTTCAAAGTCGTATTGAAACCTCCCATGTACATTCTCAGTTCCATCTGAATTGACAAAGCCATTTACATGCACAGCAATAAATTTCTTCTTTCTTTTAAGTAATTTAGATAGCAGCATATACACGATAGAGATATGTTGCAGATGTAGGCATATCGAGGGCAACGTTGTTGAAGTTAACCACTGAGAAAAGTCTTACTCCAACATAGTCAACATATCCTGATACGATAGGTGTCTTCGCTCCAGTGAAGAGACCAAATGTATTATATCGTGCAGTAGGAAGGCTACCGTTATACTGGAACCAAGGTCTGAGGTCATCTTCTTCGAGCTTGATGATACATTCACCGAAACATTCGATGAGGTTATCATTCTCGCCGATAAGTGTATATGGTTCTGGATTACTACTTACTTCCGTACCGAGAGAGTTAGGATCCGGAACATCTTTCCAGTATGATGAAGGCTGAGGTATAGAATCAGGATTTTCAAATTCCTTGAGATACCAGCCCCACAGTGGCTTAGGATTCTCATAAATCTGACGTCTGAAGAAATACTTCTTTGCAACTTCGGGGTCGATTGTATCAGCAAGATCTTCTGTATCAGAGATTCTGAACGGGATCATATCATTCAGGAACTTCTGCTTGAAGTCCGGGTCGAGAACGCTACCGATTGTATCACGAGCACCACCCGTACCTACGCCAAAGCATCTGATATATGTCTGCTGCGGATTGACATCAAACGCGTCGTTAACTTTATACTCTTCATTAAGAGTACCTGGGAGGTACTTGGCACCCCTGCCGAAGAGTTTCTCGAGTGCAAGAACGGCACCTCCGAGTACTACAGTATTTTCATTGACCTTTTCGAGCTTATCGAAAATTGGGTCACCATTGGAGTCCATGTTTACCTTATAGAGAACGCCTCTCATAACCGGAAGACCATGCTTTCTAGCAATAATCTCCTGGTCACGATTAATCATCTCACAGAGTCCAAGATTATCCTTTAAAATCTGTGCCATTATAATCATTCCTTTCATTCAAGTTTGATTAACTTATCTACAAACATGTTTGTATCTTTAATGATAGAATCCCTAATAGCGAGATTGATATCATCAATAAGTGGTAGTTTGTCATTAGCGATTGCGTGACGTCTGACGAACGTTCTGTTGATGATAATATCTTTGAAGTCTTCAGCGAAATCATCTTCGACATATCGACTTAATCTGAAGAGCATGTCAAATTTATTCTCGAACATAAATGGTTCTCGAACTACGCACCCACATTTCTTATTTTTCTCGGTGCAATTAGCACACTGTGGTCTAGACATAAGTCCCGTACATGTATGAGACCTATACTCAGAATTACCAGTAACTGAATTTCTAGCGATGAATAAGTCATACTTATTCTCACGATTACATCCGCCAATCATTCTTAGACGGACGTCGTCGATAAGGTCGATGGTGGAGCCGTTAGGTAAATCTCGCTCCATTGATTGAAGCTTTAACTTCACCATGAACTTAATCAAGTTAGTCATACGGCCATCTATAACATAGATGGCTCTAAAATCCACAAGGTCAACCTTAGCGGATTTAAATACCCTGATGAGCTGATAGAGATATTCACTGATAATCTTACCATGCATACCACCATAACTCTGGATATACTTAAGTTCGGCACCTATCTTTTCAAGTGCAGCAAGTGAGTATTGTAATTCTTGTACCAATTGTGTATCCGTCATCATGGATATTCTGACAGATAATGATGGGTTCAAGTCTTCGAGAAGTTCGATTATGTTATCCGCTACGGTACCGTCCGATTTAAGGAATATGTCCGCAGTTTCTTCGGTTGTAAGGAGCAGTTTGTAAAGATGCTTATATGCGAAATATGTATCGGGGTCTTTACATCTCAGAATTCTATCCTCAAGAAGCTGATACAATTCTTTGATGTTATTATATACTTTAACACATGAACTGTCGTTTGTAATATACATATTCTCAAGGATGTCAAGTAAGTTGGATACATCACAAGTGTCTCTAATCATCATCAGGTCATCATAAATATTTGATCCGACATTATATTTATGGTCATCTCCATCTAAATCTTCATGATGTTTATTATCCACGATATATTCCACATATCTTGGATTGTCGAGGGTTATGTCCCATATATACGATTTGTGCTTTTCCGTATCAACATAGACCTTACCACTGCTAGGATGCACACCATCTACCGGTTTATTAGGAGTGAACGTAATAAACCCGTCGTCACTGATACGTGCTGTGCCCTCAACGATATTATCGTTGTTAACCTGCACATTTGGACCATGTACCTTAATATCTGTACTGGATGATGAATGATATTTATGAAATTCACTTTCATGGTATCGAAGGTCCTCAATTACATGCCTAAGGTCGTCTTTAAAGTTAAATCCCATCACTCGACCACGCTGCTCAAGTGTTCTGGGGATATTACCGACGTATCCAAGCCGTCTATATATAATGGCATGAATATAAACGACCAGTGTAAACAGGTCAATTTCAGCCCCAAGTTTGCCATGCGATACGCGTATATAGGAAACCGTTCGTCTGTTATGTGCAAGCATCTGCATGAAGTAACAGCTCTCGAACATAAACTTTGTCATACTGAATACCATCTGAAGACCGATATATTTGGTCTCAGTATAGTTGTAATCCGTACGGTAAATTTTTTGTATGAGGTCTTCATCGTTAATCCAATATGGATCCGCTGCCGTAACTGGCCAATAGTCAAGATGATTGTTTTCATTAGTGATATCGAGAAATGGATCACCGTCCAAAAGTCCCTTAGCAAAGAAGACCTTATATGTTTGCTCGTAATCGATATTGCCACTTGGAGTAGGGACGATTATAGGTCGACCATTTTCATCATATTGTGCATTTGTCTTACATAGGTAGTATTTGAATACATCTAAGGATTCAAAATCGAACAATGCACAGAGGTCAAAGAATACCTGGTTTCCGCCTTTATACATAAGCAGGCGGTTCATCGCCTTAATAATTTTCTGGTGATAGAAGATTGGTATATTCTCAAAGAACGGTACCGAATATGCCTCATATACGATTTTAATCGAGTCGAGATCATAGAAGTCTCTGGTAATATCGGCTTCGAGATATTTAACGTGCATCTGCTGAATGGTCTGAAAGAGTATTGACATACCTACCATACCTTCATAATATTCATACCGGTTGTAGTATGCCTCAGAGTAATATCTAATCACAATGAAATCGCGACACATCTGATATGTTTCTCGGAAATCACGTGATAATACGCTTATTTCTGCTTCTGGTACATATAAAAGATCGAAGTCCTGAGCAAGTCTGGCTACGAATGGATAAATCTTTCTATGTGTCATATGAGTTACATATAGAAATGTCTTATCCTGCTCAATCAGGTTCTTATAATAATCCAATACCCCAGCATTTTCAACCAAGACTAAAATGTTGAATGGTGCATCATGGACAGGGACTCTATGATCCAATCCCCATGGATTATCACGCTGCACATACACGCCGTATTTCGGCTCAAAATCCAACGGTGGTTTACCATATAACATACGGTAATATGCGTTGGGCTCCTCATACGACCAGAATGTAATGAGATAATCACGGAGATGTGCAAGTTCAGGCTTCAGTTCATTCAATAAATTATTGAATCGGGTTTCATTACAATCGGCAATCTTCTTAAGGTCAGACACCGAATAATATTGAAGAAGTTTTCTGGCAGCAGATTCGTACCTATCAGTATAGATTCTATCACATTTAGCCTCTTCTTTCTTAGCTAAGTAACCATTCTTCCAAGCAAGTCCATGAATCATTTCCATAAGACTCTTTTGAAATATTCTACCGGATATTTCGGTACTAGCCATTTGTAGTCACACCACCTTTCAATTAGGTTATCGAACTGTTTCCGGCATTGTTCTTATCAAGCTGAACCAGAAACACCCTTATAATTACCTTGTGAAAGGAGATAACGATAATGATACCATTACTCGCTTTAACAGGTATATTTCAGCCTCCTGATCCGGAGGGTGGTTATACCGCAATTCCAATGTTGAGCGACCCAGCGTCCTCATCATTGTTTGTCTTTATTACTTTCCCTGGTGCATATGACGATGTATATGAAATAGCCTCCAAGGTTAAATTCGCAAATATATTCCTGGTTCCGATTTCATTAAATGCTAATTATGTATCAGATATCCATCGTCTGGTAACTGATCTTACACCTATCAAGAGTATCGTTAAGATTCTCTATCCTGGATATTATGAGCTCCCAGTAAACAATCTCAACGAGCTTGCTATTATCCGTGGTGATGGTAATACTGCCACATTCACATTCCCTAATGGATTCATTGCATATGACTATTACGGTAGCTGTAATTGCGGTTGTAAGACATGCGAGGTACTCTGCGATGAATGTGCTCCAGGCACTGACACTAATAATACACACGATATTTATGTCCGCTGGAATGATAAGGGATATCTCTTCACATCATTCAATATTACTAGGGACCGTATTCTCGAGATGTTCCAGAAGAAGCTTCTCGATTATGTATACGTGCCATATAGCCCATGTATTGATAATGAAGGATTCCTTACACTTATCACTGACCCAGAACTCAAGGACTATGCTAACTCTATCATCGCATATGGCTTCCACAGCTTTGAGGACTTTATGACATGCTATAAGCAGTATCCACTGTCAACACCAATGACATATAGATACGTGTTTATGGAGGATGATACAGTAGCCCCAACCCACGACTTTGACCCAGTTATTGGTACTAAGTATTTCTGTCCATCTATTTTCTTCACGGACTACGAAAAGGTAGAGCTCCCTAGTCTGGAAGATGGTGAGGAAGTTCATAAGTTCTACCTCCCAGTAGATAGACCTGACCTTCCAGAGAGCCCCAACTATGACCACTGGCAGTATACCACAATCGAGATTCAGCCAGGTACTTCCACCATCACACGTACTGTTAAACATGATGAAATCCCATTCAGGCTCTTCTTCTTCGGGTATGCGACCGATACATATTATGAAGGATATGAGTCCACCGAAACACTGGTTGAAACTATCGATAAGATTGAAATTGGCTGGGATGAAATCGACTTTGGTTATCATGACTACCAGGGTAAGTTCAACAGGATTCTTTTCGAATCTAATGAACTGTATGTATCTACCGACCCACCTGCAGATGAGGTAGAACCGGAAGATTCCATCAAGATTACACTCTTCAATACGACTAAACGTGATTATGATGAAAAGAAGAATCATTTCAGATTCAGACAGTATCATCTGTTCGTCGCATATCTCGATAAGATTGAAGGTGTTGATGAACCAGAGATTCCACCAGAGCATATTCCAATCGTTCCTGATGAAAGTGATCTGACGCTTATCACTAAGGACGATATCAACGACCTTTTCTAACCGTTATTCACTACTAATAATTATGAGGTAAAGATTATGATAGATGCATCACGTGAATCCGTCACAAACAGTCTCAACTGTTATAGACGACTAAAGATTGAGTACTCATCCACTATTACTATGCTTGAAAAGGCAAAAGCTAAATATGAACGCGGTTCATCTATGTATAGGACATTAACGGAAGAAATTCATGATACGACAGAAGCCTATGGTCAGATATGCAAATGTGTCGAAGCATACGAGGCTAGGCTTCTGGCTATCATTGATGAGGAGACTTCAGCAAAATGAGTGTTATATCAATGAGAAATATTAGTGCGGACAGGGTACCAAAGAGAAAGACGAAAACCATCAACGTTACCGTTGATGAGATGCCCGAAAGAACCGTACACCTTATAAGAAACAATCGTGAGAGAGATAAGCTTATCAAGCAGTGCGAGCGTTATATCAGAGCTTCTACTGAGTATAAAGATTATATCGCACTTCTCAAGAACGAGTACAACATGGTACATTGTGCCATCTTGCCCGCGGTAACAAAAGGTGAGGGCAAGAAATATTCAGTCGAAATCCATCATGAACCATTTCCACTCTATGATATCGTAGACCTGGAGATTCTGAGGAGAGAGGAGCAAAATGAACCCCTTAATACGCTCGATATTGCAGAAAGTGTCATGGAACTGCACTATGCTGGGCTTGTGGGTCTCATCCCGCTTAGTAAAACCCAGCATGAATTGGTGGACAGTCATAAAGTATTCATTCCTTTACAGCATATCTTTTTCGACTATGCGAAGCTTTATGAGCACTATCAGTACATTATTGAAACTAAAGCTGAGCACATTCAGAAGAAGCTGGCTCTCAAGGTTCAGCTCTCGATGCAGTGTGGTGACTTACAGTCTGAGGCTGCGAATCCAGAGTTTGTTTACCTTAATATCAACGAAGGTACACCGTTACCGGAAGTAAAAGAGGAATGGCTTGAAACTATCTCTACCAACCGTGGTACTATGGCCAAGGAGGAAAAAGAGAAGGAAAAGGCTGAAAAGCAAATGAAGAAAGCCGCAAAGGCTAAAGTCGAACCAGAGGCCGTCGAATCAGGTGAGTAATTATGTTAGAGTATAAACTCAAGCAGTATGATAATACATACCTCTTCCAGAATAAAGATGGTATGACTATATCATCACTGAAGATACATGATTATAGCCGAGAGAACTTCGATTGGATTCTTGTATCTGACGTTGAAACCCATCCAGCATATAGAGGTCAAGGGCTTGCAACCAATCTAATGGGTGTGATGCATTCTGATGTGAAGAAGAGATTCCCCGGGAAAGGTATCTATCTATTCGTGAAGGTTGACAATAAGCCCGCGATTAACCTCTATAGGAAGCTTGGATATACAACTATCAAGGAATATAAACTGAAGAAGGGTAAATACTTCATCATGTGCAAAGGCAGTGCCGATACGCACCAGTTCGATAATTTGAAATTCTCCGGCTAACTGATAATATTCTAGAGGAAGAGAATAATGATTTAAAAATTCACAACCTCGAAAGGATGTTATGTGCATGAATGATAAGAAAGCATTTATCAAGACATTTTTTCCTGAGTCAGTAAGCGATATTCAGATCGTATATATGAATTTGGACCAGAACGGACTGACGTTATGCGACATCCTTAGGAACATCAACAAGTTCTTCCCTATCAACTCAAGCGATAGGTTTGACATGATTGATGGTAAAAAGGTTGTAGCTGTCATCTGTCGCTCGGACCTCATAGAACCGGTCAATGGAATCATACTTCTGATTTCTCATAATATCGAAATCCGGACTCAGAGTAAGAACTATATTCTGATATCTGTCGATGAGGAGGACATACGTGATGAAGAATCATTGAACGAAATCAATGATGGAATTACTATGTACCTAGCAAAGTTACTGCAGGGTAGAGTCCTCAGCTTCGAAGATTTTTACGTACGTCACGTATATAACGATTATGAAAAAGAACGTTACGAAGACGATGATGACGAGGAAGAATAATCATAATCGGTAAGCGGGTTATCTCGCTTACCGATTATATTTTACTAAAGGAGGGATAAACATGGCTAATCAGGTCATCGAACTGATTGCTCAACTTGGGACTAACTTGGAGATTCTCTCTCAGATGGCATATTCCGGTCAGACAACACTGGCAGACGTACTTAATGTCGGTCAGAGACTGAAAGATGATATTGACCTCGAGAAGGATTTCTATAATAGCATGGATAGCTTTAAATTCACCGCATCCGTTGCAAAGGCTTTCGTTAACAAATGGAAGGATAAGGTTCCGTCTGCTGGTGAAGTAGCAAAGGTGTTCTATCCATTTCTTGTAGATACATACAATGTGTTCGCAGATGCTGAGTTGCTCATATCTCGTTCTACTAGTAATGAGCTTGCCGAGATAAAGCGACTCAGTAGTACGGCTTATACACTTGCTAATGGTATTCATACGACATCCATGATTATCAAGAATAGTTATGGACCAATTATCGACTACGATGAAATCGATCAGGTACTCAGTGGATACGTCGGTAAGGGTTTTCATATTACTGACTACAGTAAGACTATCAAGGACTACGAAGATGAGATTGCTAATCTCCGTATTGTGGAACATAAGCTCTCTGCACTTGTTGAGAAGCTTGAACAGGGCGGATGCTCTGTAAAGAGGGAACGCTCAGCTCACTTACAAAACTAATATGGTATTTATAAACGAGTAAGACTTTCGGGTCTTACTCGTTTTATGCCGCTTGTGCCGTGAAGTATATATAATACGAACGGCATTAAGCCATCCATAATGCAGAAAGGAGGAGTAATTATGGAATTGCCAAAGTGGTGTAATACCATTTTAACAAACGAGTTCGATGAAGACCCGTATTGGTACGAGAGTATTGATACGGATATTCCGGAGGCGTATTATGCAATCGTTAACTTGCAGAAGTCTCCGAAGGACTTTAACAAGTATCTGGACGCAGTGTACATTTACGACAAGTACATCGGACAGATAATTGACTACTATGGTGGATTGGACATGATTATGATGTATGCTGAAGAGCATAACGGAGAGTATCCACCTGGTTATCGTGACAGACCAAAGCTGAAGATGAGCAAGAAGAATGTCGCGATAATGAAATCCGGTAACGTACCTATCGAGATGGGTACGTTTATTAAACCCCTGGAGCCTTTGGAACTCAGGGACCTCTCAGATGCACAATTCTCAACATCGAGAGATGATAATGAGGTTGAAGCTGAGCTGGCTCGAAAGAAGTTCCGAAAGAGAGCTCTCAAGATTCAGGAGAGAGGATTCTCATCCAAAGACAGACATGAGCGTATCGGTAATGATACAAATAGTGCAGCTAGTTACGACATCGTTGCACAATACTTTGCTAGTCAGGAAGGATTCGGTATGCAGAATATCGATGATATTGACGCTAGCAAGATGTCCATAGCAGAGCTTGCAGAGTACTATGACATGATGAATAATGACAAGGACGATGGATGGGAAACCGTTTCGAATACTGAATCTTATGTATGGTCCGATCAGAGGTTACTTAGTAATCGAAAGGCATCAGATATTCTCGACTGGAGCAGAGTCTTCGTTGAGAATGGATTCGAGCGCGGTGTTCGTAAGCGTCTTAAGAAGCTTCGTGGTAAGGATGCATCATATGCAAACTTCGTTGCTCGAGAACTCGGTATCTCAACCAAGAGCAAGAAGGAATTGAAGAAGCAGAAGAAGCGTTGGAAGAAATATGAAGGAAGCTTATCAGAGACACGTGACCAGCTGAGAAGTTTAGCACATTCATTATCCAGAGCTTCATCTGGAGTAGCTTCTGATATCGACGGAAAGATTTTCGATGATATCATCAAAAGGAGGTAAACTATGAAACTTAATCCATTAGATGAGTTAAAGTTTCATGAGAACCCGATTCTCGAAAAGATGAAAGGTGGTTCTCGCAAAGGATCAAGAATTGCAGAGTACTTTGATAATGAACTCAAAGAGTTCTTGTACAAATGCGTCAACGGTGACTTTAACATTAATGGTCAGTCAAATGTTAATCATATAGCTGACCTTATCAATGCAAAGCTGACACCTCTTGGATTTACTGAAGTAGGTGTTGGTTCAAACCGTATCGTATTTCTTAAGAATAACTATGTCTATAAGATTGCGATGGATAAGAGAGGATGCGTTGATAACCTTTCGGAATATCTACGTTCCATTGAAGAACCTGATATGTTTGCGAAGGTGTATGAGACTAACCGTCTTATAGCTGTAGCAGAATATTGTAATCTCATCTCACTCGAAGAGTTCGAAAGTCGTAAAGGTGAGATAAGAGATATGCTTAATTATCTCTCTGCAAGATACGTTATGCAGGACTTAGGTACCACACCTAAGAACTATTGTAATATTGGTAAGAGAGATAACGATAAGTTGGTCTTCATCGATTATGCTTACTTATATAAGATAAGTGGTAACGAGGAGGCTCTGAGATGTGATATGTGCGGTTCATGGATAGAACCAAATGCAGACTTCACAGCTTATCGTTGTAGTAACAAGTCATGTGCGATGCCGTACTTGACATTTGAAATCCTCAATCAGATGCATCAAGACGTTGATGATTATAATGATGAGGCGGTAGTTGAAGTTGTCAGTGCTGATGATCAGGGCACTGAAAACATCACGTATATCAAAATCACTGGTGAAGACACTGGTGAGATGGAGTTCATCTCCAAAGAAGAGTCCGAGGAACTCAAGAAGAAAATTGCCGATCGTGCTGCAGCCGAAGAGGTATTTCTCAATACTCCTCAAGATATGTCAGTATTTAACGAATTACCGTCCAGCACTGACACTAGCGACGAGCCAGACATTCCTAAGGTTAGAATGAGTACTGAAAGTGTACCGCTGTTAACCTTTGAAGAATTCTCGGCTTTCCACACAGCATTGGAAGATGCCAAGATAACAAAACCAACAGAGGATCAGCCCCTCTTCATACCAAAGGAGGATATAAATGATAGTAGTAATTAGTGAGAAGGATTTCCTTCATAATATCAGCAGACTCTGTAAGAAGGGTCGCTACGTGGTAATCAATACCACTGATAATGACAAAATCTCAAATCTCGGAGCAGTAAGTGCTTCGGATTCATTCCAGATTCTCGAGCCCCCAGCAATCCTTACTGAGAAGGGTGTATCCGAAAATATCAAGGATAAGAAAATCAAGGGCTGGCTCGAATGTAACGAAGCAAAGAAAGCGATTGCAACAATCGCTTTCATGCAGGTATCTGAAGGTAAGGAAATTACCAAAGAGCCTGTTAATAAGAACGTATTCATCGTTATGGGTAAGAAGGCGTACAAGCACTGTGCTAAGATTCTTATCAGAAAGATGAACTCTTACTTCAAGCTCGAAGAAGAGGACGGCCCAGTATGCGTGATGTTCACCAAGGCTCACAAATACATTGATGGTGATATTCACGATAATATCGCTAATGAACTCAAGAGACTCGATAAGAAAATCGACAAGCTTGTCGACGACCTTGAGTATGGCGAGTATGATATCTTCGATGATGATGACATTCATGAGCGTGAGAAGAAGCTCAAGAAGCTGCGTCAGAAGAGAAGAAAGCTTGCAGAAGAGCTTGAATCCAATAAGAGAGGCTCTGACATCGATGAGGTATCAGATGATATTCTCTGCAACTGCCTGAAGCGTGGAGCCGTATCCAAGAGTGCTCGTAAGAAGCTCATCGCATTCGCTAAGAAGTTCTATGAGAAGTGTGCAATCAATGATTACACAACTAAGTACTTCTAATGAATATGGCACCTACAACCACGATGGTACTCAACAGTACCATCGTGGAATACGATATAAAGCAAGCTAATGTATCACTGCTTGAGTACTATGAACTACTCCCACCTAAGTCTATTGAGCAGATTCGTAGTATGCCACCAGATAAACGTAAAGTAACTGTAGGTCTTCTCATGCAACGTGACAAAGAACTTGCGACAAAGCTTGAGAACGGATTTGATGAAATCATGATGATGTTTATCAAATCCAATAATCTTGATATCGACCTCGATGTCTTAACTATCAAGAAGGACGCTTGTTTCATAATATCGAAGACCCCAACGAAGACGTCATTTGGTCCAATAACATTCCGACCGAAAGGTATATACCACTCATTCTTAATGATAGGAAACTTTGAGTTTTATATCACCGATAATGGTGTAGATGTTAAAGGTCTTCAGAAGCAAGCATCATTGCATCAGAACGGAATACTTCACCTGATAAAGGATGTGGTAGATACTGCAATATCCGCAAATGGTGATAAGTCCGTAATGAATAAATATCTCAGTGAGCTTGTACTCGCATACAAGAAACGCGAGTTAGAGTTCGACTATTATAGAGAATTCAATTCATCATCTCAGTTTCATGTTTCATTTGATGGTGAATCGTATCTATATGATAACATATCTGAGATAGACATTCCAGATTTAGACATAAGCTTTAACTACGTCAATATAATCTTACCACTCGTAAGGTTATTTGTATAAGGAGGTGCTCCAATGGAGGGAGTTAAAAGAACCATGGCCCGTATGCATAGGATTGAAGAAATTCTAAACGAGACGGATGATAAGATTAAGGCATTCAAATCCGATATACGGGATTGTAATGATCCCGAATCAATTAATGTATATAAGGAGACCCTTTGTGCATGGTTAATCGACCATGCCATCACGGGTTCTGATTTATGCTGGGTAGTATATGATTGCATAGTACCCGAGACGGATAACAGTTATGACACATATGAAGAGGTGCTTAGCAGTAAAGGCTTATCGACAGGAGATGTATGGGATTACGAAATCTCTCCATCGGAATTGGATGAGGCTCTTAAGCTATTCGACGACGATGAAGATGCCGACAGACTGTTCGTAGCGGTACACTTCATAGACCTCGCTAAAGATTACTACCGTCTATGCGAAATTAACACATGATATTCAGCCAACCCATGGGCTGTATATAAATTACTTAAATTAAAAGGAGGATAAAATTATGGGTATTTTAAAAGGAGCTCTCCTCGTGGGAGCAGGAGTTGCAGCAGGTATCATTGCTAAGAAGTTGGTTGACGATTATGAGGCAGAGAACTATCACGACTTTGACGATTGCGACTATTGTGGTTGCGATTGTGAATGTGAAGACGGCGATTGTTGCTGCTGTTGTAATGAACCAATTGCAGATTCTGACGATATTGCCGAAGCTGCAAACGACTTCGATGGTAACGGTGAATCAGTCGACTTCAGCAAGAATCCTGATGGAGAACTCGTAGAGAAGAAAGAAATCTGATACATTCACCAACAAAGTAGAATACTAACACTCAAAAGAGAGGTATGGCAATATTGCCATACCTCTCTTTATTTTTTGTCAATTATCGACGGAATCATTTCCTGCATCGCTTTCGCTTTCAGATATGCTTTGTGTTTCTTGAGTAGCTTGTTTATCAATGCTTGCTTCTTCTGTCGCCGTGAGCGTGGTCGCATAATGAACCTCCTGTCTCAATAACTTTATCTGGTTCTCAAGCTCCAGTATCTGCTGGTCCTGTAAGTCCAGCATATGACCAAATGCGACATTCATGATGATATATAATATACCCAATAGTATGAAGAGATTCTTGATGTGCGAATCATGCTTATCAATTGCCGTATTGATTTTAGTGTCTGTTTGCACATCGTACTTCTCCTTGAATGATTTGAGATTTTGTAACGTTACAACTTTGATCATTTCATCATCGGAATGGGTCATCACGGGTCCAACATTATCATCGTCTCTATCATGTATATCTGGCATATCATGCACCTCCGGCTGATAATATGAGTGAGCATATTATCGTCATTGATGAAATTCCAAGCATGATTGATAGTATAAAAATCCACAATTCTCGCTTGACAATTTCTCGTTTCAGTGAGAGGATCTCCTCATCCTTATCATTTATCTCATGTATAAGCAATAGTATCTTCTCAGTATTACTCATTGCCGGTCCATTATCCGGCATCATTGGTCCTTCCATCATATTCCCATCTCCTTCCTAACTATCAGGTATAATATACCAAGAGCTACCACCGCGACGAAAATTCCAAACATCATTATGACTACAAATACTCCATCATCTTCGTCAATACCGTAGTACTCCATCTTCTCAGATTTTGGCTTCGATATTTCAGTTTTGGTTACTGATGATTCAGATTTATCAGCCATACTATTAACCTCCTACGCAGTGTACTATGATAAAAATTATACCAACTACTATCAGTGCTGATAGTGCACCGATCATGAACATGAGAACACCTACACCCTCATCATTTTCATCGTACCTCTTCATTATGTGCCTCCTCTGCGAGTATTTCCATACGAACCTGCTCGACTATTTCTGGTTTGATTTCGTATTCGAGTATTACTGCCATGATAGCGAGACTTAATATGAATGATATCGCTATGCCGAGTATAAACATTATGCGGTTATCGTATGTCATATCTTTCAGTCTATCAATCTTTGCATCGTGAGTATCGAGACGCTTCTCATGTTTGCTCTCCAGGTAAGCTACCTGACTATCAATATATTCATCGGTAACATGACCAATCTGATTAGTGTAAGTCTGGAGAGCCTGTGCAGTAACCCTATAATCTTTCTGATCATCAGGTATCTCGGGGTATTCATAACCTAAATCATACGGCACCGCCATATAACGCTCAATGATGTCACCATCAACGATGTTAGTGCACATTGGTGTCTGTATAGTCATAGTTTTGAGTTTCTTATCGTAGTCATTAAGTGTCTTCTGATTTGGTTTACCATCAATATCTTTGCCACCCATAACCATGATGCAGTACCTCCTTTAATCAGATATTTTCTGTTCGAGATATGCCCGTACTGTACGTGCAATGAACTTATTAACCGCATCAGGTTTCATATAGTACTGGAATCTCTCGTAAAATTCTGGAGGAATATCTTCCCCTATTTTATTGCATATATCTCGATAATAGTTCTCAAACGCTCTATTATCGAGGAATTTACCGCCGTTCTCGAATACACTCTTCTCATACAGATTGATTTCGTTCTGAATGATAAGTGCGAGCTCTGAGAACATCTCCTCGGTGGTGAGGTTCATTGTCTTATATTTCATTGGTACATAGACTTTATTGATGAAATATGTAGCTGTAATGGCGAATATCAGTGCAGCTACAGCCATAATTACGATAATGCAAATAGTTGTAAGTATCATTTATATCATCTCCTTTTATTCGATCGTGAGACCGCCACCAGTATGTCTCGGCTCATGCATATTTTTATAGTAATCCGCATTATTAATCAGCTCTTGAATACGTTTAAATTCGCGGACATGAAGTATTCTGAATAACTTTTCTGAAAAGCTATCATCATAAGTAACCCTGATTGCCATCGTGCATCTATTATATTCCGTATCTATAAGGAATTTAATATGATATCCATACTTAAGCATGTATGCTTTGATACAGTGACGATACAATTTAACCAGTCTCGGTAATCGATACTTTTGAAAGTTATGAGCCTCATCAAACCCGAGGATGTCCACCTTGCTAGACGACAAATGTATGAATTGACTTAATAATTTATCAGCATGATAAACTTTCCACAATACATCATATACTAACTCAGCATCTGTGAGATCAATATAGAATTCGTTACCTACAGAAATGTATTGCTTGGCCATATGTGCTTTAGTGATGGCTGATACATAATCTAATATGACATTCAGAAACATGTACAACTGATCGTTTCTCAGCTTACTGGTATCAGGAATGAACATCGGAAATTCGCGGGGGTCACCCTTCACCAGCTCATCAATATTGGGTGTCGATTTTTGATTATTATTATCGACTTGAAGATTATAATCTTCTTTACGTAGCGATATTGGTTCTCTCTCGGGAACCACTACAAGTTCCGGAATCGTATCTTGTAACTCGGTTGCATTTCGAGCAGGGTATAATTCTTCGGCATCATATTCCCCTGGAATGAAGCCGCTGTAATCGATTTCGTCTTCTTCATCATCATTCATAGTAAGACCTCCATTCATTTGGTAAAATGGTCAAAGACCAATCTAACTAAGAAATATACATATTCTGATTTTCATCAGTCATCCCTCCAGAATTCGTATCCGATAAGAGCCGAGAATGATGCAACCTGCTTAAATGTATACTCTCGTTTACTCTCAGCATTTCTCTTCATCGTGGATATAGTTGGGCATACTGGGACACCAGCAGACGTAAACGCACAAATCTTAATAAGATTCGTATCAGTAATCGCCGATGGTTCTGCATATACTGCCTCGAGAATCTGCTGGTATATGATACACAGTGTACCATATAGTGAGGATTCCAAGAAGTTATCCGGAATATTTCGGCAATATATAATCATGTGAGGTTTATCGATAATCTTACTAAACCTCACATTCTGTACTGTGACTTTGGATGAACCCAGGTCCATGCCCAGGTTCACCGACAAGTCGAGTTGTATAAGTCTTTCTTCCGATGATTTATTATATGACATATTATGCATCTCCAGACTCATTAGAATTACGACGGTCTTCGAATTCAACACCTATAGACCGCATATATTCAATACAGTTATCTGTGTTAAATGGCTTACCTGCAATACCGTCTCTCTGCATTAGAGTGAATAAGTCCTCTATACCCTCTTTAATACTATTGAGGGTTTTACCAGTCCAGTGGTATCTTATATTAAGATAGCAGAATACAGTCGCCATAAACTGTGCAGTGACGTCATTAGTAACGTCTTCGTACAGTTGGTCGAGCTTACTATTCCACTCTTCCTGGACTGCGTTCTTAACATCCGATTTCTGGACGATTTTACTTCTATAATTCGATTTCATGTAATCAGCTCCTACTGTAAGCAGCTATTCATAAACCATTCTCTTGTGAACTCTGGTACCTGTGCAGTAATCATTGGGATAGACTGCTCAATAAGCTGCTTGAGTTCGATATGAGCATTACCATCCATATTACGCTCACGTACCACATGGCAGTATTCCATTGCCTGTACCTTGACTGTAAAGTTGGATGAAATAGCAAGTGGAATAAGTCCCCTACGTACATCCTTATCTCCGATATATGCCTTGTTAACATAACCAAGTGATGTCTTAAGATACATAGTACCTTCATACTCAATAAAGCGTGGGAGGTCAAGAGCTTTATCCAAATCCTGGAATGGGAGTATCTTTCCCTTATAGAAATCTGAGAGCTCGATAAGCTGCTCATTATTCTTGGTTCTTGTGGAAGTTCTGATAATACGGCTATTGAATCTTGCGGCATGTGCATCAAAGTCATCCTGTGCACCTCTGTGCAGACCCTGTACCGTCATAGTGATATCAAGGAACTTCAGCAATGTAATGTGCTTGTTACCAAACTTGATGAGCTTACGTTTCTGCTCTTCCCACCATTCAGTAACGTCATTCTCCATCTTCTTAGCTCCATAAAGTGGAGAATCTGTAAGACCGAGGGCATTAGCCTCATCAATGGCATTATTTTGCTCCTCGTAGAACTGACCGAGTCTGATTTCCATCTCAAGGTCAGGTGTGTAGTTGTTAAGTGACATATAGAATGAACGAATTGCACCATCCCAGCCACTAATCTTTAAATACGTTATCTTCATAACTAACATCTCCTTTATGCTATTAAAATAGTAATCCCTGGACAAGTAGGGATTACTATTAAGTTTTTACGTTGGTATTATTTGACCGTAATTTCCGGGCATATGGCGTATATATCATATTATTGCATTAAGAGGTGAATGATGTAGCATAGCTACCGCGTCATATCACCTTAATAAAGGAGTTACTGGTGGTCTCCGAGGATCAAAACCG